AGGTCAATCTGTATAGGTGTTAGATTGTATCCACTCATAGGGGTAAAGGCTGGCATCAATTGTCCTCAAAACGTATGTTCATAATACCATACTCTGCCCCATCAACATAGCTCTCAGCATATGTGTGCTTGACATAGCGATAGAGCCGCTCATATCTTGCTCTCCATAGACCATCTTGGTATACTTTTGGGTCACTGGGGACACAAATCATACCCATAATAGCACAACTAAGCTCACCAACTAGCTTGGGACTTGTTTGACCAATAACAGATACGATTGCAGGCTCAATGGTATTCATAATACCGTCAAGGTAGCGACCATCCTCAGAGATATATGCGAATACATCTTGTGCGATAGTAGCTGCTAGTTTTTGTGTAGACTCGTCAGAAAATGCCATGATTAGATAGAGAGGGTGAGTTGTTCAAATTCAAGTGCGTCGATACCAGCAGTATCGTCATCGTGTAGATCAATCATATCAGTATCTGTCTCGGTAAGCAACTTACCAAACAGAAAGTTTACGAAGTCGCGGTCGTCTTGGGTGATCATTGTGCTAACCTCAATTTACGTTCTAGCGATGGATAGTTTGTGTATGGATCATCATAAGGGAAGATATATTCTCGATACCAACCGATACTCATACTTTCCCAAAACTCACCATAACCCCACTCATCACCATTATTAAAACAATCAAGAATGTGATAGATGTTGTGGAAACCATCAAGAAAATCTTCCCATTTAGTTGGTTCTCTAAAACTATTCATTATGCTCAGAAAGGGGATGTCCAGTTGTCGTGTTGCTTGAGTGTGATGCGCCCGTCACGATAGAGACCATCACACACTTGATTGAACACAGACCACTTCTCATCACGTGTGAGTTTCATTGGATGATTAGCGGCTACTTCACGGACGATGCGCTGAACTTGTGACTTGATCATCGTGTTCCCTTTGGCTGATGAATATAGTATAGGGCATCTAGGTGCCCTGTGGTGGGTTAGTGGTCAGTTAAAGAACTGGGTGAGTAACTATGACTTTTGAAATAGTTTGTTCATATAATCAAGTACTTCTTCATCTACATCTTCAGTGATAGATGCTTCTACTACATCATCAATAGAGTTACCTTTCAATACACTCTTAGTTGCAGATGCAGTAATCAGAAATGCCTTAAGTTTATTCTTTGTCTTATCTTCTTTCTCCTTTCTTTTTATAATATCGATTTCATCAATACGTCTTTGAATCTTTTCATTCACAGTAGAATTAAATCCTACCTTTAACATATTCTTTAATCTAACACTCTCTTTAAAGAAATCTTCTCTCATCAGTTTTCTGAGATCTGAATTGAGATAACAATCAATCAGATCATCAGGAAGATTGATATTTAAATATAGTTCTGGATAGATTATATGTGCTGTGTACGCTAACACAAAACCAATACGATGAGTATTATAAATGGCACGAAGGATTTCTTCATCATCAGATGTTTTTGCTAATTCAAGAATTAAACTCTCATCATTCTGCCAAACATTATATGGATAGAGACAATCTTGTTTAAGGGGATACTGTGCTTTCCATTCAGGAATAGCATGTTCCTTATAAATTTTCGAAAAACTTGAAGTTTCTTTAATAACATACAGAATTAATTTTTTTTCTGTTGCAAATACTGGGTCTGGGTATGGAACTGAATTAGATTCGGTCTGATTAGAGAAGAAGTTAAACATGAGTAAGGAAGTAATGGTTACATCAATGGAGTAATTTAGAGGTGAGTAACTTTAATCAGTTGAACTTACCCTGTGTGAAGTTGGTATAGGCGAATACTGGACGATGCGCCGAACTTGTGACTTGATCATTGGTCCCCTTTGGTATGAATATAGTATAACCCACCAGGCAGTGCCGTGGTGAGTTAGTGGTCACTTTACTATGTGGTCCGAGAGTGGTTGCGATGGAATAGATCCATCATATAACCTTCTTTAATGGCTTGCTTTATAATTTCGTCTCCTGTGTATGAATGTAATGGAATATATCTGTGTAGTAAATAGTCTTCGCAATCATTTATCAGGGCGTCCTCTAGGTTATGTCTCATAATTAGATGAATTACTCTGTTAGTATTTACACACATATTATAACAGACTTTTGTGCTTTAACCAAGACAATTTAGACTGTCTTAACCATTCGTTACTTGGTTTTCTTGGATGATTCAACGGCTTGGTAGCCGTAGAGCTTGGGTTTAATCACGCCATAGCCACTTTTGATGCTAATGACCTGAGCAGTGATACCGTCTCTTCGGAACTTATCGTGGTAGACATTGAAGATATCGCTCATCTTATAGCCTCTAACAGCATCATAGGATGTCTCACCATCAATAACATACTCAATGATATGCGTATCAGTGGGAAGTTCTTTGTCCATCTCCCTGATGGCTTGTGGAGTGGTGTTGAGAATGAAGATGTTTACATCACCACGGGTAGCGGCTGCTCTCTCTTCATCTGTCCAGTTGATAAGCATTTGGTAAGCCTCGTTTGCTATGTATGTAGTATAAGGCATCTGTGTGCCTTGGGGTGGTTTAGTGATCAGTTTGGGAAGTGGGTCAGTTTGACCTGAACCTGGTGTTGTTGAAGTTAGCCTGTGCGAACTGGTATCTATCTACAAGTTTGAGACTACCGAACTTGTTAGTACGGACAAAGCCTTCACAAGCTACGGGCATATCACCGATAGATGCCTTGGGACCATCATACACCATCATTGCTTCCATCATCTGCTCTTTGATATCAAGCACTTGGAAGTATGACTGTGTAAGCGTCCAGTCACCTACAATCTGTTCTAGTAGTTGTGGGCTGATTGACTTGCCTTCGCGGATGAATGCGTTGAGGATGATACGAACCTCTTTGGCTTGCTTGGTAGATAGGAACTTAGACTTCTCTACTGATTTACGGATTGCCTTGACTGAATCGTGGAAGATATACTTACAATCAACAGTAGGTTGAACAAACAGAACCTCACCAGTTGATTCTAATACGTGTGATAGTGGGTGAGCAACACAATCCTTGATGGTGTCGCCAACATAATATGTATGAGGTGCAATGATTAGAACCTCATCAACAGGCTCACCGAAATCATATGTGATTGTGTTGGGTGTGTATGATGAATGACCACCCATCCCAATGAAGTCACCTTGATAGATGCCGCCAGTACGGGGCAGGAAGTCAAGGCAGGTGAGGAGAATATCTGCTAGCTCTTCACGGTCACCATAGAACTTGGTGATGTCCTGTGGTGTGTAACAGATCTGAACCTTGACCTTATTGAAGACACTTTTTTTACCTACGAAAAACTTACCATTCTCTGGGTTGATGCCCCATACAATAGCGACTGAACCATCCATCTTCACACTGGTCTCTGAGATTGCAGCAAACCAGTCAAGCACTGATAGGTCGCCTGATAGGATTTGGTCCTCGGGGTGTTCCAGGTGGAGGTTCTTGGTCATTGGTGTCCGTTGCTTATGTAATTAGTATAGGGCATCTGGGTGCCCTGTGGGGGTTCAGTGGTCAGTTTAGGAATTGTTTTTTGTTAATGCTTTATTCAATCGTTTATATTCCATATCCCTTTCCTTTTCCCCATCAAGATCAAACCAAACTACTAAGACCTCTCTTTGTCCACCTGCTTCAAGGGTAATCTCGATCATGTGGGCGCTTTTCTCGTTGTGGTCGTGGAAGGAATATCTATCGTAACTCTTAATTGACACAACATGATCAAGTGAAAACGTGTGATGTTGGTTTATGTCATTAATCCGTTGGGATTTTGTTGTGAAGAACTTTCTTTTAGCCATTGGTGTCCGTTGCTTATGTGAATAGTATAGGGCATCTGGGTGCCCTGTGGGGGTTCAGTGGTTATGGGGAGTGGGTTTAAATAATATACTACAAACTGCCAACAATCCCACTGCAGACCAGTATCCCAAAGTTGGTAATCCAAAAATACCTGGTATGAAAGCATTCCATACCACCATAAGGAACAAAGGTTCTGCAAGGAGAATTGCAACTGCAGCTATAAGACGTCCTGAGTTTTTCATTGGATTTCTAAGGGATGTCATCTATTAGTATAGGGCAGCTGGGTGCCCTGTGGGGGTTCAGTGGTCACTAATGAGATTGGCTGCCTTCCTAATCATCTCACGTAGCTCACAGGAGCTGCTACACTCACTCATCTCATAGAGTAGCTCAAACTCTTTGAGAGCCATTAGAGCGGGTGTGAGCGTGGTCACAGCTACTGTAAGGTGTCGGTAGCTCGCGTCTTGGATATAGTCAGCAACACCAAAGTCAAGCGCAATTGCCTCACTACCACACCTCAACCAGTTCTGAACGTGGAAATCTGCATGGATGATGCCTGCCTTGATTAGGTCGGCGTATAGTTTAGAGCCAAGCATCATAGCATTATCATCCAACCCACCTAGTCTTATGGGGTCATAACCAATGGGAGTATTCTCTACAACTTGCTTGAACTTATCAGTATCAATGGCTTCCATAACAATAATAACAGCACCAGGAACCTCAAACACACTATAGATTTGTGGAGCTAGTCCAGCATCAGCAGCAGTCTGTTGTAGTGCTACTTCTTTGAGTGTGTCTTCATAGCATCCATCTTCAAGCACCTTAACGACCTTACCGTAGCGCATATAGATATCGCTAGAGTAGCCCGATGCGAATGGAATGTGGTACGTCTTCAGTGTGGATAGAAGTGACATTAGATGGAAAAAATAGAAAATGAAATTGGAATCAAGCGCCTTTTAGATTCATTTGAAAATCAAACAAATGACCGTAGAATAGATTCGTATGCTGTTCAACTTCAGTATCATTTAGAATCTTTACGTTAGTACCTAATTCACTTTCAGTCTTACCGAACAGGTTGAAAATAGCTACCTGCTCAATTTGAATATCAGGATACATTGATTCGTGAGCTTTCTTGTAGGCACATAGCTGAATAAGATAGTTTCTCATTGACGAGTTGTTCTTCTTAGCCTTATTGGTTTTCTTATAATCAAATAATGTTACTTTTCCTTTATAGACGCCAATACCATCAAACTTACCATAATAAAAGTGATCTTTGTGATAGATAGACTTCTCTTGAGCCCATACTTCATCAATATCAACTAAAATATCCTTCTTGAAGAGAGATACTACCTTTTCAGTAAAAGTATCAACAATAACACCAGTTTCTAATGCCTTATGGAAGTTACGTCCCTTAGCTGTGGCTTTAGACATAGCAGAGTTAGGATCCTTAAAGAGTTTCTTTAGGGCATCAATCTCACGCTTGGTCTTAACTGAATTGATAATCTTTGTTACACTAGGGGGCATCCACTCAATTACTTTATTGAGTTGAGCGCGGGTCATATAAAAATCCTTCTCATTCATCTTATCAGCGAAGAGGTTGATTTTTGTAGCCATTGGAGGAAAGTCCTTTGTGTTGATGTAATTAGTATAGGGCATCTAGGTGCCCTGTGGGGGTTCAGTGGTCAGTTTAGGATGTGGTACTCTTATGGATTCTCTACAGTATGCAAATCTGTCCCATTCTTCTTCACTGAATGCACCAGAGGCATAGGGGATTCCTACCACTTCAGCACAAAACATATTTATCCTCTCAGAGGCATCTAGGGGGTTCAGGGCAAGCCCTGCAATTAAATATAGCTCGAACATACTTTACAGGTCTCCTTATTGATTGTGGCGTAGATACAGGACTTACCAGCATCCATACCGTTCTTATACAGTATAACAAAGTTCTCACCACGGTCAACCACGTCATAGGTGCGGAGCTGGTCCACATCAGAGGTTGAGAGGGTCATTCTGTTGCGGTGATACCTCATATAGGCATCAAAGGCAAGGTTCTCGGCAAGTTGTAGTGCATCAGTCATGAGTTGTCCTCAGGGTACATTTCATTGATTTTGAATTTTGTGGATTAATTTTCTAGCCTGAAGCTCAGTCTCTAAACAAACAACTCTCTCCATAAGTTCTTCTATTTTTCTATCTTGTTTGCGGCACAAGACAATGATTATATCTTCTAAATTTTCAATCTTGTTGAGTAGTTCCTTTTTTTTCATCAGTTTAGTTGTCCTCCTGTGTGGGGCGCATTGCGTCTTCCAATAAATTTGCATAATTGTCATACCGGAGATCAAAGTAATCACTACGCTCATGAAATTTGGTAGTTCGTAGAAACTCAAGGCACTGCTTCAACTGCCAATCAGCAGCGGCTCGCATGTTCTCTCTCTCACCTGAATCGGGACACCACAACTCAGCCAGTTGATAGCAAATTTCGTCAGTTAGTGGGTGTTTCATAATAGTTTAGTTAAAGGTCTTTACTTTGATCAAGTCAAGTTAACGGATATATAAATATCCTCCCGACCATCCAGCCTTGGCTAGACACTTCTCGCGGCTGATGGGGTCTAGGAGGTTGAAGCGAACACCCTTGGCTGGTGCCTTGGTGCTGGCAGGCTTGTAAACCTCACCAGTCTTCTTGTCCACAAAGGCGTGGATGGAGTCACGCTTGCCATAGCGATACATCCACACCTTATGGAACTTACGACCACCGTCAATGGCGTAGGTGTAGTCGTCAGGGGCATCCTGGGTCAGTGCTTCAATAAGCACCTCGGTGTAGCGTAGCACATCAGCCTCAGCTTTATCAGCAGCAGGCTTGGAGTCAACGTAGTCAGCGAAGGAAGCCATTGGTTGGGTTGGTTGGGTTGGTTGGGTTGGTTGGTTGAACTTAGTATAGCAATAAAAAAGCCCCTAGCAAGGGGCAGTGGACACTACACCAATTGACTCTCAACCAATCCGTGAGTCAAGGCAAACACAACAGCTTGAGTCCTATCCCTAACACCGAGCTTAGATATAGTAGAGCTTACGTGACTCTTTACTGTCTCTGACGATATTCGGAGTTCTTCAGAAATCTCTGAATTCTTCATCCCATTAACAAGACAACTAATGACATCTAGCTCCCTCCTCGATAGTGGATCAGCTAGTACTGGTGCTGGTCTATTATGCTTACAGTACGCATTGAGTACAGGTTGGGGATAGTAAATAGCTCCTTTGGCGATTGTTCTTAAAGCATTGATGAAGTCACCATCACCAGTGCCTATAGATGATATAAACATCACACCATCAGCTCCCGCATCCATAGCCTCTTTGACTACCTCATGGGTCTCTCGCTTGAGGAAGATGAGTACTTTGATCTTTGGATTTAGTTTCTTCACCCTCTCTACTAGTCTGATACCATATCCCCTTTCAAGGTCTTCGGTTGCAATCAACAGATCTGGATTGCTATCGCTTATTATCTCTAGTGCCTCTTCTTCTGTTGATGTACCACCAACGAATGACTGTGCAATAGCTGGGGTCATAACTGTTGCAGTGAGAGTGAACCTATTGCCGCAAGCAACTGCTATCCTCCTGTTAGCAAGTAGTGACTTAGTTTCTGCAACTGACTCCATCAAGGAGTCATTAACTGGATTGATCCTCATGTGTAATTTACTTGTTATGTATAAATTATAGCAAAAAAAGGGGGACTTGCGTCCCCTAGTGAACAGTATATAAACTGTCTATTATTTGCCTACGAACCCATCAGCCCACTCTAAAACAGACAGTGGAGGGGTCCGTTGTAGTTCATGGGTTTCGCATTGATCGTATTGTGATTCCCACCAAATACGATACTCCTCTGTCCCCCACTCTGGGATTTCTAGTTCTGGGTGAATAATACTTTTAGTCATAATTAACCTCTGGACATTCTACATAAAATGTACCCATCACATAACAGGATGGGTTTGTTGTTTGTTGGGGGTTTTGCCTACGAAACTCATTGACAATAATTTCAGGTAAAGTGTCATTACTAGTTCTAATAGGCACATCTAAGCACCCACTAAGAGCACATAGCAACGTGAGTGGGATCATAATTAGAAACCTTTTGGGATGTACTTTTTAATGTCACATACTTCAATGTAATCAATGGCTCTCATTTGTGCCCATTGAAACCAGATTTTTTGGACAGCTTCCCAGCTTTCACAATAAATCTCTTTACGTCCACCTTTAAATACAACTTTATAGTTGTGACGGTCATAATAACCATCGCTTGTTTGTGTGAATGTTTTAATGGAACTCATGCTACTTGAAATTGATTAGAATTGAACTTCCCTCGTGTATCTTCCAATGTTAGGTTTGAGTATGAACTAGTTTGCTCTACACCCTCAACAACATAGGTCTTACCAATGATAAGATTGGATGGATAATCTGAACCAGAGTACTTAACTCGGTCAGGAATAGCACCACCACGGAAAATAACTGTGTCGCCTGTTTGGATACTCATAATAAATTAGATGGGTTAACCCCAATACTCATAGGAGAACTTGTTTGTCCACTCTGAATAGTAGACGTGTTTGATACTAGATGTGTGACGCAAGTAAGCCTCACATATTTTACAGGGACGAGCTTGGCGCAATTCGTTGCCTGAATGACCGCCTAGACGGACCACAACGATCTTGTCTGCATCTTCCCTAGCCTTTATCATAGCAGATATTTCGGCGTGTAGGTAGATCTTTTCAGATAATCCGACACGTTCTGCCCACTTGGCTTGAATAGGGTGTGTCTTACAGTCGTGGTTGGTTGCCGTAGCAATCACCTTGTTTTTCCGTAGGAGCACAGCACCAACAGGCTTGCGTGATGGTGAAGTACGAGCGACTTCAATGGCTAGGGACATAAAGCTTTCCATACTATAAATTATAGCACAGAATCACTCTAGGTCAATGGCTCTGTTGGTTTCTTTCCAAGCCCTGTACAAATCTTTAACTTGCTGTGCTGCCTGCTTATTGGTCAGCTTACCGCCTGTGAGGGCAGCATCGATATATCCTAGTTGAGTGGCTAGTTTGTGTAGGTTGTCTGCCCTAGCAGCTCCCTTACCACATACATGTGCCCGATCAATAACTAGTTTGAACTCAGAATTAAGCTGCTCTTTACTCTTTTTAAAGGACATATCTTCAATTCAACAAAAAAACCCCGTAGGTTGCCCTACGAGGTTATTTAGCTTACCACTTGTGACCGTACTTGTCAACAAGTTCTTGTTCGACTCTTTGAATCTCTGCCTCCAGGAGAGCATCAGCTTGCTTAATGATCTCAATAATTTCTAAGGGTCGCTTTGGTACAATAATTTGAGCACATTCATGACAACGCTTAGGAGCGTAAGTCATATTTTGTTTGTATGTTTACATAGTTATTTATACTGATAAAAATTCTAAGCAAGAAATGCTGCCATTAGTGGGTTAAGATTTAGAGGCATTGATGTGTAAGGTCTGATATTACTGGGATGAACCTCTTCACCAGCCTTCTTACTATTGATAGGAGAGTACCATACGTTCTTCTTATAGTTGTAGAATGAGTGTATAGTACGGGCACTTTCGCCGCCGTTGTATAGATATGTGGGACCACCACACAACCAAATAGCTGCTACATTCCGCTTGTGTTCTGTAATTTCATAGTGATAGCCTTTAGGGGCTTTCACTGGCATCTCCTTCAATAAATTGGTCAAGTCCAGATTGTCGGGCGATTTCATTACGAATAGTGCGTAGAGTGTCAATTGCTAGGAAGCCTTCAGCATCAAGACCAGCGGCAGATACTGCCTGCTCCATCTTGTTTACTGAATCAGTCATTAGTGTAACAAACCAGTTCCAATCAGAACGAGTTAGTGTGACGGTTACATCTTCGGTATAGTCTGTGATTTGACTAGTATTGTAGTCAATACCAGATTCATACTCACTACCAAAATTTAGTTCAAGTTCTTTTTCATTCATAATCTATTGTATGCAGGTTGATTGGTGCCTTCATCATCATCGTTGTCATCTTCATTCACTCATATTGACGAAATATGCAAGAATAAAGAATAGATATGCCATGTTGAGTAGCATGGCTAATTCAGATTCAGTCATCAAATTCAATAACAACTTTACGGGTAACTTTACCAGTATGGTCAACACAAGTATAGTATTGTGCCTCGGTATTCTTTAGTTTAGCACAGTTTTCAATCTGCGTGTTAAATATAAAATCCCACTCTTCTTGTGTGGTGATGTGGTGTGGTGGTCTAAAATCAATCATATCAGCAAGGCTCAAAGTTTTCAGTGATACAGTAGGAAGGAGGGGGGCTAGCATAGTCCCTGAACTGTGGTTCAGCAGCAGGAGCAACGGGAGCAGGAGCAGCTTGAACACGCTCTACAGGGGCATTCTGATAGGTCTCAGTGGGTGTCTTATCATCACTACCACCACCAAACACACCACCAATGATAACGAGTAAACCTAGACCGAGCAGGGGCAAGCAACCAGCACCACCAGAGCTAGAGCCAGCAGATCCACTAGCCTGCCTCAAGTTGTAGATCTGTTGGACATCACCATACTTTGCTTGGATCTGTTGCTTTGCTCCTGGGTAGGTGCTTGCGTAGACTTCGGCATCAATCTCACCAACATCAGAGTTGACGAACAGTTTAGCGGTCCAGCGAGTAGCAGCCATTTGTAGTGGTGTTGTGTTGATGTAATTAGTATAGGGCATTTGGGTGCCCTGTGGGGGTTCAGTGGTCAGTTTATGAACTGGCGATCATATGATATTTCAAAATGGTAAGAACTGTTATAATAGGAAGAAAAGCGACGAAGAGATATGTGAGACGATTTTTAATCATCCTCTCTGTAAAAATAACCCACCCAATAATAAGACCAGTAAAAAACAGGCAAACTGCCATATGACCAATTGCCTGAAGAAGAGCACCGAAATCCATTGGAAGAAAGTCTTTTGTGTTGATGTGATTAGTATAGGGCATTGAAGACCCTATGGGTGGTTTCGTGTGTAGGTTTCTACACTGGACTTAAACCAGGCAACCCACTCGGCAACCTCTGTTTCATCCATTGTGGCAAAAAGCTTTTCAAGCAAGAAAGTTGAACCATCCCTATCAACCATCATTTCTAGGATTCCATCAGATCCCTGTGCTTCCATTAGTTTAATAAGATCGGAGTTCATTGGGGTCCTGTGTTGATGTAATTAGTATAGGGCATTTGGGTGCCCTGTGGGGGTTAGGTGGACAGTTTAGGACTTGCCATGTATTTTGTCATAGTCTGTAGAAAGCTCTTCAGAAGAACAATAAGCATAAACACACGAGATAACACCTTCAGGTTGATCCGTAGCATCTTCTATGACCCTAAATGTTCCTATTTCAATCGAACGATCAAACTGTTTTAGATACACATCAGTACCACGCCCAATGATAAAATTATCACTATATATCTCCCTACATCGAGTGAGATTTTGGGCACAGATTACTGCCATACCTAAACTATAATCACTTAAAACGCCGTTAAGAACATAGATATTATTCTTCATTAAGATTTTCCTTTGGTATGTAATTAGTATAGGGCATTTGGGTACCCTGTGGGGGTTAGGTGGACACTACAGTATCCGTCACACTAACCCATCATCATTTAGGTATGAGAAGACTGCTAGTGGATTGTTATCGTATCCAGTGACGATAGTTTCAGTCTCACCAGGCATCAGTTCTCTTTCAATTTCAGGTAGTTTCCGCTTTTTCTTCTTTGGTGTAGTATCTACTACTACAACTTCCTCGGTATCTGTTCTCTCAATAGAAAGAACACGCCCAAAAGTTAAGCTAACCGCTTCAGCACGGGCAGCATCCTCATCGGGCATGTTCTTGACTTCTACTGACTTAACAGCACCAGTGTATGTCCTAACTGTTACTATAAAATCCATGTTATTCTAGGTTGTCGTAAACTTTTGAGATTTCATTCTCAAAAAGATCTCTATGATGTTTTAGTCTTTTCTCAAATTTTTTTTCAAGAAGCTTAATTTTATTTACGATGGATTCATAAGCAATGTATAACATACATCCAATAATGAATGCATATACATATTGACTCCAATCAATCACAAATTCTCCTCCGAGTTTTCAATAATAACAATACTAATGTTTAGTCCTGCCCATACAAGTACAGCACCGATGGCTAGCCTGAAGAAGGGGAATGCTTCTCCAGCGTAGCCTAAATTAAAAGCCATATTCTTTTAGTGTGCGAGCGTCTTGTTCTGCATATTCGTCAGCAACCTCTTGATCTTCCCATTCTTCAGAAATACCGAGTGCTTCAAATAAATCAAAGTCTTCAATAAGGTTATTCATAGTTAAAAAATACGTGGTGTGTTGGATATGATGCTACGTGCGTCTTCCTCGTAGTCATATGGACCAAAATAGTCCATACCACCATCACTATATTCTTGGGTGAGATAATACCCCGTACCATAATCAACTCCTTCAGTTGAGATGGCATATGTGAAGGTGATGTACTGATCAGTAACGAACATTTGGTAGGTCATCGTCTCAACAGATTTAATATAGTCCATTTAAGGGGGACTATGGTTAATAGGTGTGACAGTTTACTAACTGACTTTAGGTATCGAAGATTTTACACTCCAGATCCCATGGATTCTCTTCACAGAATCTCTCATACTTTGATCTCCAGCTGTTCTTATCACGCTCCTTAAACCATTTTTCGGTTTCATGTGCCATTGCGCAATGATCAATTTCGATGTAATCGTTGTCCATAATGATTCCGCTGGTATGGTATATTTATAGCTCTGATGTGTCAGGAAAACTTACACTTGACATAAATTTAAGCAGTTGGTCACGGTCCTCTAACAATTGTTCCCTATCAAATGGATTAACACCACTCAACATAGATTCAGCCTCTTCTAGAGTGAAATCATTGTCAGATAGAACAAGACTATCAGCTCCATCAGATACTGTATTTACTGGATTGTCGTGCCTAAATGTGTCTAGCATGGACTTGAAAGTGTCTGCTTGACCCATATGATACTCTGCACTTGTAGCAAAGTCTTCTACGATGCGATCAAAGATTGCTTCTGGGGACTCGTGCTCGGTCAATTCACTCAATACATTGAACAAATTGATGTACAATGTTTCTTTGTAGTCGTGTGTCATAGTTTTACTCCAACGGATGATGAATAGGAACCTACTTCTTGTCCTTTAGGTACAATATATCCTTCTCGTGCCCATTGTAGGTGTGATGGGGTCATTTTAAAGACAGCTTCATATGTACCACCTGTTACTAGTTGAACTAATTCACGGTCATATGAAGTATAAACCCCAAATCGTGTCTTTCGGATGGCAAAATCGCCATATGGGGTTGTCCAGTACTGATCTAGGGGTTGATTTTCCATAATAATTGCGTTGTTTAGTTCAAGTTGCTGCGTATCAGCCTGACTGCATTGATCCATCGTGTACTCGTCCGTCTGCGTACATTTGAGCAACACGAACTCGACGAACTTCAAGAAGAAGAGCATAACGTTCTTTCTGACCTTCTAGATATGTATAGTCATTACGACGCCATTCATCCTTAATTTCTTGCATTTCATAAAGAACGGATGCGTAGCTCATGTTTTCTGACATTTGTGAGTGACCTTGGTTGGTATGAATAAATTATAGCATTAAAAAACCCCTTGTGGGGGCTTATGTTCCAGTTTTAGAATTGGATCAGTTTGCGGTAACCGCATTAAGTTGCTGCTCTAGACTAGTAAGAGTCTTGCTCACGGGTACAACAGGAATAGCTGTATCAGCAGGACTGAATACACGCTCAGGCTCCGCTAGGAGGGCTGTGTTGCCATTTACACCACGTACACCAGCACATAGAGCAAAGTCAGGGAACTGCTCCACATCAATGGTGATGCCTGAGTTGGCAAGTTGAGCACACTGACGAATCATATTGACTTCAGTATCTAAACGACGTTGCTTTGCGATTTCACGCGCAAGCTCCTTACAATACTCGGCAGTATCACCACCGATAGGCATTGTGAACATTACTGTACCACCTAGGTTGTTACCAGCGGTGTTGTAACCTGTGTTGCCCCAACCATTGGTTTGTCCACCGAATCCACCAAATGCAAGCTCTGGAGTTGGACATTGAATACCAGGAGCAAAACCGAACTGACTATTAGATACTGAGTTGATCTGATAGTTGGCGTTTGAACCACCCATAGGGGCTAGGTTGACTGCACCAGAGTTAGTCTGGGTGTTTTGTGCGCTGTTATTTGCATTTGCGTTGAATCTAGCATCTTGTGCCATAACAGGGGCAGAAGATAGAACAACAGCAGCAAAAGCAGCAAATTTTGAAATATTCTTAAACATTGTTATCAAAGAGGAATAATAAAAAGGGGTGATGGGGGAACCACTCCCCCTTATATTCTATCAGCGTGAGAAGGTGCTTAGCTCAGAGAAGTCTGAACGTGAGCGACCACTAAAGTTGAAGCTCTCACGAGTTACTTCACGGATATCACCACTTTCATTACGAGTATACTCGCTGGAAGCGCGACGGAAGTCACCATCTCTAACAGTTCCAGTAGATGAAGAACTATCACCCTCATTTAGAATGATATCGCCCGAGAGACCGCCTTGTAGACCTAGGTCGGCACGTGCGCGACCATTGCTAAAGCCAACGATAGATCGGTTACCCGAAACAAGACCTGCTGCCCTTCCACCAAAACCACCTTCAAAGGTACCTGTGGAGACAGCACCAGTAGATTCTGATACGTCAAGAACTGAATAGTTGTTGGCGTTGACTTCAAGTACGCTACCAGAAGAATTCTCAGTAAACTGACCAGTTACGCTACGAACGTAGGAACTCTGACCACCAGTAACGTTACGAGTAGAGAAGCCAGTGGTGTTGCGGACACCAATTTCAGCGGCAGATACAGCAGATCCGCCAGCGATTGCGCCGACTGTAAGAAGAGCAGCGGCTAGAATTGATTTGTTGAACATTTTTTATATTTGTAAAATAATAAAGAACTAAGTAATCGCAATTGATTACCGATGAATTGTAGCACAAGCACTCACTCAAGTCAAATGATCTTTCAGGATCCTTTGTGGGAGCTTGAAATCTTTTAAAGTCTTATTCAGGACTATCATTGAGTGATGAACATATTATACATCACTGTGTATAATATGGCAAATTGTAGTGGACAGTTTACGATTTGATCTGTAGTAAATCTTCTCTGTATATTAATCTACATTCTACCTGATGCGTGTCAATCTGACCATTAGGATGAAGTAGTTCAAATTCACAAGTATTAGGTGATATTTGAACTAATCCTACTAGCATAGTAAGAGTTAAGGTTACTGGTTCCATTTTAGTGTGTATGTTCGTGAACTGGATGATCAACGACTAGACCGGGAATGTATGGATGTCCATACTCCCAAGTAATAACAGCAAGACAAGCCACTATAGCATAGTTTAAAAATGTCTTCATAGTCATCTATGATATTTACTCCTGATATTATAGCATATACCTATACAACTTCAATGGCTGAGATAGTTGATGCCAACCTTGCATTTAATCCAATATCATTATCAGAAACGACACGGTTAATTGTTAAAATTTCATCGCCAAAGCCAGTGAGATTTTTCATCTGTACTGTATAAGTAACGGCTGATGTTGTTGCTGGCGAATCCAAGTATGAATGTGCTACGTCAAACATCTGAGCGAAAGCATTATCAACATTTACAATCCTAGAAAATGCTGCTGGACGTTGACCAGCTGCAACACCGTTACCGACTAGAGTACCATTCCTAACAAGTCTGAATGCCCCAACTTGGTTGGGGGTCACTGATGCTTTGATATTAACAAACACCATAAACTTACTAGAAGCTGATGATGGAGTTAGAGTAATACTAAAACTAGGAATATCAATCCAGTTACTAGTTGCGGCATAATAAGTATCAGTCTTAGTTGTTGATACTACCTGACCAATAGCATTAGCGCCAGTAGCGCCAGTCGTACCTTGGGGACCACTAGGACCATCATCGCCAGTGGCTCCAGTAGAACCATCGGCACCACTAGGTCCTTCTGGACCAGTAGCACCTTCAAGCCCTTCTGGTGATACTGATATTCCAATCCAAGCTGCCCCGTTCCACTGGAAAGCATAATCACCCGCTAGAAACTGCTGGTTTAGTACTGGATTTTCTGGGAAAGTGATGGCTGCCATTATGTTATTTTAACATTATAGGTGTATTTATCTCCGAATGACTACAGTGTCAATATTTAAAAATAGAGACTGAAGCATAAACTTCGTTGTCACCAGAACTGACAGCACCCCCTAGACCTTCAGTATTACCAAAAGATCCTTGTACAGAATAAGTTTCAATTTTAAATGTTGTATTAGATGAAATCACTACTTTCGTTGTACCATTTGAAAACTTACCACTACTCGAACTGATAACGGAGCTACCTAATGCTTGAACCGAATTAGATGTAACATTTGTCAGTTTTGATCTTTGCCCACTATTATCCCGCGCAGGAGCTGCCCACTCAATTACGTAAGTACCAACACCAAGAGTGAATTGGTTATTACTCAGAGTAACTATACCATCGGGATCAAATTCAGTATTCAATGGTTGCGTTTGATATCCAGCAATTAACGCCCCACCATTTGTTCCACTTGGTTGTTGATGAGACACAAAAGCAAAACTAGGAACAGGACCAACAGGACCAGGAGGACCAGGAGGACCAGTTACTGAAGGACCAGGAGGACCATCGGGACCAGGAGGACCAGTGACGCTTGGACCAGGAGGACCATCGGGACCGTCAGGACCATCGGGACCAGGAGGACCAGTGACGCTTGGACCAGGAGGACCAGAAGGACCATCAGGACCAGTGGGACCATCAGGACCGTCAGGACCAGAAGGACCATCAGGACCAGTGGGACCATTAGGTCCTTGGGGTCCAGTAGCACCTTCTAATCCCTCTGGTGATACTGATATTCCAATCCAAGCAGTTCCATTCCATTGAAACGCATAATCACCCGCTAGAAACTGTTCATTTAGTGTGGGATTTTCTGGAAAAATGATAGCTGACATTATTTTATTTTAACCTTATATGTTTATTTATCTCCGAATGACAGAAGTAGCAGCACCACCTTGCTCAAATACAAGGTCCACAATCTTATCAATAGAACGTGCTACGCCCTGTTGAGCCCTGTTGAATACAGGTACAATCACCAAACCAAAAGACTTAGTGTAAGCGTCAGTATCACCAGGAGTGATGGTTCCCGCACGGAGACCAGCAGCATCATCTTTGTGTAAACGGATCACACGACCGATGGTCTGAGAAATACCGATAGCATCCATAGCTCTCAGCATAATAACAGCTTCAAGACCAGAAACATTGATACCTTCAGAGAGGATAGAGTGGTGAAGAACTACAAACTGCTTCGTGTTGTCAGCGCCCCAAGCATTGAGTGTCTTAAAGAATGTTTCGCGTGTTACTTTGCGTCCATCGATGACTGCACCAGTCTTTGCAGAGATGTACATATAGGAGAAGCCACGTGCCTTCAAGTCATTCACAAAGGTAGACTCAGCAACCATACGAGTGATCTGTTTTACACTCTTGGCGCAGACCAGAACCTTACTAACGCGACTCTCGTCAATGCTCTGGATGATGTGCTCAGAGTCACGCTCAGAAGTCAATTCGTCCCGCTGAAGCATACGTAGCTCACGTGCTACGACCTGTGGACGAACAATGAAGCCCCCTTGGACAAGCTTAGAAGCCTCTACGTTGACGATGACGTTTCCATAGACACTGCTGTCGTTCATACCAGGCTTCTTTGGGGTCACACTGTGCTTAGGTGTGGCGGTGAAGAAGAATGCGCGTTGCGTGGTCTCTGAGAAGAACTTTACAGCTGGATAGAAGCCCCTTTGGACGCTGTTGTGTGCCTCGTCAAAGTAAATGGTGTCAGCATGAACACTACTCTCAGCGAGTCTATGAAGGCTGTGATAGGTGGTAAAGAAGATGCTGTGAAGACCCGCTGCCTGGGTCATAGAGATGAAGTTACGGATCTCACTGGCTTTGGTGGTAGAGAAATGTGAGGTGTCCCCAGAATGAATATGAGCGGGAACAACTTGAGTAGAGACTTGATCTTTGATGACCTCCATATACTCTTCACAGAGCTGGTTGGCGAGCAGGAGACGTGGAGCCACAACAATGATGGAGATGGGCTCAGAAGCGCTCTCAAAGCGCTTACAGGCGTCCATAATGCCCATCAAGGTCTTACCACCACCAGTAGGAACCAAGATGATTCCACGGGAAGCTACGTCCATAGCATCGGTGCCTTGCTGTTGGTGGGGACGAAGCTGAATCACGTGGTTCTCTGCTCTGTTGATACAACTAGTATAGCCCCCCACGGGATCCGTGAGAGGCTTGGTGTGACACTTTGTAGATTGGTCAGAAGGGGAGCCTAGCCACCTGAATGCGTTCCTGACAGATCTTATAATACTCCTCATCCTGTTCAATACCAATAAAGTTTCTATCTGTGTTATTACAAGCAACACCGGTAGTACCAGAACCCATAGTTGCATCTAATACAGTATCACCTTCGTTGGTGTATGTTCTTATTAGATACTCCATCAATGTAGTTGGCTTCTGTGTTGGATGTAAGCCCTTCTCTTGCTTATGCCTGAGCACTGTCTTTGGGTATCTTGTGCCTTCTGGGTTGTCTCTATGCTTACTCTTGGCGCTACCATAGACCTCACCAATCTTAGCAGTATCAGAGCTAAACCCACCATAAGGTGTACCCTTCTCCATCTGTGGATTATATACTGGCTTCTTACGATAGAAGACTAGAATATTCTCATGTGACTTCAAAGGCATTACCTTAGCATTCATTGGGTTAGTACCTTGCGGCTTCTCCCATATCCACTCATACCTAAAGTTCTTCAGGTTTGATGCTGCTAATGTGGTGGTGAATGGCTGCTGTGCTGTAAATACCATAGCCCCATCTTGCTTGCAGATTCTATTGAATTGTTCCCACATCTCTTCTAGGGGAATGATACTGTCCCACTTACATGCAGTTGTTCCATATGGTAAATCCGTTAGGATCATGTCAACACAATCATCATCTAGCTTAGACATCTCCTCTAAGCACTCACCTAAGATAAGATTATGATTCATAGCAAAGATTTAGTTGATTCCATTATAACACATATTAGTCAATAACTTTAATATAAACAAGATTGTCAGATTTTATAGCATTGATAATAATATCCCTATGATCAAGGTGTGTTGGAACACCAGCAATCTGCTGGAAAGTATTGATATTCACCTGATCTTTCTCCATCTCATCTGGAGTAGCAATCCTAAGATATTTTTCATACTCAACGTTACTAAAGTGTCTGGCTGCCGAAAAGATGACATAACTTTTCATAGTGAATAGTCGCCGCCGTTCCGATCCATATTCTCCCTAATACTTTGGGCAATATCGTGTTGAGAACGCATAATGGTCTCAACTTCTTCATATTGTTTAGCCATAATCCTACGCCCATCTCCTTCACACCTCTCCTTTGCTTCACGTAATGCTTGAATAATACTTAATGTGTAGTCCCTAGAAAGAAATAGTGCTACAGAATCCATAATTAACAATAATAACGACGGTGGCGGTCTCTACAGATACGGTATCTTCTACCATCTCGGTAATATTCGTGGTGATGATGATAGCTACGGTTGTTCTGATTAGCACCGTAGATAATAGCACCACCCAATATAGCAGCACCTAGGATAGGCACTAGTGGGTTAGTTCTTTGTTCAACTATAACTTGTTTGGGTGGCTGACCTCCATTCGCTACACGATCTTGGAGCATTTGAATCTCCCTCTGGTTCCCTTGAACCTGAAGGCGACGGTTTAGCTCATAGATCTGATACTGCTGCTGTCTAAGTGTAGAACCAGTATAGTCATATGGCTCTTGCTCCTGTGCCAGTGTGGCAACTGGTGTAAGAGAGAATATAATTGCTGCGAGAATAGGTTTTAGCATTGATCTGGCATTATATAAGGATATTATAGCATAAAAGTTCTAGCTATGGGACAGGCACATATGGTAATGTTATAGAACCACGAAGAGATGGACCAGAAGTGTACACAGTAATAACTAGTTCCTCATTCACCCCATCAACAACAAAGTCTATGAAACTCTGACCATCATCACCGCTCAAAAGACTAGAAATAATTGTACCAGCAGTAACAGAAGTAGAAGCAGTTAAAATATTAGTAGCAACAGTACTAGAGACATTGATGTTATTTGAAGTGATAGTATCAAGACTGGCAGTAGTAGAACTAAGATTGTTTATTGTGATTGGTGATCCAGGAGCAAGAGGAGAAATACCGCCAACTTCTAGTTGCGTAATTTCCCCGTTGGTTGTGATCATAGTATCACTGGTTAAAGTGCTAACGCCTATGGTAGTGCTGACTAAATTAGTAATATTACCATTGGTTGCACTGATAGATTGTGTGGTTAAGTTATCAATAGATCCAGTCGTAATATTAAAACTACCTACGGTAAGAGAATTTGCAGTTAAGACATTAAACCCAGCATCGCCAGCAGAATTAATACTACAGCCAGGAGTGCTGAGGCTATCTGCACTTATAGCATTAGCAGATAGAGCTCCAGTAATGGTTGATGTAGTTGCATTTAAAGTTGTTGCGTTCACTCCAGAACTAGTAATTACACTAGAGCCAATATTGAGAGAGTTAGATGCAGTAATACCTCCACCAGATTCAAGCTTAACACCCGTTCCACCAAGTGAGGGGTCAGAACCAACAAGAACTTCAGTAGAAGCTAGTAAAGATGGTACTTCAATAGGACCAGTAATTAAAATACTTCCAAAACTTATTTCACCTGCTACAGAAAGATCACTACTAACTGAGGTATTGCCGAGAATATCCACTGTACTATCAAAAGTGGCAGCACCTTTGAATGTTGAGAAGCCAGTTGTTACTTCTAGTGATGGTTGAGTTACATCTCCATTTCCAGGTAATACAAGCCCCCCATTACTAGTTAATTCCATTAAGACAATATCTAATTGCCCATTAATCCATCTAAAGTTACCTAAAGTTCCTCCAGCTGAACTGCCATCATGTAGATAATAATTTAAATTGCCCACATCATAGTTGACAAGATCTAAATCATTCAAACCACTAAGTGGTGATCCAGAAATATTGCCACCGAATCTAAGACCACCAAAGCCATTATTAGATGCTACTTCCCTTTCATGACCTACAAACATTCTACCAGTGGAATCGGTTGAAGTTAGTGAGTATATTGTGGAGTCACTAGACGTTTTACGAACATCAATATCACCAATTGTTCCAGTATCGGTGTGTCCAACAGCAATATTACCATCAATAGTAGTGAATCGGTCTACAGCATCAATAGTATTAGCTTCTATACTATCAATAGAGATTTGTGCGTCTGGAGTTAAGTCTTCTGCTGATGTTGCTGTTCCAATAAACCTATTAGCAGTAACAGTATTAGCTACTAGAGTATCAATTGTAATCTGTGCCCCTGGAACTAAGCTTTCTGCTGATGTTGCTGTTCCAATAAACCTATCAGCATATACTTCCTTTGTAGTAATTATATCACCATATCGCATTGAACCAATAGATCCAATAGCAATATTATCCGCATTGATCAATGTAATTAGGCTACCAATACCAGCCAATTCCTGTGCTGTGACAATACCAGAGACAAAAAGAGTACTGCCAACAGAAACAAAACCACCAATATTTAAATTTCCATCAATTGATGATGGGAAGGTTCCACCAATAGTAATTCCACCATCAATCTCAATATTACCATCAATCTCAACATCCCCACCAATCTCAACATCACCACCAATTCTTATATCATTTGTTGCCCAAATACTCCCACTATCAATGCCAACCCCAGGAGCACTATTAAATCCAGACAATCCAGTTATCGGTGTAGAACCGACCTGGAAGGTAAATCTTGGGTCTGTGGTGCCCACCCCAACATTTCCTGCAGCGTAAATGCTAGTAAAACCAAGACCAACATCAGTATCAACCCACTGTGATGTAGGTAGGTTCAATAGATTACCACCATCACCGTAATAAGTAACAAATCCAATAGCAGGATTTGCTGCGGTAATAATACCCGTAGTTATTCTTACTTGCGGAGAACCTAATGGAAACGGCTCATTACTACCAGTCTCAACACCAATATCTAAAGTATCCGTTACGGTAAGGATGCCAACATTAGATCTCTCTACAGAAATACTATCTACACCAACTGATTTGGCTTTAATAGTACCATCAACAACCAGGCGATCATTTGGAATAGTTGACCCAATACCAACGTTCTGACCTCTTACAATAAAAACGTCAGTATCAACCTGAAACCCCCCACGGAAGTTAAATGCCTTATTAAAATTCGCCATTACTTATAAGATGGTTAGAATGCCTTGGTATTATTTATATACAAAAAAAAGCCCCCTTTTTTAAGGGGACTAAAGTATCACTTGTATTGGATAATATAGCAGAGAGCCATATAAGGGGGGCGATTCTCGTGTGTCTGACCGCCCCCAGTATCATTAGCAGTATGATTATGTGTAATCGGGTTAGAAGTACTTGTACCACTCCATTGATGACTGTGCTGTTCTCCTCTCGAATCCGTGCTAACTGGGTGTTGGTGGTTTCCAGAGCCACCCTCCACACTATGCCTATGTCTGCCGTTTGGAAAAAGCGTAAGGGGGTGAGCGTGAGTACCATTGTTATTGGTTCCAGAGTTAAAGTTGTTTAGCTCTGCAACAACATTATTGTCTCCATTTTCTCTCCCGCCGCTTGAACCGCTAGTTCGGGTATAACCGTGAGAGTGACCACCAGCGGGTTGGAAATCCTGCGGGTGAGTATGATCTCCCTGACTCTGGAGAGTGTGACCATGGGCACCTTGTGTATTAGCAGTTCCTGAATGAGAGTGTCTCCAATTATATTGACTAGTGGTGCCACTAACATCGTGGGTGTGGGCAACAGATCGTTGATTGATACTATGGTTATGAGCAGGAATTTGAGCTGTTGTTAATTGGACAAAATTTCCACCACCAGTACCAGCAATGTTATATCCATTTACCTGAGTTACATTGGGATTATTTCCCCCAGCACCAACAATAAATCTTTCACGCAAATCAGGGATTCTGAACGTGGTAGAAGTTTCTCCATGAGTACCTCTGATAGCTCTATATAATTTAGGATACGCATTTTTGGACAATGATCTACCATTACATAGTAGATATCCTTTTGGAATACTACCAGGAGTTTGCTCATTATTTTCAGTTGCGTTTCCACCCCACATAATAATTGAACCAGGCTTACCTAATCCATCACCAACAAACTCTTTAGCAATAACCTTATCGCGGACAACTAAAGAGCCTTTGATGTCAACACCACCATCGGATGAAGCGATACCATCACTACCACCCTCACCTGTACCAAGCTTAGTAGTATTAAAAATTACTTTAGCTTGATTACCAGAACCACCAATACTGATATCAGCAGAATTATTAACCTGGTTTCTCCAAAGGTCCATTTGAGAACTACCACTAACAGCAATAATCCCATTAGTGTAGAGATCTCTGTCTGTCCTGGTCATTGTAATATTACCTGTTACGGTTAAATTACCATTAATAGCGTTAGTAGATCCATTAACAACCAAGTTTCCATCTACATCTAGATCATTACCAATGTCAACAGACCCATCAATATTGACATCACTGTCAAAATCAGCATCACCCGTTACACCTAGAGTACCATTGAATTGATTGGTGGCGCCATTGCCAGTAAAATTACCACCCACTGTTAATGTTTCACCAATATCAACAGCTCCGACAATATCAACATCCTGACCAAATTCTGCGTCCCCTAACACATCTAGGTTGCCATTTACTGTGAGATCAGTTAGTTCAACATCCCCACCAACATATAAGTCTTTAGCAATAGCAGCACCACCGCGAACAGTTAGAGCTCCACCATTATCAAGTGATACTGAGTTTAATGTTGAAAGAATACTTAGAGTATTTAATGAACTATTGCCAGTAACTCCTAATGATGACTCTAGATTGACTGTTTCTGTAAATTTAACAGGACCATCAAATTGTGATAGAACCTCATTAGCATCTCCACCAGCAACGAATAAGCGGCGGTTGATGATAACTTCATCAAACACAACGTTGTTGTTGGATGCGTTTTGCCCAGCAATAGTGGGAATAGGAACGTCAAATGTAATCTGTGTCCCAGAAGTTGCAGAATACTTGGTATTACCGATATAGAAATCTCCATTATCAGACATACCAGTATATACAACCTGACCACAAGATAACTCCTGCGCCTGCACTAGATATACTTCGTCATCAGGTAACTGACGAACCTGTAGCTGTGGTAGTGCTGTAGAGTAGTTACCAGGACCATATCCTAGATACTCAAAAGTATGACCTGAAGCACGTAGGATAGATGGGCGGCGAAGCTCAATAGCTAGAGGTTTGATGGCACGTACCTTTGTACCTACTGGATGATTAATAACGCTAGTTCCAAGAGCACCACGAATAACAGTAACTATATTGAGATTTAGTCCATCAAAGCTTGTGCTAGCAATACGCACAATTTCTGAACCAAGTTGTAAATATCTTCCTAGAGGAAGTTTTTGGGCAACACTACCAGTGACTCCACCATCATTGGCAGATAATGTTAGTTGATTGTCTGTTCCTGAACCATCTACTAAGTAGAAGATACCAAGATCAAATGCTGCGACACCACGTACTCCAATATTTTCTCCCCCTGGTCCAGTATTTGCATCGTTATCATCATAACCACATTTACCCAATGTAACAGCACTACTGACATCGGCATTTGTTACAGCGGTAACTGTAGATGGTACAGGTACGGCAGAGACATAATACTTACCTAGGTTTTTACCATCTACGTCAAAAACAACAAAACTATTACCCCTTTGTAAACCAAATCCAGTTGTTGAATTGGTCGTAAATGTAGTTATTCCACTTGCGGCATCAAATTGTGTAGATGTAATATCTGTACCACTGTCGGTTGTTAGAACATACATTGATGTAGTAACACCAGCGATAGACTCATTATGAACCGTAATGGATGATGCCGAAGGTACATCAATAATAGGAGCAAAAGAATCTGGATTTAGTACTCCACCACCAGTAAATTGGGCGATGAATCCAATAGAACTTTCAATGTCACTAGCACTAATAGAAACAGTTGCACCACCCCCAGGACCTAAACCTGAGGGGTCAAGAAATAGTGTGTCCCCAGCCTTATATCCAGAACCTGGATCCATAATTACCAACTCAGTTACTGAGCCTGCGATAACAGTAACTTCAGCACTAGCACCATCCCAAAAAATACCATCCGTTAGAAGCTTTACATTATAGTAAGTGCCATCAGTATATCCACTACCACCATTTAAAGTTGTGTAGTTATATACTCCATTATATTGGTGCTCACGCTGAAATTCAATTACAGTTTCTGATGCCCCTTCAGTAACTAGTTCAATGACATTTTCATTTTGACTCTTGGTCAATTTGTCAATAGTTTCTCTAGTAATAGATGTCTGCTTATTATCAATTGAAACTTTACCAAGAGGTGCTCTAGCAGCAAAGGTAACAGAAGAAGCTGGATTATTATTAATATTATCAGTATCTAACTGGGGGTACAAATCCTCAATTGGTTGATTATAATTTCTTTTAGTAAATGTCTCTGTTACAGCGTTAGAACCATTAACGCAGAACAAGTGATAGATGCCATCACGAACACCTTCAGTGAATGCAACAATCTCCTCAATACGATATACGAATACATCAGTCTGATTATCTTTACGTTGGAAACGGGGCAATAGAATATTTCTATCGTTTGTATCATTGGTAAATAAGTCACCAATCAAATCCCTAGTGAATCCCTTAATGTCCGTAGAAGAATATCTAAATACCCTCGCATTATCAACACGAGTTACGAGGAACTCTCCGTCATAACCTCTACCATCTACTGCGTCTGGATTTTTTGTAGATGTAATATTTAGCGTATTAATTTTATCCCCAACAGATAGTTGGTGTGGAATTTGACTCCTAACCTCAATTTCTGCTGTAATGGGAATATAATTACAATCTACAATATATCTTGGATTTCTATCATACTCATAATCCCTAAACGTTAGAGTTGTTAAATCAAAATCATCATTATTTCTAGCTCCAGTAGTTGATGATGACTGAATAACATATCCAGGAGTTGGTGGCTTGGCATTAGAAGTTTCTTTGGGAATAACATAACGCAAACGATACAATTTATCATCTAGACTTCTATTGTCACTTGCTCTAAGATAGTATGAAACAAAGTCAAATCCTTCTTGTGAAGTTGGATTTAAGATAATGTATTGATACAACTCACTGTTGCTATTAGTATGAACAAACCAATTACCTACAATGTCATCAAACTGCATTGGGTGACCTGGCTCACCCGCAGACTTATCATTTACACGAGACTCAACACGTAGTTCTGTACCACCAAATATTTCTAGGAAGATATCATTTAGTGCGTTTGACTCTGATGTTGAGATTCTAATATTTTCAGTGTCAACAACGTTAGCATAATATAGCTGACCTTCTTCCATATTTTCTGGTAGATCAGCATTAGCTGAAAATACTCTAATAGTCTCCCCATTCAATAATCCATGTGGTGGTAGGGTCAATGTTGAACCTGATGTGGGTCCTTGACCTGGACCAGCCAATACCGGATAAGATTTAACAGCAATATTAGTTCCAAAAGCTGCCCTATTAGCACCACTAATAAGATTATCTACCATGAAGATGCTTGCTTGCTTGTCTCCAGAGGCTGCGGTCTCCTGATATAAAACTTCTTCGTTATTTGCACCTAAACGGAAGCCCTGATTAATGAAAGGAGGTCTATCCTCTTTATTAGTATATCCGAGTAGATATAGTTGAGCGGGAATAGCTTGAGTACGTGTTATATCAAAGTCAATATTAACCCAACCAATACGAGAAATTTCATCTTCTGATGGATTATATGCGGTTTTGGGTGTAATGACTTGTGTAACAAATCCAGTATCATCTTTTGCAAATGCATCATTCTTAAATCCAATGGATAGAAGAGCAAATTGTCCAAAGTTGGAGTTTGAGTTGGTAATGGATGCGTCCGCACCATTAACAGCAGCAAAATGTTGATTAAAGCCAATAGCAAACACAGAAACGATCTGAATAACAGCGTCGTTGCTCATTTTAATGTGAGTAGTCTCCCATTCTGGGCGATAAACTGCCCTAGGATCCAAGTGATAAACAGTAGCACTATTTGTTGATGAAGATTCCGCTGACAGTTCAGCGCCACGAACAGTTGTACTAACATTAATACCATTATATCTACGTGACTGATCGTTATACTTAACAAACGCACGGTCATCTTTTTGAAGGCTGATCGCGGTGAACTGCGCAACGACCATGCTACGGAATCCGGTCGCTTTGGCACCATCAGCCAGCATCCCATTAATCCCCCAAACGGATCTCATCGATACGTTAAAAATGTAGGGAGATGCACCAGTAACAGTATCAGTCTCAACGGTTACAGTTGCAGAGGATACTGATGGACGTGCTGGGAGTTCAGGTCTTACGAATGCAAGAGGATATGTAAAACTAGTGGGGCTAATAATAACCGCAACTTTAGTTGAGATATTATAATCAGATACAGCAACCCCACGAATTTTAATTGGAGTTCCAGTTGACAATCCATGAGGAATCACAGTCTCTACTGTAATAACAGAATCGGGAGTAAATCCATCACCGGAAATTAGTGAAGCAATACGAATAGGATCAGTAGCAAATGCACCCACAATCTGATACTCGGGAAGCATTGGCGCGAATCCCTCTGGATCTTGTGGGAATTTCTCATCAATATTACGACCAGATGCTTCATTATAAGCATTTGATAGCTTATCATAATACATCTGTAGATCAGTTAATTCACCAAAACGTTCAATTGGGTTGACACCATCAGCATATTCAAAGCCTGTTAGTTTGTGGTGAGAGAATGATGGGCGTGACTGATTATTTAACGAAAAGTCTTTGGGGTCAGTATATACAAGACCATTCTCGGGTCCATCAAAAATAGTAAACTGCCAGAAGTAACATGATCCAGTTATGCGGAAAATGGCTGATCCATCCACTGATGGGTCGGTTGGATTTGGTACATACTTGGGGCGAATCTTTGTCTTACGTAGATCCATACCTACGATAGATGTGCCACGAGGTACTACAACACCACCATAGATTGAATTAAAATGCCATAGAATATTATTAGTTGACTCAATGTCAAAGTTAGTATCGCTTTTTAAGTTAAATACTGTGGCAGGAGCGACTTCCTCACCAGTTGGAGAAACAGCTACAGCAGCCCCAATATTATTAGTCTTGATTCCGTATCCTGGTCTATTATCAATAGTATGATTTCCAGGATAAAGAACAATGGTAGTCTTCTCAATAAGATCGTTGTCATTTCCACGAACATACGAAAATCTAGCGGATTCAATTAAAGCTCGTTGTACAGTACGAAAAGGTTCTGTTAAGGATGTTCCTTGATTTGAAATAGCGTCAGTCGCATTGATGTCATTCGGGTTGACATATATGGTGCGACCATCAGTATTCTTAATAAAGTTTTCTAACTTGTTTAAGGGCATAATAATCAACCAATAACAAATAATGTATTCGTACCTTATTTAGCCACTTAAAATAATTTAAGCTGAGTAGCTGTTTCTGTTGTATATGAGACTGGATTATATTTAAGAAACTCTCTAAAGGTCATCTTAAACTCCCTCAATGTTAGACCACAATGTGCTGCGGCAGCTACCATATTTAATTTTCCACTAAATGATGCTAGATGTGCTTCATGGACTGTCTGTGGTGTAGTTTTACTCATTAGTCAAAATTATAATGTGAGTGATACCAAGTAACTGCTGCGATTTTAGTTCCTTTGGTGATTACTTCGCATTCATGTGGGAAACACCAGTTAGATGGGAATACTAATACCTGACCAGCTTTTGGCTTATAGTAACGGTGGATAAAGTGAGTTCTTCCACCCTCAAAATCGTCTGTTAGATATAAAACCATAGAGATGGTTCTATTGACTTCATTAAGGGTCTTATCAGTAGCCTCATCAGTATGCCACTTGTAATACTGACCTTCAGTATATCGGAGAACCTGAATAGATTCTCGGAAACAATTTGTTCTAAATGTACCTGGGATAGGAAACTTTTGAAACTCTTGGTTAATTCCAGCCACAGTATCTTTATATTTTAATAGAGCGGCATTCATACCCTCATGCATAATATTAGCACATTCTGATGCATCATTTAAGCACACTCTATCATTAAGGCGAATACCAGGATTTACCTCGCTACCACTCATACCAAATACGGTAGTAGGTGACCATTCTTCATTTTCTAATAGTTCAAGACACCTTTTAGTCTCTTCGGGAGTAAGGCAGTCTACAATTTGTATTAAGTCGGTAAGCATAATATTATAAAGTAAGTAAGGTAATCCAGCCGTCTATAACAACTGACCAATCGTAATGTATTCTAGCAAAATCTTGGGCATTTGTACATAGCTGTTTAAAAAAGCTGGGATTTTCTTTAAGTGTATTGATGGCATTCATGCCAGAAAATATATAGCGATCTTCTTCCATAGGCAATATAACGCCAGTAGGAACTTCAAAATCTCTATTGATACCAGTGAGAGTTGATATAGGTAACCTACCTGCTGCGGCTGCTTCTAACAAAGGAAGACCACAAGATTCTTGTTCTGTGGAAGATACCATAAGGCAATCTACATCTTTATAGTAAGCAGACATTGCTAGATGACTTCTTTGTGACGGTAGAAGTATCTTTGTATTGGTTCTAGATGCGATTTCTTTGACTAGATAACCACGCTTCCAGTCCTTAATATCAGAGTGGGGATTATCTTTTTCAATAGCACCCGAATACCCAATAACATTTAGCTGTTCTGCTACTGGGCGGTAGAACTCATCAAAGTTAATACCATTACGAACCACATAGAAGTCCTTAGTAATACCAAGGTTATATGAATATTCTCCTAAATCTAAACTAACTCCACCATAAGCACGGAAGGCATCAAACTCATTACCTTCCGCTAAACCAAATTGTATATCATATCTACCGTGGGCAATAGCAATGATACTACTATAAGGAACTCCATAGGATCGTAGAGCAGTTACTGCGTTTCCTGGTACTGTAACAAATACATCATAGATATCCATAAAAGCATCAAACTCTTCTCTGCTGTATGTAATATTCCAATCAATAATATTTGCATCAATACCTTTTTTATAAAGTTCTTTTATTAAAGCCTTATGAATAGACCCGAAAGCCCATTCACTATATGTAAAGAATGCTATTCTCTTCATAGTTTATACCAACCTTCCCCAGTATATACATTGAGAACATCCTGGAAGAACTTCTCATATCGTGGTGCTACATTTTCTAATGAGAACTGTTCACCAAAAGAACGGCATACGCTAGGATCAATGCTATCAATGTTTTTAGCGGCATCTACAAAATCAGCGAATGTGCGGCAACGGAATCCCGTTACTCCATGTGGGTTGTTCTCAACGAATGCACCCCAGTCAGTAGTGATCGTAGGGGTGCCTGAGAGCAAGTTCTCCACCTGTACGCCACCAAATGGCTCCAAGTATGTGGAAGCTACAAAAGACGCCTTAGCGCGGCTCATAAGGCGCTTACGAGTCTCTACGTCAGCATAGCCAACAAACTCAACGTGGTCTGGGAATGTTCTGTTCTCTGGGTTCTGACCAGCTACTACTAGCTTGGCTCCAATCTTCTCAGTTACTTGGACGGCAATGTCAATACCCTTACCCGAATATACACGACCCAAAAATAGAAAATAATCCTCTTTATTCTCTGGCGCATACTCAAAGTCCTCTAAATCGAAATAGTTTGGAATGACTACATCATACCAGCTTTGCTGACAAGTGCCAACAGCCGCCAAGCCTTGATAGGCATGCATAATAGCATAGCTCTCAAAGATCTTCCAGTTAGCCCAATGACCTCCTGCGTAGCCAATACCAGGTTCTACAGTGATAAGGTCAGGATGAGCATCACAAATAGGGCGAGTACCTGATCCCCAAAAAGGTAAAATGAAATCATGTTGTTGTTTCCTCTTTCCAACTTCTTCAATGGCATTCTTATAGAATGTTTGGTATGCGTAATCACCCGTATTGAACTTAAAGAAGTTCTTTCTCCAGTCATAGGATCCATATGCTTTCTCTAGGTCGGCATTGGTAGTCACGGTAACGTGCTCATCACATACTAGATCACTATCTTCGTGACCGTAGTGAATGATCTCGTGACCACGTTCTTTCATCATCTTGCCGAACTTCACTACCTTTTGGGTATAAGCACAAGCAACATATTCCTTACTAGACACCGTATGAGGCAAACCTAGAATATGAAATCTCATAATGTATATTGAGTGTATCCTATGTATTATACCATAGGATCAGCCAATCTCAAATACTTGGATAGTACTAACATTACCCGATGGTTGAGTCGCAAAGAAACCACTACCAGAGCTTCTCCTAAACTGCGTAGAATATGTAATATTTCCAGTAGATGTAGTTGAATCCAAGTAGGAAGCAGACCACCTATTCAATAGAGATGTGGTAGTCAATGGTGTACCAGTAGTGACACTTAATACTCCAATATCAGCATCAGCACTCAAAATTGTAGTGGCTCCCCTCTGTATTCTGATCCCCCCAACCGCAGAACTAGCCAAATATGATTGACTTACAAGAACAAGGATAGAACTAGTTGATAATTGCTTTGTGATAGAAACTGACAACGTTGAATTGATCCAAGTTGTGCTATTAGATATAGCTTGGGTGCCACTAGTATCGTCAGCAAAAGAGGAAATAACACCTTCACCAATAAATCTACCAGCAAATAAGGTATTTGACAATGGTCTGTAAAATAATCCATTATCACTTTCTAGTGGGAGTGGTCCATTAACACCATCAACAATTATAACTCTATGGTCATCATCAGTTCCACCTGCTGTTGATACTTGTGATTCAAGGGATAAGTCTGCTTGATCTGCGCTTGACGCATTACCATCAAAATCACCTATAAATTTTACAGTTGCTGTAATAATTGAGGCTTCAATATTACCAGTAGTAGTGATATCACTAGTATTATCAAATACACCAGTTGCACCTGTAGAACCCAGTGGACCAGTAGCACCTGTAGCACCTAATGGACCTGTAGCACCTGTAGCACCTGCGCCAGTAGCCCCTTGAGGACCAGTGGGACCTTGAATTTTACCAACAGCATTCCATGCTGTACCATCCCAAACATAACCTTCACCCCCCTCATCAGCAACCAAATATAAATCATTTACCTGATTACCAACTGTTGGTAGATCAGCAAAGGTTGGTACTGTTCCCTTTACATTGATACTTGTTCCTGGAGCGCCCGTAGCACCTGTAGAGCCTAGTGGACCCGTAGCACCCCGAATACCAGTTGCACCTAATCCTGTTGCTCCAGTAGATCCCAGAGGACCCTCAAGACCTGTAGCACCAAAAGAACCAGTAGCTCCAGTAGGACCAGTAGATCCTCTGAGACCTGTAGCACCTAATCCTGTAGCACCTGTAGCACCCAACGGACCAGTAGCTCCTATTAGACCTGTAGCACCTAATCCTGTAGCACCTGTAGCACCCAATGGACCAGTAGCTCCAGTAGAACCCAACAATCCAGTAGCACCTTGAGTACCAGTAGCACCCAAAGAACCAGTAGCTCCAGTAGAACCTAGAGAACCAGTCGCTCCCGTAGATCCAGATATACCTGTAGCGCCAGTAGCACCAAATCCGGTAGCACCCGTAGCCCCTCCAATTCCAGTAGATCCCCCAGTTCCAGGGGCACCAGTAGCTCCAGTAGAGCCCAATGGACCAGTAGAACCTGCGAGACCTGTAGCACCTGCAAGACCAGTAGCACCCGTAGCACCTACACCAGTTGCTCCTGTGACGCCAGTTGCACCTGAAGATCCACCCTCTCCCGTAGCACCCCTAATTCCAGTAGCCCCAGTAGCACCAATTCCAGTGGCTCCAGTGGTACCTTGAAGACCAGTGGATCCTGTGGCGCCACGAATTCCCGTAGACCCAGTAGCACCAATTCCAGTTGCTCCTGTAGTTCCTCGGGGACCAGTTGCGCCTTGAATTCCCGTAGACCCAGTAGGTCCTGTTGCTCCAAACCCAGTGGCTCCAGTAGTTCCTTGGGGACCCGTGGCACCTTCAATTCCAGTAGATCCTGTAGGTCCTGTGGCACCAAATCCCGTAGCTCCAGTAGTTCCTTGGGGACCAGTAGCGCCGTCAATTCCAGTAGATCCTGTAGCACCTGTTCCACCTGACCCAGTAGCACCAGTAGTGCCTCTGGGACCAGTAGCGCCTTGAATCCCAGTAGACCCAGTAGGTCCTGTTGCTCCAAATCCAGTGGCTCCAGTTGTACCTTGGGGACCAGTTGCACCAGTAGAACCGGTAGGACCTGTAGCACCTGTAGCGCCAATTCCAGTTGCTCCAGTAGTTCCTTGGGGACCAGTTGCGCCTTGAATTCCAGTAGACCCAGTAGGTCCTGTAGCACCAGTAAGACCTACCCCTGTAGCACCAGTGGGACCAGCAGTACCAGTAGCCCCTGTAGAACCAAAAACTCCAGTAGCACCAGTTGAGCCTGTAGAACCTTGGGGACCCGTGGCACCAGTAGATCCAATTACACTAAGACCAGTAGCACCTGTTGAACCAAAAAATCCAGTGGCTCCAGTAGTTCCTTGGGGACCAGTAGTACCAGTAGCACCTTGAACACCAGTACTACCTTGAGGACCTGTGGCACCACTAGCACCAATAAATCCTCTAGGTCCTGTAGCGCCTGGTACGCCAGTAGAACCTTGGGGACCGGTGGGACCAGTAGCGCCCTGTTGACCACCAGGACCAGGAGGACCAGGAATAATAGAGGGTAATCCAGTGGCACCAGTAGGACCAGTAGAACCCGTGGCACCTGTAAATCCACTAGCTCCAGTGGATCCTTGAAGACCAGTTGCACCTTGCGGACCAGTGGCACCACCACCAGGACCAGGAGGACCAGGAACACCAGTACTCGTAAAGATAATTGCTTTAGATAATGTAGTACCAATACCAGTTCTTGTAGTTTTTGTTGATATAGCAATACCAACACCAGCAACAAAGGTGATAGCTTCTTCACCATCTGGTATTAATGTTCCTTGATCCGCAACAAACCAAGGAGCAAATGCTGAGCCCAATCTAATAAATGCTTCACCATTACCAGCATCTTCTACATTAAAGCCAGTATTTTCATCAAACGTTATTGTATTAATATTAGATAGACTTTCACCAATAGTACCACCAAAGCCCTGCGATTCTCGCACAGTCAAAGCAGTACCAGTACCACCCCCACCTAAAGCCAATAAGTCTTTTAAGTTAGTAGACTCAAATTCATCATTCTTTACATCGAATGTGACTATTTGGTTTTTGTCACTCTTTAATGGAAGTCCCGCATACTCTAACTGACCGTTTCGGACAACACGTAGAGATCCATTTGCTGGTACTTTTTTATTAATATAAGTCATGATAAGAGGTGTAAGTTAAGCGTCAACTACATTGGTAACAATTCCATCAGTAACAGTTATAGTTTTACCATCTGCTGTGGTAAAGATTGCGTTAACACCAACTGCCCTTACATCAGGTCCAGTGGCACCAGTAGCACCCAATCCACCATTATTTCCTTGGACTCCCTGAATACCTTGTGGACCAGTAGCTCCACCATCACCCTTGGGACCTTCAACACCAGTAGGACCAGGAGCGCCGAGTGAACCACCATCCCCTTTCTCGCCCTGCACACCAGTAGCACCAGGAACACCTGTAGCACCAGTAGCCCCTGTAGGACCGCCACCAGGACCAGGAGGACCAGGAGGACCAGCAGGACCGCCGAAAGGACCAGGAGGACCAGGCTCGCCCTTATCGCCAGTAGAACCCCGTGGACCAATAGAGCCAGTAGCACCTGTACCACCGCTTGTGGGACCCTGTGGACCCACAGGACCTGTAGCGCCGACCAATCCTTCAACACCTTGTAATCCTGATATGCCTTGATTACCCTGAAGACCTGTGGCACCTTCAATTCCAGCAGAACCAGGTGTTCCACCAGCACCAGGAAGACCCGTAGCCCCCGTAGCACCTGTACCACCAAGCTCACCAAGACCTGTAGGACCAGTCAATCCAGTGGCACCAGTTGATCCAAATGTACCTTGAGGACCAGTAGCACCTGTAGAACCACCAGTACCATTTGTACCAGGATTACCAGGAATACCATTTGTACCAGGATTTCCCTGTAAACCTGCGGGACCTGTAGCTCCACCAGGGGAACCTTGAGGACCTGTGGCACCAGTAGAACCTAAACCAGTAGAACCTTGGAGACCAGTAGCACCAGTAGCTCCACCAGGGGAACCTTGAGGACCTGTGGCACCTGTTGTTCCAATTATTCCATCAATACCAGTAGCACCAACAGCACCAGTAAATCCAGTAGCACCTGTGGCACCGCCTGGATCACCTTGAATACCAGGAAGACCAGCAGCACCACTAGGTCCAGTTGCTCCAGCCAGACCTGCTAGACCAGGAGTACCAGGAATACCCGTAGCACCCGTAGCACCACCAGGAGATCCTGCAGGACCTGCAATACCAGTGGCACCAGTAGCACCACCAGGAGAACCAGCAACACCAGTAGCACCTTTGGATATACCAGCAACCTGAACATTCCAAACTTGTGCGATATTATCAGCACTACCTACAGGGACTTCGTATAAAGTATCTACTTGACCAACATATAGCCAAGAGTTAATGTCTGCGTAATAATGACCACCTGCTACATTAAACCTAAAATCGTTTATTGAGCCCGTAATTTGTGCTTGGAAATAGAATTCAGTAAAGGCTCCACTATTAGCCAAAGGATCAAAGAAGAACTGTGTTACATCTTCACCCAAAACATCAGTTGGAGAGAATGCCAAATACTTTGGATATCCATTGAACTCAAAGTTATAGTCAATAGTTAGGTCTCCATCAGCACTAGGATACGAAATATTTACTGTAGAGAATACAAATGTTGCGTTAGTTGCTGCCTTGGTTAATGTAATTGTACCCGCATCAAGAACTCCACTACCCCCTGTTGACTCAACTAGGATAGTGAAACATTCAACACCAGCAGAATTGACGAGACCACCGTTAACCTTAACTTCAAAGATATAAGATCCAGTACCAGAAGCTAGTGTGATCGTATTACCCCGTACCAATCCACTTAAGAATGCCGTTTGATCATTAAAGCTTTGATCAAATTTTGATACTTTAAATATTTTTAGATTAGAGCCCGTGGAATCTGCGATTAAAGCTGCGTTGTTAGCAGTTAGAACTGATACGCTAGTTTCCCACTGGTTCGTAATACCACCAGAAGGACCTACTATACCCGTCGCACCAGTAGAACCAACGAAACCTCTAGGACCTAAAGGACCTGTAGGACCATCATTACCAGTGGCACCAGTAATTCCTGTGGCACCAGTAGAACCCAATGGTCCAGTAGAACCAGTTGAACCATCAGGACCTGGGACTAGAGACGCTTGACCTTGAGGACCAGTAGCACCATTAGCACCAGTAGAACCAGTTATACCCGTGGCTCCAGTAGTACCAATAATACCAGTAGCTCCTGTAGCACCACCAGGATCACCTTGAGGACCCGTAGATCCAGTTGTTCCAACAGGACCAAGTTCACCAGTGGCTCCTGTAGTTCCAGTCAAACCAGTAGAACCAGGAAGACCACCAGGACCGAAAGGACCAGTAGCACCAGTAATACTTATACCAGTAGCACCTTGTGGACCATTTATTCCAGTGGATCCAATGTCGCCCTTAATTCCAGTAGCCCCTGTAGAACCAACACCAGTAGAACCTAAAGGACCAGTACTACCAGTAGCACCACCGGGTGAACCTTGAGGACCAACAGGACCAAGTGAGCCTGTAGCACCAGTAATACCCGTGGCACCAGAACCAGTCGCACCACGAGGACCTTGTAAACCAGTAGCACCAGTAGCACCACCAGGGGATCCAGAAGGACCTTCACTGCCAGTAGCACCAGGATTTCCCGTAAGACCAGCAATACCAGTAGCACCAGTAGCTCCACCAGGAGAACCTTGAGGACCTGTGGCACCAGTAGAACCTAAAGGACCTGTACTTCCTAAAGGACCTGTACTTCCAGTAGCACCTAGAGGACCTTGGGGTCCAGTGGCACCACCAGGTGATCCATCAGGACCAGTAGCTCCTGTTAAGCCAATAAAACCTTTAGGTCCTGTCGGTCCTGTGACCCCAGTAGAACCAGTTTTTCCTTTTTGTCCCTTAAAACCAGTAGCGCCTGTTGCACCAAATCCAGTAGATCCAACGGAACCAGTAGCGCCTGTGGCTCCTATGCCAGTTCCTGGACCTTGGGCAGACCAATATTTACCACTCCAAAAGTAAGTGATATTTGTAGAAACGTCTGTAAACAGATCGCCAATGTTTGGATTTGCTGGAAATTGAATAGCCATTACTAGTCAATAATAAAACGGGTGCTGGTGTATTTAGGTGGGTTGAAGCAGAGGGCTATTCTTCTTCAAAATTAATAGAATTACCAATATTGTCAGTTAGACCTGATGTGAGATCATTTAAAAGAGTATTCGTAGCAGTATTGGCAAGCCCACCAACAGTCTGATTGAGATCAAATCCCATAAAATCACCCACAGTTTCAGTGAGACCACCACTTAAACTACTAACAGTAGAAGTAAGACCATCTGTAAGACCACCTACAACATCATTAAGACCACCTGTAAGCCCACCAATGGCTCCATCAGCAATTCCACCAAGACCTCCAGTAATTCCACCAAGGGCACCATCAACCACACCACCGAGAGTGTCACCTACAAGACCGCCAGCAAGATCACCAAGACCGCCAGTAAGACTTCCTAAAGCACCACCAGCAAGATCACCAAGACCGCCAGTAAGACTTCCCAAAGCACCACTAGCAATACCACCAATACCTCCAGTAATTCCAGTTAGTGCTCCACCAATAGCCCCATCAACTAATCCAGAAAACAAACTAGGAGATGATATTAAACCACCAGCTAGATCAGTAAGACCTGAAAATGGTGAGAGTAATGCCCCAAAAGCACCAGCAGGAAGACCAGTATCCTCAAATACTCTAGTAGCCCACTGCGCAGCGTCGTCTAATAAGTTTCCCTTAAGACCACTCTTCTCTAAAACATTACCTGCTATAAGAGTACGACCAGATCCAGATTTAATACTGACATTTCTACCAGCAACTATATCAATATCCTCATCAGCTTGTAGGGTAATATCTTTGGCGCGAATACGAACTCTACCATTTCTATCGGCATTAATACATACATCTCCATTCTTGCCTTGGATTAAAATATCAACCCCAGAAGATGTTGCTTTTTGTCCACCAACAATTTCAATAGTTCTGTCATTGTAGATGTGAAAGTTTCCATTCTCACCCAAACCCACAAGGTTTACATCTTCTTCCTTATCGGTTACCCCATATATTTCATATATTTGACTACCAGCAGTAGTAGTTTGTGGATTACATACATCTATTCTAAAATTAGAACCAAAACTATGTAATGATCTTTTTTCCCAATTAGCAGTCATAGTTAGCTCTCAACACAATCAATAACTTGAACAACTTCTGTCTGTAGAAGTCTTGGAGTGAGACTATCAGAAATCTCACCAGCAGCAATTTGCTCTGCCGTAGGTAGTCTCACTAGGACTGGTGTATAGGTCAGTCCACTACCAATAATGGCATTAGCTACAAATTTACCATTAGCATCATATATTTTACCTGTATTTATTGGTTCAGAAGCAATTGGACTGTCGTTAACAAGAGTTCCCCCAGGAGGAATTGGGGGATCTACGGAAGGTATATTGATGATAAGTTCATTACTATCAACATCATTAGGGATTTGAACGATATTAATTGGTAATATATTAATTACCGTTCCTCTTTCATTAGGAAGTACTTCATATCTTCCACCATACTGATCCTGTACGATACCAGGAGAATAACCAAAGCCGCCAGTGATTATCTGTACATCATTCACAACAAATAACTCCTCACCAGATGATGGATAGCCCTCTCCAGGAGTTACAATATAAATTCTAATTACTTTACCCTCCCTATTGATAACCGATCTTGCTACAGCACCAATCCCAAGCCCACAGTTGTCTGTAATTTCCACAAATGGTGGATATATATAACCTTCCCCACCATTAGTCACTTCGATAGAAACAACACCACCTTGCTTATCGGTGATAGTTCTTTCATCTACAGTATCAACATACCTACCAACAAGTGCCTCTGCTGTAGCACCTTCACCCCTTCCCCCAAAAATTTGAACTTGTGGTCCAAAACAAGTTGTAGGGAGATCTGTTGTACAATTAGAGATCGCACTAGTATTGCCAGAATATTCACTCAAGAATGGGAAATCACCAAATTGCCTGGTCAAACTATCAGCAGAACCAGTAATTTCTTCTATAGCCCCATTAGCAACGTTAGCTGCTTTAAGTATATCGTCCAAAATATCACCAATACTGTCAGCAGCACCAAGACCAACAATATATTCTTTCACAAGTCCACTACATTTATTACCACTCTGATTCAATGCCAAAAGTCCCCCAGCAAAATCTCTAACAATATCTATAGTGGATCGTAGGGCATCTTCAGTACTAAATCCACCACTCAAAATAGTCGCCACAGCTCTTAGTAATGGAGAAATACCATCATCAATATCATTAATAATTGAATTAACTAGAGCAGAATTAAATTGAGCACCAGCACAGCTACTGAAATTATCATTGTTTTCGATAGTATCTCTAACTAGGTCTTCAATTTTTGTTAGCATACCAGAGACTACTTCATTTGCTATCAATTGAATAGCTTCTTGTAGTATTAAAATTGGTGGCTGTAAAGCAATTAGAACAGCTTCCGCTGCTAATTTAGCTTTAGCAGGATTTTGAGTTGCTGCTAGAACTGCGGCAAATGTTTTTTTGTATAACGCACTCAATCCAGCATTCAATAAAGGAACTAACCCATCAAATAAGTTGAATATCATTTCTCCAACATATGGATTCACTAGAGCATGTACTCTATCAATTGTACCGGCAATCATAGACTCAACACGAGCCACATTGTCAGTAAATTTTTGAATTTCTGCCAGTAAGTTATTAATCTCATTGGTTACAGCAGAAGCTTTATATCCATTGGGATCACAAGTATCTGCCAACGCAATTTTACTACCAACAGCCGATGCTAATTTGTCAGTTCTCTTTGATGGTTGGCTATTTAAATTATTTTGATTGGATTCATCATCAGGAACTTTACTATTTTTATTTTTATTTTCTGTAAATCCACTATGTGGTAGATATCCCGTTTTTCCGTTTTCTGATGGATCACCATTAGATACTATATCAGTTCTTGGAAGAATTCCAGTAATGACTGGTTGCTGTTCATCTTCATCATAGTAGGCAATACTAACAGTATCCCCCTGATTTAATGATGGGGTCTGCGCATAATTGGCGGCACCAGAGCCTGCGGTAACAGGCAGCAATACTTGAGCCCACGGTAAGTCATCATCGGATAATACATTCTTATCTGGAGGATGTTTATCAAAAATACGAACTTTATATCTCCAAGACCATCCACCACCAGCTAATTGTGATTGCTGGGGTTCTGTTGGAGCAATTCTGCCGAAATAAAGTCTCATGATTACTTCTGTCTTTCGCCGTAAGTGTCTCTGGTCAACATCATAGATGTATAAGAAGTTCTTGGATCATAATGATGACACAATTCCTTTATCATATATATACCGCTAATTTGGGTTCTATCTGGCTCCGTTAGTTCACTATCACCAATACTAGCGAATACACACTCTATTAAATCCCCTGCGTGTAAATTTGTATTTAGGGGAACCTGAATACTAACCGATTGAGCAAACAGAGAATTATATCTCATTTTTCTTTGAGATGAATATAATGTTGGATCAAGATTATTTTTAGTACTTACTTTTGGATTAGCAGTACCCTTATCAAAAGTTTCTGTGATAATTTTAGTTGGGAATTTGGATAAGTCAATATTACCTAATTTTGGTGTTTCCTCATTAAGTGGCTCACCTAGAGTTGGAATAATTCCATAATTATCTTGACTAAAGATATTATCAACAGTAACATTAAATGAAACTGGATCAAAAAACCTTCTAGAGGAAGAGATAACTCCTTTGCGCAGATCTTCAGCTAAACTTCCAGCTTGATTTATGACAAAATGATTTATTTTATAGTCCAGTGAAGTTAGATCTCCTCTTGGCTTGAAATCAACAGGGGATCCATTATATTCAGTATAAACATATTTGGGTACATCAACTGACTGGGCTACCAGATTATCTATAGACTTAAAAGCAAATCCTCTCCTGGTCTGGTAAAAAAAGAATCCTGCTGATGAATTTCCTGTTTCTGAAGTTATACTACCCTCCGAATTAGCTTTACTTGCTAATTTCATTATCGCCTCAAATGGCTTCATCTGACTTCCCCAGAAACCATAATTTACTGAGGTTGGATCAATATCACTCTCAATTGAAGACTGAAAACTTTCAGAAATTATATTCTCTACGTGATCACTAATTCTAGTTGACTCACCATATTTTTTCTCAAGAAATACCATCTCATTCATGTAAGCTTCTTTAGAAAATAAATGAAGCTTGAAGAATTCAGCCCTATCGTCTCTAATTAACTCAGTAATATCATTAACATATAGTGATCTTCTGGTCGCATAATCCAAATCTTGATTTGTTGCTGAGTTACTCTGAATAAAAAGTTCTACTTCCTCACCTTTACGAATCTTCATTCCCTCGTATAAAGAAACATATTTACCAGTTGAATCACTCTTAATTACTCCACCAGAATTAGCAATCTGAATAGTACAAGAAACAGTAGGGCACAAGACATCCTCAAAGAAATCAATAGTCGTCGCAGCTAGTCTAAAATCTGCAGTCCTATCTTCCTTTCTAATTGTAAGTACTCTATAGAGAGATGGTCTAATTGACATTACAACACAGATTCGCCTACATTATTTATTCGCTAGAAATATATTCTTTCTGGGTCATTAATATTGTATTATTAATAATCTTTGCTCCTCCAGTCTTGATAGAAGCTAATCCATCCAACAAAACGTTTTTTGCTCCCGATAAGTTACTATTTACATTACTTGGAGCAGCCGTTTCTTTCTTTGAAAGTTTCTTGCCAATGCTTATCATATTAAGATATGGTTCTGGATTAATGGCACGACCATCCTTACCACCAATATAAACCTCATAATGGAGGTGAATACCAGTACTTGTACCTGTACTGCCAATCTCACCAATAGCTTGCCCAGTATAGGAATCACCTTTCTTTACATAAATGGATTTGAGGTGGGCAAACATATAACTCTTCCCAGTTTCCTTTGAAGTGATAATTACAAAGTAACCATATCCACTCCCATCAAAATCTACTCTAGTAACTTCACCAGAAGCTTTCAATGCTACCCTATAACCAGCTCCAGGAGGAGCTAGATCAATACCATTATGCATTTTGTAACCACCAAGTATAGGATGCTCTCTCATACCGAATTTACTAGTAGTTATAATTTTACCAGAAGTTCCACCCATAAACTCATCTTGAACTTTAGATGTTCCAGTGGGAGCTGATGCTGGCTGTGGTGCCTGAACTGCTGGTTTAGGTTTAGTTTCAGGTCTATTTGATGATGCCCCTTGAGCTTTTGAATAAAAATCCATAATTTCACTTTCCTTCTTTCCACCTTGCCCATAGAAACTACTATTTGTTCCAACTTTACCGAATTTATCGGGACCCATAAGATTCGGGAAAGAAGCAAAAACAGGAGCTAATTTATCAATACCTTCTCTAGTAAGAGGGGAATCAATTTCGGAATCCTTCATTCCAGCTTGTCCTTTTATATACTGAGCAATAGCCATTTTATCCTGGTTTTCAGGAGTAAACTTAGCCTTTGATGGGTCCAATCCAGCTTTTACTGCGGCAGGTCCTGGTTCCAACATTTGATACTTACCCACAGCAAAGCTGTAGTCATACTTTGTACCATCCCAGAACCTTGCTCGGGGATCTTTATTCCTTTGCCTTTTTTTCTGCTCTGCAACAACCTGATTAATGGTCAGCTTAGCTAAATCCAAGTCAGTTCTACCACCAAACCAAGTATTATATCCTTTAGGACCTGAAGTTCCCTCAGCCCAAGAAATTGTATCTAAAAGTGCCTGACGATTTGATGTTTTGCCAGATTTAGAGTCTTTGCCAACAGCAGGTGTTTGTGGTTCGGCAGCTGGCTCCTCATCTTTAAATTCTTTATCAAGTTCAGCACGTATTTTTTTTACATTATCCTCACTTTTAAATTTCTCTAGAATATAATCTAGCTCCTCCTCCTCTCTTCCCCAGACTGCTCCCATTTCACTGACGGATGTAGATATATCCTCAAGATTTTCATCCAATTCTTTTTTAGCAGTTTCAATCCTGCCTGATTTATCCGTAAAATCAAACTCCTTTATATTTTTTACAAAGGCACTCAAAATTTTACCAAGAGACTTAAATGTGGATCCTACTGAAGTAATAGCTCTTTTCACAAATCCAGTAAATACTTTTACCTTCTTAATAAAAATTTCAACCTCCTTAATTATCTTAGGTAAGTTATCAACAACCCAAGCAGCTATAAGCTTCCATAAAGAAGCTAATGGTTTTTTAACAACTACATCTACAAGTTTAGTTGCTGCAGGTGCAATTCCTTTCTCTCTCTTCTTTTCCCTACTTTCTCTTCTTTCAAGCTCCTCAGTATCTCTCTCCTTTCTCCTCTGACTTAGATTTTCATTTTTAATTTTTAAACTTGTAGCTTTAATTTTATCTCCAGTAGATGATATGACAGAATTGGAAGTAGAAGCTACTCCTTTAAGAAAAGATTTTGAACCTCTTACTAAAGTTTTAGCAATTCCTATTGCTTTTGTTGCGACAGCGGGATTAGCCATTAGTTAGCACCTACCTCAGTTAACTGATATATCTTACCAGCAAGGTGTCTGTAAATATCAGTCTGGGGATCTCTAGTATTAATTGGTTTAACTTCCTGCTGTGGAAGAATTTCTTCTGGCTGCTCTTTTTGCATACGGGTCATAATTGGAGGAAGCTCCTGCAAGTTAAACGTACTAGCTGGAAGACCACCAGACAATTGCATTCCATCTGGTGTACTAAAGCTACCAGCATCGATACGATCTCCTGGAGTAATTTTAATAGACTTGTCGGGGTGAGTTGTTTTATTATCTGAGGCAGGAGTAACCGTAGCTGTATTATTATTGTTAGTAATATTTTCAATAATATTACCATAATTAGCAGCCATCGTCTCATCAGACGTGGTTTCCATTCCAGCCATCGTCATCCCAGCTTTAGCCAAAGCATCAGCTGTATTTGCGGCAAGAATACTACCAATAAGACCACCTAAAATGCCACCAATACCAGTTCCAAGACCGGGAATTGGGATTGCTACGGTTCCAATACCAGCACCAATAGCAGCACCAGCTTTCATTCCCACCATACCGGAAATACCAGAAGCAAGTCCTCTAATAAGAGCCTCTTGATTACCTTGACCACCTGCTTTATTGAGTGCTATATCAACCGCAATACCAACTCCAGGAAGTCTCAAAAGAGGTCTTGCTATTTTTGCAATACCTGTTAGTAACTTGTTACCTGCCGTACTAGCGATACCAGCTGCATTAAAGACCTTCGTTAGGAGATTCTTTATTCCTTTTAGTCTACCTGTGGGATTACCTTCCGCAATACCTTCCTTTACCGCATAACTTTTTAATGGATTTAATTTCTCCATTGCCTTGTCTGTGAAATCTGTAAATCCACGCATAAAGTTACCAGCACCCTCGCGCATCTTATCAAAGCCAAGTTTACCACCAACATTACTAGCAAAAGATTTAACTTTACTCCCACCCTGCCTCAACTTATCAACAATATTCCCAAATAATCCCTTTGGTTTAGTTACCTTGGCATTTTTAGCAGCTTGGGCAGATTTAAGACCACCACTAAGAGTATTTTTGGCACTCTTGTATAAATCAAATAACTTACTTCCTAATTTTTTTATCCCATTAAATATTGCACCAGTGACTCTAGATGTTACATCAATTATTGAGTCAAATACTTTTCTAGCAATTCTAAATGCTGTACCACCGATTTTAGCAGCAATTCTAAAAGCAGTAGATCCAACCCTCCTAACACCTCTTAATATTCCCCTTACAATCCCATCAAATATATTAAAAATACCACGAACATTTGGCAATATGCCAGCAACAGCGGTACTAAAACTATCAATACTTAAATCAAATGACTTAATACTATCGAGTATTTCTGGTAGATTATCAACCAGCCAAGCACCACCTAATAGTAATAATAATCTTTTCAGTTTATCCCAAAAACTCATAACCTTTCCGGTTACGGCATTGGCAGTTTTCTGTAGTGGTACTAGTGCTGCGGCAGCAGCCTTGGACAATCCCTCAACAAAATTCTCTCTTGCTGTTCTTTTATTCTTTTCAAGTTGTAATGAAGCTTGTCTAGTCTCTTGCTTTTCAGTTTTTAATTCTTGATCTCTCTTGTCAGAGATAATTCTATAAAGATTTTCAATAGACTTTTTATTACTCTGAGCCTGATCAGAAATATTAGTTGCTGATTGTTGAAAATTATTATTTAATGTCTGCGTTATAGTTGCAAATTTATTAGCAACAACAATAGCCGATTTTGGCTGTACGCCACCGTCTTTATTGGATCCACCACTATTTCCACCACCCATCCCACGTGAAGCGCGGAACATAGCGATTCTTTGTTGTTTTGTCAGGTATGCCCCCGATTGAGGATCAACACCTGAATTAGCAGCTCCAAATAAACTCATTTGTAGTATTACTGTTGTGCTATGCGCTGTTCTTCTTCCTCAATCCAGTTCTTTAGTAGAGTGACATAAATATCTCTTTCCCATGGGATTAGATTTTCAATATCTCTAAGACTGTATTTATGGTGTTGAATAAGTGCAAAGTTTGTTTTATAGTATGACTCAAGATCTTCATGAGCCATACTTATGCGAAAAAAGATCCTAGCCCCTCAAGTACAACATCACTAGTCACCTTAGTTTCTGGATTAGTAACCTGAATGGTATGACTTAGTTTGGGCATTGTTGTAAAGAACTTTTCAATTCCTTCAAACTGCTTTGGCTCTAAATCTTCTATCCACTCAATCAACTCTTCCTTTGATGATTCGGTTGCTGCCCAGGACTCTTCTTCAGAGAAAATCATACTAATGCAGGATGCGATTAGTTCCAGGCTATCCGTAATACTGATGTCTTCTTGATCTGCACCCATAACAGTTTCAATATTAGGATACTTCATCTGGATAGAGTACGTATCATCAATTTTAACTTTGTCTGAATGCTCATCATCAAAAACAACTTTGACCTCATCCAAGTAAATTGTCTGGGTTACTTGAGTAACACCATCATCTGGACAAGTAATAATAACTTCAACATCTTCTCCAATAGACTTGCCACGGATAGATAGGAATAAGTATTCAATGTCAAAAGTTGCTAGATTTTCTGTAGAAAATCCTTTAGTAAGTACACAAGCCTCAATAACATCTTTAATTCCCCTAACCATTTCAGCTTGATCATTAGACTCACGAGCTAAAATAAGAACTTTTTCTTCCTTAACAAGGAAAGGACGGAACTTAATTTTATTACCCGTAGAAGGCACAATGGCTTCATGGGTCACCTTGGCGATCTTTGGAAGAGCCATAATATAGTAAAAGGAATGCTATAGTTATTTAGGAGGTTAATTTTGATATAATCTCATCAAAGGTAGAGCTAAAGCAGATTGAACTTCCATTGGCTTAAGCATATAGAATGGAGTTGTATTACCGTTAAAATTATAATTCCTCGGTTTTCCTATATGAAGATTTACACCTGACCAACCCCAATCATAAACCCCCGTAATTTGAACGATTGGGTACCTATCACTTAATATGTTCGGAGTAAAGGCAAAATAAACATATACATATACTTTTCCTGGTATAGGCATATTTGTTTGAGTATCACTCAATAATGGAATTAAATCATCCATTATATCTTCAGCATATTCCGTACCATCTATTTCATCCAATAATGGGCGAATCCTATCAGGAGATTTTTTCTTCTTTTTAGCCATCAGGGACTCGTATTTTTAGTATTGGCTGCCCTAATGGTATCTGCATTTACATATTCGGAGTTAAATCCATACTTGGAAATGTCTCGCATATCGTTGAGGAATTGATTTAAGTAAGATGGTCTTAATATAAAAATTTCTCGCTTCTTATCGTTTTTATTAGTTTCATACTCAAAATTTGTAATACCCACTATAGGTGAAATTGTTTGAAAGGGATTGTCTGGATTTTGTATTGTAAAATTAGGAGCAACAACAACTCCCGCAGGGTAAATCAATCTCCCACTACTATCCCTAACCTCTGTACTCACATAGTGATTAATATTATTTGCGGCAGTACCGTACTTATCAATAACATAATCATAGAGTTGCTGAACGGTAATAGGATAATCGTTTTGATAATTTATGATATTGGCTGTCACTAAAACAACCCAGTCATATTCAGAAGCCCCATATACATTATATGCTATTTGATCTGGTCTCTCATCTCCACGAATATTATATTTCTGAAAAACAGTAAAATTACTCTGCAGGTCGTCTCTTAACTTACCCCTGAGAAAAATATTTTTCAGTAATAAGTAATCCTGCGATCCAGTACTAGAAGTTAAAAAGTTTTGATACTCAATATTTGGTAACTGTCTAAAATATGACATTAGAATCCAACTCCACTATCAATAGATCTATAATCTTCATTATATACAGGACTCAACTCTCTAAATCTTAGTTGCATTTGCATTTTTACTGGTGTGCCATCACTATAAGTAGCATATGATCCCGTTCCAACATAATTAACATTCATCCCAACTAGAGCAGACTGTTTTATAGAATATAAAAACGGATGTGCTCTAGGACCTTGCATAAAAACAGGCTGAAAAACATCTGGTGCTTTGATAAATATACCTCTACCACCCCCACTAGAAGCAGTACTTTTGGCAGCCATAGACTGTTTTAAGGTAGAAATAATTTGCCGAATCTCATTCGATTCGCTAGCGTCTCTTGGTGTCAGAGTAAATGAATAATTAAATTCTCTCAAGATAACACCTTTAAATAAGAGCTCTAGGTTTGGATTTAATACCTGCCCAGTAGTCCTACTAACCAAAGACTGTGAATCAATATTACCACCAAAAATATTAACTGCCTCACCAATTAATGCCTTTTTAACAGCTTCACGTACTGCAGGATCTAGAGCTGCTGCCCCAGCACCATTAATGAACGTATCAACCGCACCTGTTAGTTGCCGCTTCTTATCTGCGTTATTCTTTTTTACGCTAGTTAAAATATCATCTAAAGCTTTTACACCTGCAAGTTGAAGGGAATTTAAAGTATCAGTATCCCAAGTAACAGCATTTGAGTCTGAAATATTATCAGGCATTGGCAAAATAATATTTGATAATGATTTTTTTAAATTTCTAGTACCTTTACTTCCTCCACCAGCAAAAATTTGGGAAAGAGTCCTTCTCCCATTATTCTGCTCCCCACTATTAGGTGGTTCATAATTAAAAACACCCACCATAAAATAATCATTATTGCCCGAAGCAATATTGGTGGGATACTGAAGTGTTTTACTTAATGCCATAGTTCTTCAGCTTTTTTATATTTAGTTGGTGAATAAGTTTAAAATATCTGAAACAGGTCCAGCTATTCGGTTAATTGTGTTAAGTGTGTTGCCAAATCCATTGAAATTTAAATCAGAGAATGCATTAGTCAGACCTGATTCTAAATTATTTCCAAATCCTCTAACCGTATCATATGATAGGATAGAGCCTGCAATATATCTATCATATCTAAACTCACAAGTAACTCTGGTTAGCTCACTGGTAGGACCATACCTAACTGGAGTTGATGATAGATTGATTGGAAATAGCCCAAGGAATGAATATTCCATCACTCTTTGAACATCAGATTCAAACTTATAGATTTTTGTGGAATCACATTTGTATCCACTGACAGGATCATTTGGATAATTCATCCTATATGTATAGTTTCTATCAGCATAGTCTAGGAATCCGTTTCCACTAGCAACATATTCCATCCAGTGCTCTAAAAATTTTAAAGACCTGTAGTTACTGTCACAATAAAATTCCAATGAAAGGGATGTAAATACCCTTCTATGCGCCATTGTCTCTGTAATTCCCGTAAAATTAGTAGACTCAGTTCCTGCCAAAGATGAACCAGGAAGTTGAGCGCTGTAGCACAACAAACCAGAATCTTCGGATATAAATGCACTATCTACTCCACGAGACCCAAGATATCCCCTGAGTCTTGGGGATAACCCACCAAACTGTACTTGATAGTAATTTGATCTTGACAAATTACCTATCAGGGGTTTGACATCTTCTATGTTTAGCTGTCTAGGCACGCTAAATACTGATAAACTACCTACTCTATTTATGTCCTATAAAGGAATCTATAAACCACAAAACCCAAAAAAGTATATTGGCAATCCAAATCAAATTATATATAGATCCCTATGGGAAAGAAAGTTTTGCGTATATTGTGACACCAAAGAGGCTATAAAGCGTTGGGCATCAGAGGAAATTAATATACCATATTATAATCCAGTAAAGAAAAGACGTGCCAGGTATTATCCAGACTTCTACATTGAATCCATAGACAAACAAGGCAACTTAAAAAAGATACTGATTGAAGTAAAACCCCTAAGAGAAACAAAGCCCCCACAATACAAACGTCGTACAAAGAACGTTCTTATTGCAGAGGCTATGTATTCTCAGAACCAGGCTAAATGGAATGCTGCTAGAGAATTCTGTTTAGATCAAGGTTGGGAATTTAAAATTATGACCGAGAAAGAACTCGGAGTGTAATCACTCTTCCCCTAGGCTTTGGAACCAGCTAAGGGCATCATCGTCTTCGCTAGAGGCAGGCTCTGGCGTTGCTGTTGATGGTAGCTCGGGTTCGGAATAAGCAGCTACTTCCTTCTTAAAGGCAGGTCTAGCGGACCTTAACTGCTCTTCAATGTCTTCGTCACCAGAATCCTCTTGTGGAGCTGGACGGCTGCTAGGAGCACCTAAGCCTAGGACTTGATTAAGACGCTTCTTAAGAACTTCATACTCTTTGAACTGATCTGGAGCAACAAGCTCAGATAGTGAGTTCAACTTATTGTATAGTCCTTCAAGTGCTTCATCATCGCCTCCTAGGAGGGGCTCTACCTTAGCAAACTCAGAGGAGTCATAGTTGCGGTAACCAGCAACGTTCTTAGCCTTGAGCTTGAAGTTAGCGCCTTCCCAGAAGTCAAATGGGTTGATTGCTTCTTCATCTTCAAACTCAGGCTGCATAGCAGACATAAGCTTATCAAAGATTTTCTTACCAAACTTGTAGAGGAATACTCCACCTTCGTTCTGGGGGTTTGCTGGGTCTTTGACGACCATAATGTTAGCAATATATGTGAGCTTACGCTTTTGCTTACGTGCTTGCTCTTTACCAGCATCAGTACCGTTGTTCCAAAGCTCAGAGTTGAACTCAGACAATGGGTCTTTCTGACCTAGTGTAGTCAAGCTGTTCTCAATGTACCAGCCACCTTTACCTTGGAAGGCGTGGGAGTACATCTTGACGAAAGGCATATCTTCACCTTCGGGCTGTGGAAGGAAACGGATCACAGCATAACCGTTTTGGGCTTTATCACATTCTAGCTTCCAGTAGCGGTCATCACCGCTTGAGCCAGCTGTATTCATCTTCTCTACTTCCTTGACGAGCTTCTGAGTAAGTGCGCCGAGAGATGATTGCTTCTTGAGATCTTTGAATGACATAGATTTGTTCGGATTGATTGGATAACTGGCTGAACTTGTTTATTATAGAGCATAATAGGTGGGATGCCAAGCCCATTTAGACACTTTGTTGATTAGAACATAGTGGGCGGTGTTTCTCCACCAGGCTCTTCATCATCTGGATATCGCCCATACTTACTAAAATAATCTAGTTCAAATTCAATTTCATCTAGATTAGAGGCAATTTCATCAAACACTCCCATTGGGTTCTCTTTATCAACAGTATGACCATACTCCTCAAAATGTTTTAATATTTCATTCAATAAAGCTTTAGCGTCTGGAGAATCTGTTAATTGACAACGAAAGCACATATTTCTCTGTTTAGACATTAGCTTACGGAGAATGTCAAGATTATTTTGCTGCTCTTGGATAGTAGCACCATTACTATACTGAGCAAAAACCAATACGGAGTCTTGCAACTTAAGTATCTCCCTAATAGAATCCGCTACTATTTCCGATTCAAAAAAATTGTCTTCAGGCATTGATAAGGTTTCTCAAAATAATTTTGCATTTAGTAATGTCAATGTTAATAAACGGACGATACTTTTTCACTTTAAAGCTCACAGTTTCCCAAACAGGATCAGTTAACTTTGTGTCTATTTTAGCACAAAAACCAAAAATTATATCCAGTATTGTTAAAGTTTCGATTGATATGTCTCCGCCCAAATATCTTTTTAGTATTGGTGGGTGCCCCTTGCTTATATCAAATAGTTGAGGTAATGTGTATTCGTCAAATAATGTAGAGCACTCTTGACTGAATGTATATGTAAGACTTTGATACTTCTTACTTAGTGCGGTGTAGTTTCGTTCACCACTCTGCATAATTTCACCAACCCAGACCGCAGAAGGATTCTCGGTGGCTACAAAGTTTGCGATGAAGTACATTTTGACTTCATCGTCTGATAGTTTGCGACTCATACGTTCAAAGAAGTATTTGTCTCTTCTTTTATTGAAAGCAGTTACCGAGGCTCTTGTCTTGCCGTTGTATCTAAAGAAATCAAATTTAGCATCTGTAAAATGCTTTTTCATTGCAAGGTATGTTGTGTAGACGTCATACGGTGACATAATTCCTCGGCGTAGTCTGCTATTCATTCTGTAGGTTATATGGGTAGTTTAGCTTTGCTAGCACCAACATTTTTCATAAAGTTTAAATTGGTTGCATCAACTTTAAGTTTCTCTTTTAGTGGCTTTGTCATAAGCTTGGATACTGATTCTACCTCAAGATTCTCCTTTTCGCAATAGTGAATAATTGCCTCTATGTAATTTATTTTTTCATTCAGAACAATTTTTTCAATAATATAAGAAAATTTAATCGGTGTTAGAAATTTTTGCTGTAAGGCTTCTTCTAATTCATTTTTGATACTCATAAGACTTCCAGTTTGTCGTTTACAAATTTGCGAATGTATGTATCAAGTTTCTTAACCCACTTGTATACATCCTTTTCCTCATATACTTTAAGCTCACCATCTTCACAAGCCATAATAATAACAAGTTTTTTAGCTTTGACTCCTGTTAGTTCATATAGCATACACGCATACGCAGATGCTTGAACAAAGTATCCTTCAACCCACTTTAATGGCTTGGGAGACTTAGAAGTCTTAAAGTCAATAATGGAAAGTTCTCCATCATAATCACCGACACAATCAGGTGTTCCTGCAATGCCAAGACGCAAGCTATACATTGCTCGTTCTTGGACAATAATATTATCGATCTTATTAAGGGCTGGCTTTGCAGTATTAAATAAGATCTGTGATATAGGAACCTTCGCTTTGGGCAACGGTTCATTCTGTAAGTAATGTTCCGCTAAGAGGTGCATATCCGTACCCCTAGTGGTCGCTCGTTTAGATACACGATTGGCTTCTTCATCACCAACACGGGCTCTCCACTTCATGATACCTTCTCTACTCCAATGAGAAGTAATAGAGGTAATAGAAATAAGCTTAACTAGTTCACCATCATAATTAGGAGCAGTATAATATCTGACTCCATCAATGGTTTCTCTAGTTAAGCTTGGTATCTCAACTGGATTATGAGTAAAAGGCATCTAACAATAATAAGATACTCTTATTATAGCATAAATTATATTTCTATGCCAGATTCGTGTTTGGCTACCAAATATTCCTTACATAGACCAGAACGAACAATATCATCTAAACCAAACTCAATCTTACTAACAGAAGGCATACGCTCTAGGATAGACATAAAGTCCATAATACCACTGCGTTCTGAAGCTTTTGTTAGGTCAGATTGCGTAGCATCTCCACAGAAATGAATTTTAGAATCTTCACCAACACGAGTCATAATAGAATCTAATTCGTGTGCGTTTAAGTTTTGGAACTCATCTACAATGATTATTGCTCCATCAAGTGTAGTTCCACGTAAGAATGAAGTAGACCAGAACTTTAATGTCTCTTGAGCCATCAAATTTCCATAAAGCATCTCGAATGGAGATGTTTGACCTGTAGAATTAATAGTCTGTAGATCTAAATCAAACATATATTTGACCATATTCTTATATGGAATTTGATATAGTGCTGATTTATCATCGTGGTCTCCTGGTAGGAAACCAATTTCCCTAGTTGCTACCAAAGATCTGACAAGATAAACTTTTTCATATGGAGTTTTTTCATCTAGAACTTCCTGTAGTGCTTTATAAAGAGTAACGAAAGTTTTTCCTGTTCCAGCGCACCCATAAGCTACAATGTTCTGTCCTTTATCATACTCATCAAACAGTATTTGTTGATTTTCTGTGATGGCATCAATTTTAGCTAAAAGGCTCTGATCAATAGGCTTTCTTCTCTTCATCTGCTTTGCGGTGAGACCGACCCCAATGGGGTTAGCAGACTTACGATTCTTTCTTGTAGGCATTTTTTTAATAAAGGTAACAACATTGAAAAAGGCACAAAAAAGGGGCACCTAGATCTTTTTGACCCTTGACCCCGGAGCACGAGAAGCCAGATCAAGAACATCGTTCCATCCTGGATTCCTGTTAACTAGTTTCTCTTTCCATTCACCAACTTCCGATGTGGTAGTTGCGCATCCATAAGACCAATCGCGTTCCCATAAGGGGTTTTCCGCGTACCAATCCATAATTTCGTGTACGCTACACTCAATTACTTGGGTTTCTTTAGTCTCTTTTTGGACTACATGATATGTCGCCATAGATTTTAAACTCCATGTCTTAATGTTATTTAGGGGGCAAGACGCGCTCTGTGGAGACGCTTCTCTTCATAATACTCAAAGATCTGGGGAACCCATACCTTTGTTGGCTTAACCATTGCTTCACATAGTGCCTGGATTTCTAGCTGTGCGTCAAGCTTGGCTCGTAGATCAAGGAAGTGAAGTAATGCGCGGAGACTGAATGTAACCACGAAGTTCTGACGAATGTTCTGGGGAAGGTAGTCCCTAGAATGCTCTTCTGATACACCATTCTCAAACTGTATAGCAAAGCGCTGTGAGGCAGCCTGACAGAGCCCTAGCTGGGTCTCATAGTCATCAGGGGTCCATTCATACTTCTTACCTTTACGGTTGGTGTAGAAGCCAGGAGGACGCACATAGAAGACCTTCTGTGGTAATAGTTCACCATCTGCTACTTTAAGGACGCGCTTGCAGGTGTAGCGTTGTGACTGAACGTCAAAGCTCACTCCGACACGGTGAGTACGTGCCTGTACGATTACGTTGTGAACGAAACCAGAACAACTGAATGAGATTGCTGGGTGCTCTAGTGGTCCCCAATGACCGCGTTCGTTTGCTAAAAGCTGATTGATTACCCACTCACCAGCATCCTTCTCATGAGGGATATTGGTGTCTTCAATGGGAAGTTCACTGTAATCATTTTTACCACCCATATACACAAGTTGTTGTGGATTAGGCGTACACCTGATCATCTCTACCTTCTGATATGGATCAAGGCGAAGTAGGTCTGCGGCTTTTACTGGTTTCATAGTGTATCGTCAATCACTTGGGTGAACATTGTTTGGATTAGATTATCGGTGGAAATTGCTTCCTCCTCGTCGCTATAAGCAGTCTCAGAAACCTTATGGGTCTCAGAGTCGGTGTAAACCTCTGCTTTAAGTTCGTCAATGAGAACTTCAATAGATTGTATCAGAAACTTTACCTTTTCTCGGTCCATAGTATTATGTATTCAAGGATATTATAGCATAAAAAAAGGAGCCTTGCGGCTCCCAAAATCAAGCGATATTCGCTTTGTTGTTTAGTCTTGCCATAAGCAACCGAGCTTCGTGAAGCTTTCTTGCTTTTAGCTCTTTTTGACGGATGATGTCTAGGGTATTCATTTTGCTACCTCTACCTTAACGGTTTCGGTGTGCTCAATACCACGATAAGTTTCAGTTACTTTTTTGTAATCTGATTCTTTCGTTAAGTTACGGTCGGTGTCATAAGCGACACCACGGTATACTGCTAGCATTTGTTTGCTCCTAAGAAATAAGGTTAATAAAAACCCCGTTCCTTCGGGTGGCGTTTGCGTCTCCCACTCTCGCAGAAGATGAACGATAATCCGTTCCGCGTCATCCTACTTGCGTCACACAGCCTTCTGTGTGATGAACGTATAAAGAGTATAGCATACTCTCCACATATTTAGGAAGCTTTATAATTTCTTAAGGTTTATGGAAGATTTTGGGTGGAGAAAATCAACCCCTTCCACCCCAACTGATGTCGGGATAAGCCTGCTCAACTATTTCTCTAGAAATTTTATAAGTATTTTCTAAAAGACCATCCTTTACAAGGACCATAATCTCTGCTTCAAGAGGATGAACTGACTGTAGAAGGTTAATAAACATAGACTCACGACGCATACCAGATAGGTCATCATTACCACCCTTAACGAAATGATAGAAGTTGCGAGTCTGGGCACGAAGAGTAGTTCTACCGTTAGTGTCAGAACTACCTAGTGAAAAGTTTCCGTCAGTATACATTTTACGAGACTTATCCGCTAGATTTTCAGACAATGTACCGTTATATTTTAGCTGATCTTCAGGATCACCGTAAGGTACTTCACCTTCAGGCAATACACTGATTACAGTGTCATCAAAGTTCCAAATGAATAAAGACTTAAGAGTCATACATTCATATTTTTTAAGAACTTCCACTTTTTTAGCCTTACTCCTTTGACGAGAGGCTAGATCTAAAATTTCAAACATCAATGGACTATTTGGTAGGTCCATCGAAAGTGGCTTCTTTTTAGGTGAAGTAGTTGCTTTGGAAGCGGAAGGCTTCCTTGTTTTCGTTGTCGCTTCTGCCATGATAATTAAAAAATAATGTTTTAAAGGTCTTCTTCTTCCCAATCACCCAGGTTATCGTAGCTATTCTCAAAACGAATAGCAAGAATCTCATCTGGTAATACGTTACCTTCTTCATCGTAAAACTCTGGGTGGTTTGGTAATGCTGAAGCTTGAGCTGAAATGTAACCATAAGTTAGATAGCCTATGACACCCCCTAACAGAAGAAACATTTGGAGCATTATGACGCCAAATACAATCGATAGAGTAAGCATTTGCTCTCCCCCAAGGTCTTTTAGTTATTTATAATAGTCCCTCAAGCTTTAAATAATTAACTGTGTCAGTAGCACCTCCGATGATGGTACCATCTTCTTTTAAAACTTTTGGAAACGTGGTGTTAGATCCAAATTTCTCAATAAATTCTTCTCTAGTAAAATCAACAGCTAATAGTAATTTTTTATACTCAATATTTTTTAACTTAAGAAGCTTAGTTATAGCTTCACAGTATTGGCATTTAGTTTTAGAATATACTGTTAACATTTGATATGATTCACCAAGGTACTATTATAACATACAATAAGCTTATTGTGCTTCTTCCTCAGTAGGGGTGGGGATAGGTAATACCACTTCTTCAGTAGACTCTTCAGTGCTACTTGACTTTAGCTCTTCATCACCACTTGAAATAATTTCTTTTCCTCTAATAGAAAATCCCATTTACATATTAATGACTATAATTATTTATAGACATAAAAAAGAAGGACTTTAAAGTCCTTCTATGATTCTCTAAGTACTTAGAGTGACTTATCAACCCCGACAAGGCTGATTGTAGTTGATTTAAGAGGCTTTGTCAAGCCCCATATCTATGTTATAATAGATAGATCAACCAAGCTTCTCTTGAAGAGCAGCAATTTGATCAGCCTGTTCTTTAACAGCCTGAACGAGTAGACCAATTAGACCGTTATAAACAACAGTCTTGTGATCAGCACCTTCCTTGACTAGAGTAGGAAGAACAGCTTCAACTTCCTGTGCGATAACACCAGCTGAAGAACCTGAACCATCTTTCCAATCGAAAGTTACACCGCGTAGTGCTTGAACTTTAGCTACAGCTTCGTCAATCTCAACGATGTTATCCTTTTTACGGATATCAGAAGTTGAGTTGAAGTCAGTAGCGGTACAGACACCAGTAATAACAGCGCCAGCACCTGTGGTTAGCAAGCTAGTAATAGATACACTGTCAGGTAGACCAATCGTGATAGATTGACCAGCACCAACTGTTTCTACTTCTAGATTAGTACCTACGATGCTGAAGGTCTGGCTGCTTAAGTCAACAGAACCAGTTCCAGTACCACCTCCAAAGTTTAGAGTGCCACCAGTCTCGGTAATAGCAGCATCGACGTAAGTCTTAACAGCTAGTTGAGTAGGAATGCTGCTGTTAGTAGCAATTCCGGTTACAGTATCGACCAATGAGGTCTCAATACCAATAACGTTAACTATTTGACCACCAGCAAAACTGAAGTCGTTAGTAACGGTTAGGCTACCAGTAATTGTTACATCTTCAGCCAAGCCAAGAGTAAGAACTCCAGGAACGCCAGAGACAACAGCTGTGACTTCATTAGGAGTCCCATTGATTACAAAACTCTCTGTACCTAGAGCAATTGTTCCAATGCCAGCAGCATCGTCAACAATAGTTAGATTGGAGTTTCCACCAACTTGACCAGCAACATAGTTGACAACTCCTGCAGCAGTAACTGCTTCAGTATCGCCAGAAGACTCATTTAGGTCTGTTGTGATTCCAGTGAAGTTCTCGTCAGCATCACCACCAGCAAACGCCATAGAGCCAGGAAGCTCTAGTGTGGATGAGAGTGAGAATGTGACGGTGTTGAAACCAACACCAGCAATATCAGTATCAATCTGATTAGAAGTACCTGAGAGTTCAAATACTTCGTCATTTGCTAGGTCAATCTCACCTTGAACACCATTATCACCAACAATCTCTAGTAGTGAACCACCACCAATCTTGGAGTCAACATAATCCTTTGTACCTTCGGCAGTTGCTAGCTCGTTAGCGCCAGCAGACTCATTTAGGTCTGTTGTGATTCCAGATGCGAATTCAGCAGCGTCTCCGCCAGTGAAACTAATCTGGGTGAACTCGGCAGCACCTGCAAATGTGGATAGACCACTGATTTGTAGTGTGTCACCTTCAATATGACCAGCAACCTCCAATGAGGTGAAGTTGCCTACACCACCATTTAGAATATCATTATTATTGAGATCAATATCTCCATTAAATGTAGCTACACCAGTGACGTTTAGTTCGCCAATTGTAGCGATGCCAGTGACATTTAAATCAATAACTGTTCCGCCACCACCACCAGCGGTGATGATACCAGTTAGTTGTGAACCATCACCACGGTACTCAACCGCAGTTACGATTCCAGAACCAGCATCTAGCTGAATCTGATCACCTACAAAGAGAGCGGCATCAATACCAGCGGTATTAATCCCAATAAGATCTCTTGTATCATTAATAATAACATCACCTTGTATTTGGTATGCCATTAAAATTTTTCTCCTTAAAGTCTTTGTGTACGTACAAAAAGGCTAAATAAGCCTCTTTATATTTATGTAACTTTAACTTTCTAGCCTCTCTATCCTAGATCTTAACTCATTATTTTCTTCTTTGAGTTCCTTCACGGATTCAATCAAAGCACCAATCAATCCGTTGTAATTAACAGACTTGGGGAAATCTCCAACAACCATTGTTGGGAAAACTTCCCGAACTTCTTGTGCTATGACACCAGCAGATTGTTTCCCGCTATTTATAAATTCAAAGGTAATACCATTTAATTTACAAATTTTATCAAGGGCTCCCTCAATGGGCTTCACATTATCCTTGACTCTAATATCCGAGAGGGAATTAAAGTCCCCAGCACTAATAGTGCCCGTTATACTTGCACTGTCTGCTCGTATCTGACCTCCAACAACTACATCACCACTGAAGGTTGAGGTTGAACCCACACCAGCTACGCTAATGAATGTGTTGAATCTTCCTTCATCAACCTGGACGTGGGATGGGTCATTTGTAAAGGTATTGAGACCAGCAATAACATTTCCACTACCAGTTCCAATTTCAATCTTCTCTTGACCGGGAAGACCGTTCAATGTAATTGAAGCTGGACCAATAGTTACAATACCACTGATGATAGAGTCACCATCAATAATAATTGCTTGTCCATCGGAACCACCTGTAAGGTTGCCATCAATAATTAGATTTAGGACACGAGCATCTGTTGCGGTTAGAGTGCCTACAGTTGCTATGCCACCAACTAGAAGATTACGCTTTACGAATAGATCATCTTCTACAAATAGATCACTAGTGAATGTTGATAGTCCAGTAGCCCTAAACTGATTAGTTGTGAGGATTCCCGTGACATCAATGTTTATACCACTAATGCCAGAAAATACTTGATTACCTTCAACTACTAGGTCACCATTTACATATATATCAGCAGAGAATGTTGCGATACCAGCGAATGTAGATACGCCAGTAACTTCTAGTTCAGCGAATGTCGCACTTCCTCCGCTGACTGGAATGTTTGGAAGACTTACAAAGCCACCAGGTGGTACAGTAAGACTGTTTATTGTTATCTCATTACCCGTAGCAGTTCCAAACCCAATAGTGTCGGCTCCAACTATACTTAAGGTAGAAACTCCACTAGCAATTAAGTTTGTAGTTGATGTTAGCTCAGAAACGAATAGATTATCGGAAACGAATAGGTCATTTTGGAATGTACCTATTCCACTGAAAGTGGAGAAACCAGTTACTACTACTGAATTGAATGTTACGTCACCACCTAGAGTAACAATACCAACACCAGAAATATTAGCAGTACCACTAACATTTAGATCCTTTAGTTCTGTAAGTTCTGCTACAGTCAAGTTGGTGCTAAATAGATCTTCAATTGTGCCGATGCCAGTAATGTTTAGATTACGACCGGTTACTTCATCATAGTCAATGTCTCCACTTACTATGAGATTACCCTGTACTTCAACATCACCAGCAAATACGGAATTTGTAGAACCTGTTACATTGAGTTGAGTAAACTCTGCTTCACCCGATTTAATTTTGGCAGGGGTTAATGTGGCGAAGTTAGATCCTTGAATGAAAGAATCACCTACCTGAACAAGCTTTTGGCTTGGATCTAAAGTAATAACAGGACTTCCATCTGCTCCTACAAATATCGTACCTGCTATAGATACATTGGCATCTGCTTCTACCTCACCCTGGAATGTAGATACTCCAGTTACTAATAGGTTAGGGAATACAGCATCACTAGTGGTGAGTGCGATGCCAGGAATATTAGCGCTACCACCAGCAGGTACTGTGAGGTTCTTTATTGTTAGGTCAAACCCAGTTGCCTTAGTGAAGTCAATGTCACCAATAAAGGAACTAACCCCAGAGACTTCAAGCTCAGTAGCAACATTTACAGTTGAGATGCCTGCTACGGTGGCAGTTAAGTTTCCAGGAGCTCTAAGATCTGTAGTGGCAGTGAATGTATCACCAGTTCCCACATTATATGTAAATATCTCAGAAGAAATCAGTGATTGACTTACTGTGAGATCTACAAAACTAGCATCATCAGCTATAAGATCTCCGTTTATGTCAACAGTACCGCCAAAAAATGCTCTATCATTAAAGGTGGCGATACCAATAAATGTAGATGCTCCACCAACACGCAAATCTCCATTTAGATCTGTGGGAGCGTTGTCTACAAATAGTCTCTGCTGTATAGTTAGAGTCTGTGCTGTACCAACATTGTAAGTTAGTTGGTTGAGTGATGCTAGACCAGAAACATTAATATTCCTTAGAGTGGCTTCATCAAATACAATATCGTCACCGACAATTAAGTCACCAGTAACATTCAAGTTACCTTGAACTGTAGTGAAACCTAGTGTAGTAATCCCAGTGACAGTTAGGTTCTCAAAGACAGGTGAGCCACCAATAGTAGCGATACCCGCACCATCTGCTTCAATAGTACCAGTTACAAATAGATCATCTACAGTAAGTGAGTTTCCAAAGCCGACATTGAAGTTTAATTCACCAAAGGTTGCAATACCAGATGGACTCTGATTAATATTACCTTCTACTTCTACATCAATCTCAATAGTAACATCACCCTGGAAGGTAATACCACCACCAATAACAACATTATCCGTAACAAATAATGTATCTCCAATAGAAACAGAACCACCAAAACTAGCAGTTGTTCCTACAGAAAGGCTTCCATCGATGGAAACGTTTGTGGATAGACCAACAATAAGAGATGTTCCTGCTCCTACAGCATCAGTAAGTACTTGGTTCTTTTTACCTACAATATTAAATACTGCTAGTTGAAGATCAACTTCACCAATTTCACCATCATCACCACTAAATCGTAATGCTGGTTCAGTTGGGGGTGGATTAGAATCTACCCACTGTGCGTCACCATTAGGATCAATATAGTATGTGTATTGTCTTAAACCTTGGGCGTCAAACCATAGATCGCCAGCTTGGATTGGTTCCCCTGTCGGTCGCAGAGTGGGGGGAATCGTTGACCCAATACCTATAGCTGTACTTATGGATCCTGCTGGCAAGTACTGGAGGTCCGAGCCAAAACCAGTGATAGTTTGAAGACTAGAGATTCCAGTTACAATTAAGTCTTCAAACTGAGCTGTAGTGCCGATACCTACATTAAATACTAATCCGTTGGTAGTTACAGTTCCACCAACAGTAATATTACCTGAGGTTAGGTCGTCAAGTGAAATATCTCCACCAACTTGTAAATTTTTATCTACTCTTAAGTTCTGATAGAATGTAGAGAAACCAGTTGTATTCAGTCCACCGAAAGTTGAGAATCCTGTGACTGATAATGAATTAAATACTGGATCACCACCAAGGGTAGCAATACCTGCGCCATTAATTTCCGCACTGTCTGTAACTTTAAGAAACTGAAGAGTGAGTGTGGTTCCAATACCTACATTAAAATCTAAGCCATTAGTGAATACTGTACCACCAACAGTAATATTACCAGCATCTAGATCCTCCAGTACGATGTTGCCACCAACTGATAGGTCTTCTTTTATGTCTAGGTTCTGGTAGAATGTTGAGAAACCAGTTGTATTCAGCCCACCGAATATGGAGTAGTCAGTTACTTCAATAGTCTCGAATATTGGATCGCCACCTATAGTAGCAATACCTGCGCCATTAATTTTTGCGCTCTCTGTAACATTGAGGTATTGCAGAGTGAGAGTAGATCCAATGCCAACATTAAATGTTAGCTCATTAAGTGATGAGATTCCAGTGACGACTAGATCATCTAGGATCGCATCATCAAAGATGAGATCACCAGTAATAAATACATCCCCATCAATATATGTACCACCATCTACAAAGAGGGAAGTTGACCCTATCCCTGCCGTTGAAGGTCCTACCCTAAGATCTTCAATGTAAGCATCTCCCCTTACATCAAGGGCACCTCTAGGTGTTGTACTATTAATACCAACTCCGGTGTCGTCTGCGAATAGAGACGTTCCACCTACTCCTACTTCTAAACCTTTCTTGACGCGGAAATTCTGATTCGCCACGGGTTCACATTCCCCCTATAATTAAAAATTATATTGTATGAATGTATTTATACTGTATAAATTATGTCTTTGTGGCGACAACTGTTGCTGTAAACGTAGATGGATTGGAAGATGTTGGGGTAATTTGAATTGCTACAGTTCCTGCGCTGATGATAACTTCATAAGTACCAACTTCAACATTATTAAATACCGTGGAGTATTCATTGAAGAATGGACTTGTGCCATCTTGAATTGCCAAGATTTTAGTTGTATGTACGTTTCCAGCTTCAACTCCCTGTAATGTAATGTCATATGTATCATATGTTAGATCATCTGCTATGACCATAGGAGTTGGGAACTGTGATGCGGTACTCAATCTGAATGCCGAATGTCTAGTTATATCTTTGATATCTAGATTAACAGTAACTGTTTCAATTCCGACTTGTGAATTGGTTACATCAGCATAGGTGATGGTGGCAATACCGATACTTGCATCGGTAATATCTCCAAACTCAAGTGTGAGGCTAGTTCCAAATCCAGAATTGTAAGTTAGATTTACTATATTAGCGAGGTTGATATCTGCGCTAGCTAATGTAGAAACGCCGACCACATTTAAGTTTGTTATCTCTGCGTCGTTGGTGACATTTAAATTATTAGTAGTAGTTATACCAATAACTTGAAGATCGTTAGCTATAACCGCACTATCCAGCACCGTTAGAGAGGTTATAATGCCCGTATTGTAAGTTAAGGTATCACCAATAAGTGTTGTTACAATACCTGTATTGGCATATAATAGCGAGGAATATATCTGGGTGCTAGTAGTAATACCATTAACATTTAGGAATCCAGAAACCTCAACGTTAGAGGATTCAATGGCAAGAATTGTACCAATCCCACTTACGAATAAGTTTCTAGTGGCGGTGATATCTTCCGCGATAAGATTGCCATTAGTAATAATAAGATTACCATTAGTAATGAAGACATCAGTGCTAATAGAAACAATACCATCAATGGTAAGAGTATCGTTGATAATTACATCTTCAAATTCCGCTAGTGTGTCTACGAATAGTGACCCAGTAGTTACTAAACCTGAGTTCATTATCTCTACAGACTCGATCATATTGATCGTAGACATCCCAACTGCTTGGAAATTGCCTAGTAGGTTTAGGAATGTAGTTACTGTAGCTACTCCTGTGGTTTGACGCAGAGAAGTTAAATCGTCTACATCTATTACAGATGCTCTAATATTATCAATAAATGCCTGAGGACCTGTGAAGATTCCTGTTGCTTCTACAGTAGATGCGGTAAGAATACCAGCAATATCTACATTGCGGTCAACTAGAACATCATTTCTGAAGTCGGAAGTGCCACGGAATGTGGAGAGTCCAGTAATATCTAAGAAATCTGCTGTGATTGAAGTACCAATATACTCACCGACAGAAGCTTGTTCAACACGTAGATCTGTTACGACCCCAATGTTCGCATTAAGGTTCTCTACCAATAGTGTGGTGACAATACCAGTATTGGCAAATAGTGTATTGATTGTACCAATACCACTAATGAATAAGTTACGACCAGAAATTTCATCATAGAAAATGTCATCTAGTACGAATAGGTCACCTCCAACATATAGGTCACCTCTAGTTGTAGTGAATCCAAGAGGACCAGGAGCACCCAATGAACTGATTCCATTGACCTCAAGGTTTCTGGTCACTCGCAAGTCTTCTACCTCAAGATCCTGGGCAGTCAGTACACCACTGATAGCGAGACCAGTAACAACACCGATATTTGCTGAGAAGTTATTGAGTGTAGCAAATCCTAGAGGACCAGCGGAGAATATGAAGTCGGAATCTAGTAAATCAAATACCGTTAGGATACCAATCTGTGACTGCTGCGCATCTAACTGGGAGAAGCTAGAGATGCCAGTAATTGTCTGGTTACCATCAATGAATACGTCACCAGTGATTGTAGTAAATCCTACAATAGTACCAACACCTGTGCGGAAGAATGAACCGGCTGTAGTTTCACCAAATCCAACAGTTAAAATACCAACACTAGAGAATCCAATACGGGATGTGCTGATGGTAGCGGCAGTAATTAATGCGGTATCAATTTCAGCATCACTAATATCTGCGATGTTGAGTGTGGTTACTCCTGTTACGATGAGGTCATCAACGCGAAGCAGTCCTTCAATGTCAACGTTCGCATTAATATCAATCTCACCTGTGAACGTGACGATGCCTGAAATACTACCATCAGTTACACTTAAGAAACCGACAGTGGCAACTCCAATAGTCGCGTTGTCAATATCAGCATTCTCTAGAGTAACATCACCACTAGCAGCACTTAAGAAACCAACAGTGGCAACCCCGATTGTGCCATTGCTAATAGAAGCAATGCCGATTGTGACAATTCCAATAGTACCACTAGTGATAGAAGCAACACCTGTGATGTTCGCATTACCAGTTGCTGTTAAATCAGGTACTGTTAGAGCACTACCAATTAAAACATTACGTTCTACGAAGAGGTCTTTAGAGACGTATAGATCGTTCTGGAACGTGCCTACACCAACGAAGGTGGAAACACCAGCAACATATAAGTCCTTGGTGCTGAGGAAGCCCACAGTCAACGTAGAACCAATACCTACATTAAACTCCAGTCTATTTACTGTGGAAACACCAGTGATTTCCTGGTTGACGAATAATGTATCAGTAATAGATACAATTCCTAGGAATGTGGTATCTCCAACAACAGTTAGGGCACCGCCAACGATAACATCAGCAGTTGTAGTGAACCCAGTTAGAGTTGTGAGACCATTTACCGTTAGGCTTGTGCTAATAGAAACGTTCTCTGCGGTAAGTAGACCATTAGAATCTAATAGAGTCTTGGTAGTTAGGATACCAATCTGTGATTGCTCTGCGTCAAGCTGTCTGAATGTAGTGACTCCACTTACAGTAAGGTCACCATCAATATATACTTCACCAGTAAAGGTAGTGAAACCGATGAATGTATTGATGCCTGTTACAAATAAGGCACCTTCATTTTCATCAGTGCCGAATGAACCAAATCCTACGGTAGCAACCCCAATGCTAGCAGTATTAGCTTCTAGGTCATCTATATCAACCTCAGTAGCACTTACAACGCCTACAGTTACTACACCAACATTAGCATCAGTTACACTTAAGAAGCCTACTGTAGAGGTTCCTACGACCTCTTGAGAGATGCTAGCGAAACCAATGTTAGCATTAGCAATGTTAGCTGTACCACCAATGTCTACAACAACATCACCTTGGAAGTCAGCAGATTCAGTAACAACTAAATCCTGAGCTGTAATGATACCTGTGTTGATCTCATCAGACTCAATGAAGTCTGTATCTAAGAGTAAGATTGTGCCTACACCAGCGAATAGGAAGTTGGTTGTAGTTAGACCAGATACATCAATGTCTCCATTAAGATCAATGTCAGATCCAAATGTTGATACACCAGCAACTTCTAGTCTGCCCCCTAGAACAGTCTCATCAAATACTGTTAGATCTGTAGTGAATGTCTCTACTGAATTTAAGAATTCAGTGAATGCTCTGTCAGCATAGAACTGACCGTTTGATGTTGGATACTTGGATGGATCTGTAGTAACAGCAACAGTACCAGAATCCATTCTGGTGATTGTTGAAATCGTTCCCGTTAGGTTGGTGATAGTAGCAACACCAACTTGTAGGAACTCTAGGTCTAGGAAGGTGCCAATACCTGTATTTAGATCTAGCTGATTGATTGTTGCGATGCCTAGAACTAGTAGGTTGGTACCTGTTAGCTGCTCAAAAGATAGTTCACCCCCAACAAATAGGTCATTCTTTACATATAGATCTTCTCCGAATGTGCCCACACCAGCAAAGGTAGTGATGCCACTAACTCTAAGGTCTCTGTTGACAACATCTACTAACTCATCACCGAAAGTTACTCCATTAATTTGAGAGAAACCACTGTAGTTTAGATTGCTACCAATAGCAACAGCAATATTAGAGATGCCTGGACTGTCGAATCTATCTCTAAATGTACCAATGCCATAACTGAGTAGGTCACCCGTTAGAATACCAATGCGTCCACGGTCAAAGTCTAGTTCTGTTCCGTCAATTCTTCCAGAATTAAAACCAATACCACCAATAGTACCAGTACCTGCCTGAATATCATTGGTATCAACAACATTAAATGTACCAACACCAGTATTAACAGAACCTTCTGTGAACAATGTGGTGATAATACCAACATTAGATTCTAGATTTACAATGGTACCAATACCAGTTACCTCTAGGTTCTCTGCTCCTAGATCTTTTACGGTGAACTGATCGGTTACAGTTAAGTCACCATCAACAAATACTTCTCCAGTTACAGTTACTAGACCAACAAATGTACTAGTTCCACTGACTGACAGGGCTTGGGTGATAGTTAGAACGCCCACCTGAGCACGTTCAATATCAATCTGTTCTACATCAACTTCGGTTACGGTTACGATACCAGTGATATTGGCATCTTTAATACTAGCAAAGCCAAGCGTAGCAATACCAGCAGTTATATCAGTAGCTGTTAGAACTCCAATAGTTGAAGACTCTAACTGTAAATTAGTACCTACTCCCGTATTAAACTCAAGCTGATTTAGTGTGGTGATCCCTGTTACTTTAAAGCTAGTAAAGATTCCTGTGTTTCCTTCAACAGCATTTAATGTGGCAACACCACTGACTCTGATATTTTCAGCATTAATCTGATTGAAGAACGTATCACCAGCTACATATAGATCATTCCCAACATACAGATCATTAAAGAAGGTGCCAATGTCACCCTGAACTTCTAGACCATTCTCAACTACCGTGAATGATGCGGCAGACCTACCCAAACCTAAGGTTGCTACGCCAGCCCTAAAAACTTCTACCTCTAAATCATTTACATACAGCTCTTGTATCGTAGCAAATCCAGCTATAATATCCCCGGTAAAGCTAGAGATGCCTTGCGCATCGATGTTACCACGGAATGTAGCAATACCTGGGTCTACAATTAAAGATTCTACGGTAATATTACCTTCAATCTCAATATTTTTTGCCTTAATAATTTCGGCTTCTAACTTACCTAGGGGTCCATTGATAGTAACACCAGTGGATCCAATACCAACTTGGAAGTCATCCTCTGGTTTATCGGTACCAATACCAACAGAAGTAACACCTACTGCTTCGCTAGTTCCATAACCAGGGAGGGAAGCATAGGTGCCGTCTGGTCCATAACCAGTTGAAATACCTGAATTATTACCGTACTGGGTTCTAATCCAGTATGTATTAAAATTAATATCTGCAATATTTGGTCCAATTGGACTCTCATTAATAGTAATTAGTGTGGGGTCGTTTGACTTAAAGTTCAATCCACTGAAAGAACTTAAACCTACTTGTACATCGTCTTCATATACTCTTACAAAGGTTAAGTCAAGTGGTGATGCTGCTACCCATTTAACACCTTCTATATCTTGTGATAAAAAATATCCTAATCCACCAGTTTGAATACCAGCATCATATATTGGTCCTCTAATACTGATCTCTGGAGTATCAATACTTGCTCTTGGGTTAGATGTTTCAACACCAAGTGACCCAGACACACTAAGAGTTAGGTCCCTATTGGTTGAAAACCCAGGTGTACCTACTGCGAATCTACTTACTCTGCCAGACTGATAAAATAATGCCATTGACCCAGGATAATAATGCGAACGGTTTTTAGCTCTTAGCTGTTTCTAGAATAGAGACTACAACCTTCACATCTCCGGTCGAGTCGCCTTGAAGGACTAACTCATCACCCGTTTCAAGAACGAGCCTACCAATAATTAAGTTCAATGCATCATTGGGGATGACTGGACCATCATTGATAATTTGAAAGTCTTCAGGAATGTCACCAGGTCTGGCGTGAGAAAAGGTGACGAATTTAATTCCTGCTTGATCGCCCGAACCAACATTAGTGGCTTGAGCAAAAAGAACAATGGAAGCAACTCCAATGGGTGCAGTATAAATCCCCACCTTGGAGTCGGTAACCAAATGTCTTACCGTTAGAAATTTGTTTAGTGCTACTGCTGCCATGATACTTAGCTATCCAATGCGATGATGAGTGGCGTTACTTTATTTAGCACCGATTGATCAAAGGACCTTCCCGTAACTGTGCCAGTGAACTGGTTAATTACGAAATCATCACCGATGTTAAAGTTACCTGCTTGATCCGTTGAGGTATAGACGATTTGACCGCCGTTTTGCTTAACGATTTCATTAGCTTTAATAGGAACCCCGCCCTGTGAAGGTCTCGCGCCGTCAATGCTATTACCCGAACCAATATACTCAAAGGAGTGTGATGATGCGATTTGTAGACTCAAGCGGGAGAAGAATACGGTGGTACCTACAGATACTGTATTATTTAGCCTTTGTTTGAAAATGACTCGTACAGTTCCCTCATCTGGGGCAGTAGAACTATCAACGTCATAGTAAATTGGTTCAGTGATTGCGATAGCTTTAGCTTGCCTACCGTCAGGTCTTACTGGTGGAGCAATCGTAACGGTTGGACTTACCACCAGGTACTGATTACCATTGGAGATCAGTTCAATAGAAACAACCTTTCCATCAAGTACTGTAGGCGACACCTCAGCTTTAATTCCAGAAGGACCTTCTGGTATAGAAACAGATGCTATCGGTGGATTTTCATCACTATAACCAGATCCCCCATCCGTAACTTGAATTTCGGTAACCTCACGGTACAACTCACCGAAGAAGATTCCTTGACCATCATATGGACGTTTGTTACCGATACCCCGGATGATGACTACATCGTCATCAAGCTCTGCTTGCTCAGCTACCACACCAGTATATCGGTCAATACACTTGGAGTTTGCGTCACCGATACCGCGAGCAACTAGACCCAGAGTACCGAAGGATGAGTTGGAGTTAGTAAGGTCAAGCTGTGCTCCAGAGTCAGCTACGATAGCTTCATCACAACAGATGGTGAAGATAGAAACGAGCTGTTGATATGTACCATTGGAGATGGAACAACCAATACCACCTGGGTTGAACTGGGTAAAGGAGTCAACGTTAGATGAACCTTGAACACCGTTAGGAATCTCATCGCCTGGTTCAGCATCAAAACCATCCATTCTCATTCCAATTGACTTAGGAACGAAGTTGGTGCAGTTTCTGATGTATGGACCTTTGACAATATTACCGACACCTTGTGATGCCATTTGTTCAATTGTTGGTACTCCCTTACCATCGTTTCCTGGATAGCTAATAACGATGCCAGAATCTTCAAAGCCAACGTCAATGATGGTTGTTACAACACCAACTGCGTTCTCAATTGCGGAGAAGACATTCGCACAAGCATTTGGTGTGGCGTTAGAGAATTGTCTTGGATCATCTTGAATAGAAACATCACGTAACTGAGTTTGAGTAGATGGTGTACTGAAAGGCTCTTGCTTCCATACGCTTCCACCACTCTCATAAATGTGGGGGAAGTTGACTGTTCCTACGTGAGCAGTGAACTTCCTAGGAAGCTCCTGAACAATGGGGACTATAGACTCATTTCCTACAGCCACAAACGTGTGGGGTATTGTTGAGACCCCTACATTAACTAGGAATGAGTCGGAAGATAGTAACTGCTTAACTTCGTAGACATAATCGGGATTGGTTGGATATACTTTGATATCCAATGATCCACATACCCAACGTAGATTTCTTAAGTTGACAAGTGTGCCAACCTCATATTCCAAATCAACACCTGGGCATCCAATAATCAAGTTACCAGTTACATTATTGTAGTCAGCAGTACCGACAACATTAGCTGGATTGTCCTGGAAGGTCTCCATGACCTCAAAGATATCACCTTGTGTACCATCTGGGAAGATGTTAGTGGTGACTCTTGGGCTACCCACACAACGCATCTGGATATCTGCTAGGCGGATGGCATCCTGCTTGATTAAGCGATGAGCCTGTCTGGTTGTAAATGATCCGATACCAGTAATATTATTGTAATCGAGAGCCTCAATAAACTTCTTCTTGGTTGTATACTGTCCTCTCTCATACGCCTTTTCAATACATACAACAGATTGAGTTGTAGAAGGTGGCATATCAGCCAAGCGTAGTAGATCACGAGATAGAGATCTATTTAGAAGGGGTGCAGACAAATTGGCTTTGGTTGGAATAAACGCTCTTTCACGCTTGGTAAAGTATCCACGTGGAATGCCTCCCCAAGTTACATTGTTGATGATACAACGTACAATATTGAGTGAGTAGTCTAGTGCTTCTACTGTCTGACTGACTTCACCACCAGCAAGATGCTGATACTGACCGACAGCATCATAATAAAGTTGTGCTGCCTCTACAGACTTCATATTACCGCCACGTGTGATGTCATAAACAACTGCTAGATAAATCTTACCAACGTCATTGGCACATAGTTTAGTGCGTAAGTTAATACCATCTTGAATCTGCTCACAGAATACTGAAGCTACAGTACCACCACCCTCATACGTATGAGATAAGTTATTAGGTGCCATCTGTACTGTAAATGTACGTGCGTTAACTACCGAATTAACATTATATACGTTAGTTCCTACAGTAGAAGTCCCTCCCTGTACATAAGTATGAACTTTGGGAGTTGGCTTTAGTTGAACTTTATATGTATAGAAATCTTCTACCTCAACCACGCGGAGAAGTTTATCTGGATTGAGTGGATATACTTCTGCCCCAGCTACACAAGAGAACTCAAGATTTTCTAGGCGAACTTTGGCATCACGATATGCTTGATGTGGCTTCTCTGTTGTGATGCGAAGTGATCCAGTAATGTGATTGAATACAGCATTAACAACATTGGCAGGTCTTCCATCGGGGAAAGGTAGTGAGCCTGCCTGATTATTTGTACCTCCAGATAGGCAAGAGAAAATCAAACCATTCAACCGCACACCTGTATCAGCTACTAGGAGATGATCTTTTTCTGTTGTTACTGTTAGGAGACCAGAGATTTTATTATAGTCTGCATCTTCTACCTCGTATCTTAATCCAGGAGAAATAGTACCTCCATTGATATAGGAATGATCAATATCAGAAGGTCCAACATTAATTGTAAATGTTGATGGGGATAGAACAGCCTTAACGGGGTATAGTACAACACCATTGTCTGGGAATACACGTTGGGTTGCTACAGTTGTTACTGTACCACCACTAGTCCAGGTATGAACTTTGCTAGATTTTTCTAGGTTCAATACAAACTTAGTTGGTGATAGGATTTCAGCTACAGGGAATACTTGATCAACATTTGATGGGTAGATCAAGCTACCATCACTACATCCAAATACAAGACCTTCCATAGTAACGCTACTACCAATAACAATACCGTTTTTAGCTTCGGTCGTTATTACAAGCTTACCTGTTAAGTTATTATAAGTAGCACCTACAACCGTGCTAGTCTTACTGCATTGGAAGATTAGATTTTCCATCCTCACAATATCTTTAGGAGCTAGTACAGTTTCTCTATTAGTAGTTACTGAAAGATCTCCTGTTAGTTTATTATAAGAGGCTGAAGTTACATTCACTGGAACCTCACCAGGAGCCGCTGAGGGACCTTCGTTAATAATGGAGGTTACAATGTTAGACAACTGATCTACACGGGCAGCTACAGCCTCACAGCCCCTAGGTACACGTGTTACGGACATATCAACAACTTGTGGAGTCCTTGATTGGTAAGTAGAATACTTAGAACTGAATCCACCTGAATTATATCGGTGGACGATGGAAGAAATACCTGCGTTGATTGAGAATGTATCGGTACTAATAACATCATTAACTTCAAAGTACTCACCTTGAGTTCCATCAGGGAACATATCAGTAGTGACTCCAGTCTGTACCAATCCACCACGTATATATTCGTGTGAGATGGATGAGACACCAACATTCAAAGTAAATTCTGTTAGGGAGGGAGTATCTAATACCTCATAGAAACTGCCGAGTGGTGAGTTTTGAGCACTACCTGGGAAGATGTTTGTAGTAATACCGACAAAGATATCTCCACCGCCAACATACGTGTGCGTGATAGTTGAAGTGCCCACATTAACTGTCAATGAGTTGGATGCTGGAACTGCTGTTACTCTATAGATATTGAGGCTAGCTGCCGTATCATCGGGGAAGATTGTGGTAGTAATACCAGAGCCACCGGGGCATACAAAATCTAATCCAGCTAATTTGACATTGCTACCAATTGATAGACCATGTGCGGCAGCAACTGTTACATTAATGTCACCACTTATATTATTATAGTTGGCACCAGTAATGGCAATGTCATTGCCATAGGCAGGGCAATCCATCTGTATGCCAGCAAGTTTGATAGTCTCATTAATTGATAGCCCGTGTGCTGTATCAGTGGTTACAATTAGTCTTCCTGTTAAGTTATTGTAATTTGCCCCACTGATCATCTTCTCATCACCATATGGGTCACAATCAAACTTGATGTCACGTAACCTCACTAGGTCACCAACATTAAGTCTATGACTAGTTACTCCAACCAACGCAGCTCCAGACTCATTATTGTATATAAAGTCATTGATAGGACTTTCAATGCGTCTAGTAAATCCACCAGAAAGGTAAGTGTGGCTGATGGTAGAGGGTCCCACATTCACCAGGAAGGTATCTTCATCTAATACTTCAGTAACTGGGAATTCAAAACCATTAGTTCCATCTGGGAACTTATCAGTTGTTACTCCTGTGGTTACAGTTCCACCCTCAACATAGGAGTGTGGGATGCTAGATACACCAACATTAATAGTGAATCTATCAGGACACATATCATCCTTACTAAGAACAGTAAAGATATTTCCTAGAGGTGAGTTTTGTGGATTGTTGCTTGGGAAAATGTTTGTAGTGATACCTACAGCCATCAATCCACCACTAATATAGTTGTGTGGGATAGTAGAAGTTCCAACTTTCACACGAACTTCAGTTGAACTACCAATGCTAATGACTGGGAATATGTTACCATCTGTCCCATCAGGGAAGATATTAGTAGTAATACCTACAGATAAGGAACCACCTGAACCATATACGTGAGTGATACTTGAGATGCCAACATTAATTCTAACTTCATTAGGAGTTGGAACTCCAATAACCTCATAGATATTTCCTTTGGGTGAGTTCTGTGTGCTTGGGCTTGGGAAGAAGTTTGTAGTTACTCCAGAGAATACTTCACCATATCTAATGTATGTGTGAGCAATAGTTGAGACTCCAACTTGCGCGGTGAATTGATTGGAAGCTGGAAGACCTAGAACATCATAGAATCCACCTTCAGGACCTACATCTTCTGGGAATATGTTTCCTGTTACGCCAGTGAATAATGTACCGTAATCATTTCCATTAACCAGGAAGATTACAAATGTATCAGTGATGTTAACAAACTGAACTTGAACTTCCCAAACACCAGGACTTACTTGTGTTACTGTTCTAGCATCAAATAGGTTATAGCTAGGATCTCTTCCATCAGGATAAGGAATCTCATCACCAGCCGCATTTCTGTATAGAAGACCTGCTAGTTTAATCCTATCACCTGGATTAATTCTTGGATCGGCATTGAGTGTGAGTGTAGCTATACGTCCATTGAATGGGTCAAAAGTGATCTGCTGAATTGCGAAAGGAGTTCCAGAGTTGCAATCAAACTGCAAGTCTCTAATTCTTAAGGTCTCGCCAATATCAATTCCACCTAGATCGCGGTTAGTAGTAATGGTTATGATACCACTAAGGTTGTCATAGTCAGCAGCCACAACATTATACTGATTTCCATATGGAGGACACTGGAACTTAATATCAGACAACTTAATATTGTCCCCAACATTAAGACCGTGTGGGGAGACCACAGATACTAGTGAGTTTCCAGTTGTATTATCATATACGAAGTTAGAAACATCAATAGAATTGCCATAAGATGGACAGTCAAATTTAATGTCAGCTAGCTTAATGCTATACCTACTTACTTTAGTTACATCACCACCACCTTGATAGATGTGGGGGATTGTTGATACGCCAACCTTAACTGAGAAGGTAGTGCTATTATTGATCTCCTTAATAGGATAGATTAAACCTAAATCGTCTGGGAAGATTGTTGTTGTTATACCAGAAGTACCAAGGCAAGAGAATCCAAGACCTGATAGCTGAACACCACTTTCAATTGATAGATCAACATTAGTAGGTACTACAGTAGTTACGGTAATAATTCCAGAGACATTATCATAAACAGCTGTTGAAATTGCTACAGGTGGTCTTGCGTTTAATGTTAGACCATGTGGCTGAAGTACAGTGATTGATGATACGCCAGTAAGATTATTGTAATCAAAGTCAATAATATTTTTATCATTACCGTATGGAGGGCAATCAAGTTCAATGTCATCCAAACGAATTAGATCACCAACTTTCACATCATTATCAACGGTAGTTGTTACTGTAGATAAACCAGTTGTATTGTCGTAAATAAAGTCTTCAATATCATAGTCGGGTGTAAATACTGGACAGGAGAAACGAATCTCACCCATCTCAATAACGTCATCTACCTTATACCCGTGATCTAGTGAAGTTACACTGGCTACACCACTAAATCTATCGTATAAAATATCATCAAGAGCTTGGCGATAACGATATACGTTGCCACCTTTAAAGTAGTTGTGTTTGATCGTAGAGATGCCAATGAAAGTTTCAAAATTATTCTCATCAATACGATTATCAACCGTGAAGTACTGACCTTCTGGGCGAGTATTGTCTGGGAAGAATGTAGTAGTTAGTCCAGCATACTCATCGGAGCAGACAAACTGAATATCACTCATCCTTATCATATCCCCACGCTGAACATTGATTCCAGGTACGGTTACTGTGGCGAAGCCACTGATGTTATCATAACCAAGTTGTTGAACCAGACCCGTTTCAGCAGCAATAAATGAACCCCATGGGCGATTATTTAAAGCATACTTGGAAATATCTCGCTCAAAATCAATAGCAGCAATGGTTGCTTGCTTAACACCAGGACCAGTGATATGCTGTAGCTCTCCACCAGCACTCTGACCATATAGAACTTGACCACCTCTCTCATAATCGTGAGTGATTGTGGAAGTTCCAACGTTGATTACTAACTCCCCAGATTCTGTGATTGCATCAACAATAAATACGTCTCCTCGTGGAGATACTTGACTATCGCCAGGGAAAATATCTGTGTTAATACCAACTGATAGTGTACCACCACCCTCATAGATATGTGGAATGGAAGAAGGACCAACCTGAACAGCAACAGTATTTGGGGTTGGAATATTAATTACATTGAATAATTTTGTTGGTTGCTGACCAGGATTACCTCCCACATCAGGGAAGATGTTAGTAGTAATACCAACGAATGCTTCTCCTGTTCCTTGTACATAGATGTGAGCAAATGATGATGTACCAATATCTAATTGGAACTGCGTTGGGTTTAATCTCTCCGTAATTTTAAAGAGGTTTCCTTGTGAACCATCTGGGAAGATGTTAGTGGTTATGGAAGTACTATTAGGACATTCAAAGCGTAGATCTTTTAGCTTAACTAGATCACCCGTAAAGAGATTTGCTTCTGGCTCTCTAAATGTTAGAATTGCTAGACCTGATTTAAAATCATAGTCAAAGTTTGCGATATCACGCTCATTAGTTTGTCCACTGAAGAGTAAGCCGCCTCTAATATAATTGTGCTGGATACTGGAGACACCAACATTTAGATTAACCTGAGTGGGGGAAGGAATAGAATCTACAATATAGGTATATCCTTGCGTACCATCAGGGAAGATGTTAGTAGTGATTCCAACAAAAGCATCTCCACCCTGAACATAGGTGTGAGCAAAAGGAACTCGACCCACATTAGTTGTGAATGTTGTGTTGTTTATAATACCAGTTACTGGGAAGATATTGAGACTGGCAGCTGTCCCATCAGGGAAGATAGTGGTGGTAATACCTGGGCTGTTAGTACATTCAAACTCCATACCAGTGAGCTTGACATTATCACCAGTGGATAGACCGTGAGGACCACGTACAATAACCGTAGCTCCACCCGTTAGGTTGTTATAATCAACATCTAAAATAGCACGCTCATTGGTTTCTCCATATTGCATTCTTCCACCACTTTGATAATTATGTGGGATGCTAGAGATTCCTACCTCAATAATTACTTTATTTGGTGAGAGCTTACCTAGAATTTCAAAACGACTTCCTGTAGGACGAGTTCCATCTGGGAAGATGTTAGTAGTGATTCCAACGAAACCATTACCACCACTCACATAAGTGTGGGGGATAGAGCTCACGCCAACATTAGTTATGATCGTGTTAGGTGTTGGTGTACCAATAACTTCAAAGATATTTTGATCGTTAATTTTTTTCTTGAGGCTAGAGAAACCACCAGAGATATATGTATGTGCTAAAGTTGAAGTACCTACATCAATTACATATGTTGTTTCATTAACTACATTAACAACTTCAAATACTGGAACATCTAGACGTGGGAAGATGACTGTGCCTGGATCATTACCAGGACCACCAGAATTACACGCAAAGTTTAGACCTTGAACTTTAATTATAGCTCCAGGTGTTGTTGCTAAGGCGGCGCTGGTTGTTACTACAAGTAAACCTGTCTCGTCATCATATAATGCATTGGTAATTGAAGAAGTCACTCCCCCGATACTAGCAGATCCACCATTAACATATGTGTGTGGTAGCCCAATTGATGAGCCTACGTTGATTGTGAATTGTGAAGCATTTGAACTTATGATTTCAAACTCATCAGTTGGTCGTGGGAATAATAGTTGTCCAGGTGCATTACCTGCACCACCTGAAGCACAGGAGAATAATAAATCAACTACACTTGCGTTATCTCCCTTAACCAAACCGTGCTGTCTATCAAGAGTAACGGATAGTTCTCCACTGGATCTGTTATATACTGCATCAATAATATTTTGACGAGTGGAAATACCACCAGAAATATATGTATGTGGGATAGAATTTGGACCAACATCAATGGTATAGCTGAAAGGATCTATTACACTGACAACCTCATAAGTTTCTTGGTTACGTGGGAATAGTAATACGCCAGGAGCACCACCAGGACCACCTGAAGCACAAGAGAACTCTAGTCCCTGAAGAAGTACTAGGTCACTGGAAACTAAACCGTGAGCATCATCACAGATGATGGTGACTACACCAGTCACATTGTCATAAGTTGCGTTAGTAACTCTTACATTAGGATCTTCAAATGTCTGTGGGAAAATATTAGTTGTGATACCTGTATAGAACTTTCCACCAGAAGCATAGGTATGAGCAATGGAACTAACTCCAACTTTAGTTAGAACTTGATTTGGTGCAGGAACTGAAATTACTCTAAAGAAATTTCCTGCTGGGAGAGTTCCATCTGGGAAGATGTTAGTAGTGATACCAACTTGTAGCTTTCCACCTTGAAAATATGTGTGGGTGATTGATGATACACCAACATTAGTGACGATTGTGTTTGGATTTAGAACAGCAAGTACATCGTAAAAGTTGGGAACAGAACCGTCAGGGAAGATAGATGTACTAACTCCCGATCCATTTGGACAAGTGAACTCAATATCATATAATGCTATGGTGTCATCTAGCTGTAGATTGTGAGATGAGGCTAGAGTGATAACAGACTGCCCAGTAGCATTATCATACTGGAAGTCCGTAATATCCAATGTATTAGCTGTAGATCTATAGCTATCGCAGGTGAACTTAAGATCTTCTAGGATAAAACTATCACCAACAATTAAGTCGTGATCCCTTAGTAAGGTTACTAGACCCGTACCGTCAGTATCATTGTAATCAAAATCAGATACTCTTAAGAAATTATTCTCATTGGATGCAGTGCCACCACCAACGTAGGTGTGGGCAATCGTGGATACGCCGACTTGAATAACGACAGAATTGGCGGAAGGAACTCCTAAAACGGGGAATTTATCACCTTGGGTTCCATCTGGGAATACCGTTGTCGTGAAACCAACTTTTAGTGTGCCATTACCAACATATGTGTGAGCAATAGTTGACACTCCAACATTCGTGACGAGTGTCAATGAATCAACCAAATCAGTCACAGTGAAATCAAATCCCTGTGTTCCATCAGGGAATACTGTGGTTGTGATGCCAACAGTAGCGGTTCCACCATCCACATAGCTATGTGCAATAGTAGAAACACCCACATTGACGATCATCTGATTGGGTGCAGGAACTGAAAGAATCTCAAACTCGTCTCCAATCGTTCCATCGGGGAAAATTGTTGTGGTGATACCGGAGTTGGAGCAGGAATACTCAAGACCAGTTAGTTTTACAAGCTGACCTACTTGACTGCCATGATTAGATACTAGAGCAATGTTTACAAAGCCAGTTACATTATCATATGAAGCATTTAAAATGTCAATGTCTGTGAAACTATAGCTATTACATGCAAATACAAGATTATCTAACTGGAAACGGTCTCCAATTTGTAGATCATGAGGATGACTCAATCCAATTATGCTGTTACCACTAGCTTCATTATAGATGAATGATGTGATAGCAATTCCCGTTGGAATGTAGCTATTGCAAGAAAATACTAGGTCATCTAGAGTAACATCACTACCACCTGTTAGGCTGTGATCAGTATTAAATGTTGCTAGGGCTTCTCCAGTTAAATTATTATAATCAAACGCGATGATATTATAAGACTCACTCAAGTAACTATCGCAGCTAAACTTAAGATTCTCAAACTTAACTAGATCACCAGTACGTAGATTATGTGGGGTCGCAAATGTGGTCTCGGTTATACCAGTGAAGTTGTCGTAATCGAATCCAGTAATTGAGATTGCGTTGCCATATGATGGGCAAGATAGTTTGATATCATAGAGTAGTACTATATCACCAACGTCTAGATTAGCAGCATCAGCATATGTGAGTGTGGCTTCACCACTTACATTATTATATTCAAGATTTACAATATCAGTGAACGTTCCACCATAAGCAGGACAATCAAACTGAAGATCTCTTAGTTCAATCTTTTCACCAATCTTCAAGTTATGCTCGGAAGATAGAGTTACTGTACTTGAACCTGTTGTTTCATCATAAACAAAGTTAGATACTGGATATGATTGAGCACCATATGGGGGACAGTCAAACTTTAGATCATCTAGCTTGATTGTATCACCAGCTTGAATATCGTGAATAAATGGTAGAGTTACTGTACCAACACCACTAATATTGTTGTAATTAAATCCTGCGATAAAGAATGTATTATTATATGGTGGGCAATCAAGCTGAATATCACGTAGCTTAATCTCCTGCCCAGGAAGTACCTGGGTGCTTAATTCAGTTTCAAGTATTAGCAATCCAGTAGTATTGTCATAAACTAAATCAGTGATATTAGTTGAGTTGATAAACTTGACAGGGGCATAATAAGTTAAACCTACACCCGTTGACTCAGAGTTACCATCAGAGATTAAATCATATCTCCAACCGTTTAGAATATCTTTAAGATCCCTACGACACTGATTGATATCTGGATTTACATAGGAAGGTCCTTTATAATCAGGACTATTGATGTATTGGAAAGCTTCTTCAGTAATGAACTGTGTATTTAACTCCAGAGCACGCGCAGCATCTTGGGACCTTTGACCAGCGGCAAAACCTGAATACCCACTTGTTAAGAATCCGACAGTCTCACTTGCAATGAAGTCTAGGTTATCTCTGATTAGACGAGCAGCATCAAAGTAGCGATCAGATGCTGTGCCTTCTAGAGGACGGAATGAGATGATGGCAGCACCATCACGTGAATCTACATTAGAGACGAATGAATGGTTAGTTGCGTGGAAACCGTCACCAACTAAATATAAATCTTTCTCTGGATTTGCTGGAGTAACTAGAACGTTACGAAGATCCATACCCTCAACCGCAACTAGATCGCGGAATTCGATGGGGTTGTCTTCAATATAATGTCCTGGAAAAACTTTAATGCCGTCACCATATGCTGCTAACTCGGCAGCTTTCTTAATAGTTCTTACGGAGTCTCTCTCGTTAAGACCTGAGTTGTTGTCGTTACCATTTACGGTTACGAAAATAGTCCTACCAATATCGTCACCTTGACCAGGCTCAATAATTCGAGCCCCCACACTTTCATTTTCTTGACGAAAATATAGTTTGCCATCATAATAATTGACTCCCAGCTCCCCTAGTTTTAGATCAGCTAAGGATGGGATACGCCCCTGTACACCAGAGCGCTTTAGTATAATTTTGGTTTCTGATGAAATCATTGCTACGTCAGATTCAGGCTAATGTAAAGAAATCACATTCATATAATCTCCTTACGATTATTTATACACCTAATTTGACTTGACTTTTTTAAAGAAATATGATAAAGGGAAGTATGTACATTATTGCTCCAAGTATAGAGCCCATAAAGCCCTTTTGTAATTCGTCTATTTCTGTTTCTAATTTGCTTGGATGTGAGTCCATTTAAAAATATGTAAAGGATAAGAGTCAGTATGATCTAGTTCTACGGCGACCATAAGAAACTTTCTTTGGTTGCTCTTGCACAAATAGATTTGGATTTACTTCCTCTGTAGGGAACATCCATTTTTCGATTGCCTCGCGGCGCTCTTCAGTGAAGAATGGCTGTTCGATATACCAGATGATCCATTCGGTATATGCTTTATCTGAATTACATGATTCACATGCACATAATACATTTGTCGTATGATTACTTCCTCCTTTTGAACGTGGAACTATATGATCTAATGTTAGGTTTGTATCTGAGCCACAGTAGGCACATTTATTATTCCATTGATTCTTAATAGCTGTCTTCCACATTCGTTTTGCTTCAGAAGATGAACAGGTGTGGAGGTTAAAAAGATAACCTTCGGGTGAACCATACGTATCCATAAGTTATACTTGCGTATATTTTATTTAGGAATATGTTTATTATAACACAAAAAAAAACCTCCCATATAGGGAGACTCTATTTATCTAACCGAGATTCTAACACCTCGGTAACCATTCCGCTTTAAGTAGCTCTCCATAATCCAGGCATCTCTGCCTGAATTGAAGATCTCTTCGCGTTTTTCATCGTCTTTGTAACCTATCACACAATATCTCATTAAGTAATTGCGTGGAACGGTCATAGGACACTCCAGTTGGACAGTTTATTTAGTCTTACTTACCACCCTGCTTCTTAAGTTTAGCTACGACCTTAGCCATAGCAGCACTGCGATCCTCATCACTCAAAGGCTTCTTCTTACCGAAGCCATCACTAGCAGCAGGGGGCTTGCTGTAGTCGGTTCTAGCATCAGTACCCTTACGCTCTTGCTCTTTGTCCTTACGAGCGTCACAGCCTTCCTCACTCATCATAGAAAGGTATGCCTGGTAGAGAGAATCAACTTCTTCCTTTTGGGTTTTCTGTCTCTTCATGCCTTTTTCCATAGGCTCTTTACTATCTTCCTTCTCACCAGTAGAGTACTTATTATGATCCCAATCTTTACCGTACATTTTTTTCATGCGTTTACGGTCTTCACCAGCATCAGCACGTAATTCGCTAGACCTTTTGTCTTTACCTTTTTCTTTATCATAGTCAGCTTCTCTACGATCTGTTTCTTGATCTTTAAAGAGAGCTATTGCATGACCTTCTTTACGTTTTTCACCGTACTCTTCATTCTTCATCCCCTTTTCCATAGGCTGTTTACTGTCTTTATTTTCACCAGTAGAGTACTTACTATGCTTCCAATCTTTACCATAGATGTTTTTCATGCGTTTGCGGTCTTCACCAGCATCCGCTCTCATTTCTTTGGCTCTACCTTTTCTACCGTGAGTTTCATCGTAATCGGCAATCTTACGATCTTTCCACTGATCTTTATAGAGAGCTATAGCATGACCTTCCTTATCTTCTTTTTCAGATTTACTCATCTCTGTAAGTAAATCATTAAGTTCATTTACACTAAAGTCACTTAAATCTTCACCTTCAGCAAGTAGAAAATCTACCCACTCTTCAAAGTTTGCTTCTTTATGAAAACCTTTAAGAGTCATTGCTAGGCGAGCACGTTCACCTAACTTACCACCTTTTTTAGCAGCGGCTTTTAGCTTAGCTTCTGGAATTTTTTCCCCTTCGGGTATTCCCATTTCTCTATGAAGAGCACCGGGCTTTTTGATAGCCCCTTGAATCCAGTCTTTTTCTTCAGACATATTGACCATAAGTGCAAGAGCTTCGTCAAGTCCGAACCCATTATCCATTAGGCTCTCTAGGACTGAATCAAAATCACTATATTCTACTGAATTATTAACCATAATTTTAGGTGCATTGGGATTGAATGTTGAACCAGGGGGCTTAGAAGCAACTGGTTTTGGTGTTGCCGTAGAACCTGCTGATGCAAAGTTCTTCAGAGTAGCCTTTGCGGCAGCGCCAGTTTTAGGTGCAGTTCTTGCGGGACGGACGGCTGGATTGGGTGCAGCAGGCTTAGGCATACGCCTCTTCAAGTCGTTCATCAAGGGGTTAGTTGTAGCACTAGTTCCTCTTGTAGAGTCTCTCTTTGCTTTAGCTTTTGCTAGTCCTGAATTAGCTTTTGCCCAAGCATCCATACCAGTTTTCTTTGCCGCAGCTTTGTCGCCAGCAGTAGCATCTTTAGCGTTTGCTTTTTCTCTTGCTGCAACGTATGCTTTATTTCTTGGATCATTAGCGCCAGTTGCAGCAGGCTTAGGTTTAACCTTCTGGGTTCCACCGCCACCGTTGTTGGGGTCGGGCTTAGGATCGGGCTTAGGATCGGGCTTAGGATCTGGCTTGTTAGGCTTATTAGCAGATAGTGGCTTACCACTATCTACGCCTTGACCAGGCTTGTATTTGGAATCTGCCCTACGACGACCAGCGGTTTCTGCGTCAATCTCACCTTGAGTTGCAGTTGAGCTCTGTGCGTTCTGTCCTCTGCGCTTATCAATATCGTTCTTTGATTTTTCCCACGACACTGCGGCATTTCTTTGGGACGCATTACCGAACATCTTTGCGCCAGCTCTTTTGATTTGACCACCCATTCTTTCTAGACCACGCCAACCCTTTTCGACTTCGGTGAGGTAAGCTTCATGGACCTCATCCCAAGTCATATCGCTTAGGTCAAGTCCTTCTTCCTCTACCAAGTGGTGAGCAAATGCTTCAACTTCTTCCCAGATAGAGTCAACACTCTCGGTTAGTTGTTGTGGCTTACCTACCTGAGCGTATGCCTCTTTGAGCTGAATATAAGAATTGAGGTCCATCGTAACAAAATAAATCCGTATGGTTTATTTATACTTGTAATTTATTAGCTTTCCTTCGCATATCCTAAGCTCACATACCACACCCTCAACATAACCATCTGCCTGTGTCGTATAATTATATATTTCTATCTTTCTAGTAATCAATAACGGATATAACTTTCCCCTATTATTAGTTTTTACTGTAGTATACCTTGCACCATTAAACACAAAGTCATACGTTCCTGTATAATCTGATCCCCACATCTGACCTGATGGGTCAATCCAGTAGAAGGACATTGTGCCCCCCTCCCAGTAATCATCTGATATATCTTTTGTCTGTGTTAAGACATTAGTAAGCTCTCCAATGGGGGCAGAGCATTTTACCTCATCAAACATCCCCATTGTTATAACCCAAATCACATTCTTCGTTTGTTGCGATATCAAGCTCTAATATAATCTCTGCTCTTTGTGTGTACGTTAGCATTGGGTGTACTAAAACACCCCTCTCAACGTGCTGTACTTGAGCACAAGTAAGCATTGTTGTGGCTGCTGCCGCTAAAAGTATCATTTTTCATTCTCTTGATGTTCCTTGATTATAGCCTGTAACTCTGTATCCTGCTGTAGTTTCTTAAGAACTCTTTTCATTCTCCACTTCATCAACCATAGGTCTGGCTTCATTTTAAGAAGAAGCCACTGCCTACGTAATTCTACAGTCAATACTTTAAACTGTAGCCCTAACCAAGGAGCCACATTATTATCCATAATAGCAATAACTACAATGATAAGAAGTGCGGCGTCGAGATAATAAATTTGATTCATAATATAATAGTTTCTAATTCACAGGTTAATTCATACATCTTAGTTAGGCTAATGTTTCCCTCATCATCCCGGCATTCCATTGCGGCACACCTAATAGCGGCAGCAATGGCTTCGGGTGTAATACTCATACCAGCCTGAGTAACGGCATCATAAACACGTGAAGCAGAATCAGACATGTTGATACCGACGGTTACTATTATTTAGGTTAGATTTAGAGCATCATAGATATACTCCCTACCCCTATCAATCCAATAAGGTGTGAAGACATCTCCAAAATGTTCTGTTAGGAATGCAAACTTCTCATCAATAATCTCTTTACCAAGAACATGGAAGTGTGCTGTGGAGAGTGCAAAGAACTCATCATAAGCATCAATATCTTTTGCCTTCATTTTCTGGTAGAGGTCCCTAGCTTGGTCCATAAGGGGGATTGCTCCTTCGGGCATATAGATTACCTCTCCCGTTGGTAGAGGTAGCTTCTTACTCTTTATAGCCCCCATAGAGACCTTCATACACTCACGGGTCTGCTCTACTGATAGTGCGTTAGGGCTCTCTCCACGGAAACCATACTGAACGCAACCATTAGTGCATTCCATCACACGGATAATAGCAGTGGCGTCTAGTACTTCTGGGGCACAGTCCGACCAAATCTTAAACCACTTATCGTAGAACCCAGGATGTTCGTTGTGTGTATGCATATTCAATATAAGTATTGCATTATTATTATACATTAAAAAACCACCCCTGTGAAGAGGTGGTGTGACACTTAACACGTTGTCTTTGATGTGTTAAAGATATGAGATTTTTTTAACACATCGTGAGAAGTGGTGGACAGTTTAATGGTTGTTTAGGGGGCATTCAGCCCCCCCTATAACCTACTTTGATGTATTTGCCAATAGGACTCTAATTTGATCCGGTTTCAAGGATGGATCAGCCTGAAGTAATATCGCAACTGCTGCTGCGATTAGGGGGCAAGCCATAGAGGTACCACTCTTTGTGCCTATCAGATTACCTGGTAAGGTTGACCAAATTGTTTTGCCAGATGTAGTCACATATAGCAGCTCTTTAGTGCCATCATTATCCCAGTCCACTGGTTCACCCGCTCTATTTGAGAATGATGTCATATCACCAGCCTCATCAATGGCTCCAACAACAATCCCATACTCTGATGCGTATGATCCAGGTGCCTCAGGACTTGAAGCCGCAATTGGATCAGTATCAAAGGCATTTCCAGCAGCCATTACGCAGATGACGTCATTGTCATTTGCATACTTAATAGCATCTCTAATTATTTGAGGGGGAACATAACCACCGCCAAGAGACATATTAATTACGTTGGCACCATTATCAACTGCATAATAGATGCCTGAAGCTAGATTCAAGTATGATCCACCCTGATCAGTTCCGGGAAGAATTTTTATTGGCATGATTTGTGTATTGAATGCTGCACCGACAATACCAATTCCATTATCCTCAGCAGAGACAGTGCCTGCTACGTGAGTACCATGACCATCCAAGTCCTCTAAGGAGTTATCATTATTTACAAAGTCCCAACCATTGACGTCATCAATGTAACCATTCAAATCATCATCAATACCATTGTTTGGAATTTCTCCAATATTTATCCAGATGTTATCATCTAATTCAATATGAGTAATGTCTACACCAGTATCAAGTACAGCAACAATGATACCCGCACCAGTTAATCCAACAGCCCAAGCTTCGGGGGCACCAATAGCATCTAGATTGTACATATTTGTACCGGGGGCATAGTCAAAAGCAACTGGAGGTTGTTGTGGTATGTCCACATTTGTTAAATCCTCAAGAGCAAATTCAACTGAAGCCTCACCAAAACCATCAATAATGTTGTAATCGCCTGTAATATTGCTTAGGTTGGGTTTATATATTGGTGACGGAGAGTCATCTAACCCCTCAGTTGGGAACGTAAATGTATAGAGGGATTCGTAATCACGTAATTCTGCCGCTACTAGCCATTGACCCTTAGTACCTGAAAGAGGTCCTTCATATATTAAATAACCATTTGAATTGGTACGCTTAACTTTAAATTTACCGCGATACTGGTAGCTTCCTACCATTGTAATAACATAGTCTGAATTATCTCTTACTACTCTTATGTAGTCTTTACCATCGCCATATTCGGCAAATAGTGCTTCTATCTGTTGCTTTGGAGTAAGATCCATTCGTGTCCCTTTATTATTTTACCATAATAAAAAAAGATCATATTAATATTTATAAAAAAACCACCCCCCGTAGGAGGTGGTGGACAGTTTATAAAGTGATCAGATGACTCGGGTCTTTTCGTGTCCTACGCGGATGCGAGGATCACACCAGATCTCAAAGCCAGCAGCGATAGCATCTAGACAGAAACTAACATCTTCACCACACATATCTTGTACATTACCTGAATCAAAGATTTGCATCTTGGGAGCGAACCAGGGGTACTTCATCTCAGGGTGCTCAAACACACCATTCTTGAGTAGGATCCAACCAAAGCCAGCATAGTCAACAGTGAAAGGCTTCTTACGCTTTTGGATTCCTTCAACCATTTCGTGGTTCATAACACCACCATTCTTGGCAAAGTCATCTTCTTCTAGCCAGTGAGCTACGGAAGTGGTACGACCATCTTCAGTAGAGTACCAACCAGTAGCGATGTCTGTATCCATAAGGACTAGTTGAAGAAGCTTCTGGGTGTTGAATACGATATCACTATCAATCCAAAGCTGATAGTCATAATGTAGCTTACCGTTCCACGGAATCTGATCGGGACCACGTAGAACGTTAGCACCGAGGCACTTACAACGTGCGAAGTTTACCATTGAACTGTAGTCTTGGGAGATCTGAATAGATGCTCCCATTTGAACTAAGTCAAAACACATTTGAACAAAGTTCTTTAAGTAGGTGTAGCTTACGCCACGACCAGGAAGACAGAAGACAATGCTTTTACCTTTAAGCATCTCCTTTGCCTTTGCATAATCCCACTCTTCTGCTTGATTAGCAACCTTACCCTTGGGTGGCTCTTTTGCCTTTACCGTAAATCCTTTAGCCATAATATTCTTTAATAATGAAACGTTTCAATTCATACTAGTACTGTAGTTAGTACGAAGCATCTGTATAAGTAGGTGCTTCACACTCTACATATTCAAGTTTAGCATCTTTAGAGTGATTGGTCAACTCCAAATATGTTTTAATGCCAACCATCTCTTTTTTAAATTCAGCTTCGCATAAGCAAGACCGAATACAAGTATTATTGACATAGATGTGATAGAGTTTGTCAGTCATTTTGTTAGTTCACGGAGGAATACTTCATCTCCCTCTATGACCCATTCTAATTCAGTTCCTTCATACCAACAAAATTCATTAAGAATTTCGGGTGGAAGTTGAACGATAAGGTCACCCGAGGAAACATCTTCTTGTAACTCAACGACAAATCGTTTGTCCTTGTTCATTCTATTTTATATGTTCTATTAGACTATATAGTCTTATGGGAAATCAGCGAAACAAGCTTCGACATCTACGGCAACTTGGACACCGTTCACTGTAGCACCACTGAAGTTAGCAACACCAATATTGATTGTTCCAGCTGGATTATTCGTATAGAATGGTCCAAAGTTAGCTGGGTTGGATGCGACTGATGGATATGATGTGTAAATTGTACTGAAAGCTTGAGCATTGCCGAACTCATCCGTAATTACCAAAGTACCATTTACCACTCTAGCAATAATAATATCGGAAGTTATTCCTCCAGTACTAGAGAATTTGAGAATAGTGGTAATTTTAAGCCACGCAATATCACTATTGACTGGTAAAGTTGTTACAATAAGCTGTGATCCTTGTCCGAAATTTCCTCCTGGATTATAGAAAGTAATAAATTGATGACCAGTCTGTAATGAAGTTGCTCCACCAATATTAGTGGCGTTAGTTGGTAATGGATAGCAACTTGCCATTGCTAAACATTTGAGCTCATTAGTATTTGTATTATAAGAATCATCACCAGTAAACCACCTATTAGCACCTGCACCAATTGCCAATTGCGCACCTGCGACATTAGGGGTTACCACCGCAGAACCAATAGCAAGGTGCCCAATTGCCGAAGTATTTAAAGTATCAGCTAACTCACCAAGAAATGTATTAGAGTTTCCTGTAATTATATTGGATCCAGCTTGAGATCCAACAAAAACATTACTTGCTCCGATAGTAGTATTCTGACCTGCAACTTGTCCAATCATAACATTGGCATTGCCTGATGACAAATTATTTCCAGCAGAGAGACCGCCAATAAAATTACCAGCACCAGAAGTGACTTTGTTCATAGCTGCCGCACCAATAACGGTATTGGAGAAAGCAGTTTGACCTACATTAGCAGATGCAATATCAGCACCAATGTACGTGTTGCCATCACCACCAGCACCAAAGCCAGCAGTCTTTCCAACACACGTGGTTCTAGTTGCGTTTACAGCATCCTCACCAGCATTAAGACCGATAAAAACGTTTCCACCATCTACTGTTTCTGCATTACCAGCTGCCTTACCAATCTTAATTGTATCAGTTGTAGTCTCAATATTAGCGAGCGTAATTTGATTTACACTGACATCACCAGAACCATTTCTAGCAACAATTTTAGATGCAGTTGCCGCTGTAGTAGCATCAACAGACCAAGTTCTATTTGTACTGCCATTATAATTGTTGCCATTTATGTAAGTTCCACTTGTTAGTGTGGCTGAAACACCAGCAGGACCTGGAGGACCATTGGGACCAGGAGAACCACCAGGACCATCGGGACCATCGGGACCATCGGGACCAGGAGGACCTGGAGGACCAGTTACGCTAGGACCAGGGGGACCATCAGGACCATCGGGACCAGGAGGACCCGTGACACTAGGACCAGGAGGACCAGAGGGACCAGAGGCGCCTGGAGGACCAGTTACGCTAGGACCAGGGGGACCATCAGGACCATCGGGACCTGGAGGACCAGTTACGCTAGGACCAGGAGGACCATCGGGACCATCGGGACCTGGAGGACCAGTTACGCTAGGACCAGGAGGACCAGGGGGACCAGTTACGCTAGGACCAGGAGGACCATCAGGACCAGTGGGACCATCAGGACCGTCAGGACCGTCAGGACCTGGAGGACCAGTGTCTCCACTAGAAACAGGAGTAATAATGACTTCTAAATCATCATTTGCTCCAGGAAGAGTTCCTGTTAATGATCCACTAGTAAATCTAAATGAGTTGGCTATATTATCTGTATAAGTCCCCTGGAAGTAACAAACACCACCATCATATGCGATGTAGATGATATATTCAACTCCAGTACTAATTGAAGCAAAGAAGTTTGCTTGGCTTACGAGATTCCTGTCATTAACGTTTATTCCCAATCCACTTTGAGTTGCATTGAGTCGAAGCTGTCCATTTGCGGTGCCATTAATTCCAGTACTAGTACTAAAAGTGTATTGAAGACCAGGTGGAGGATTACCAGGTCCAATAGGACCAGTGGCTCCAGTTACACTAGGACCTGGAGGACCAGGAGGACCAGTGACACTTGGACCAGGAGGACCATCAGGACCATCGGGACCGTCAGGACCGTCAGGACCAGGGGAACCAGGGGAACCAGGAGGACCAGTGACGCTTGGACCAGGAGGACCAGAAGGACCATCAGGACCAGTGGGACCATCAGGACCGTCAGGACCTGGAGGACCAGTGACACTTGGACCAGGGGGTCCATCAGGACCGTCAGGACCAGTGGGACCATCAGGACCAGGAGGACCAGTGACGCTTGGACCAGGGGGTCCATCAGGACCGTCAGGACCAGTGGGACCATCAGGACCAGTAGCTCCCGTAGAACCTTGAGGGACATCAGTCAAGCCAGCAGCACTACCATAGAAAGTAGGGGCAGTTACTGAACCACCAGCGCTCACTATAAGATCCGAAGTTGTGACTACACCTAACTGTGTATCCAAACCTTCAATAATTAAATCAGAACCATCGGCAGTTAATTTTCCAGAAGTATTTTGGATCTCAATACCACCTAAATCAATAGTATTACCAGCTAGATAGATATCTCTGAAACGATTTGTTGATGAACCTAAGTCATAAACCTCTGTAGTATCAGGTATTAATGACCCACTAACAGTGCCAGCAATAGATGCTTGGGTTGATTTTAGAGAGATTGTAATTGTACTCCCTGAAGCAACTGTTTCAATATCTGCAGAGCCCGCAATAGTAATGGTTGATCCTAAAGCAACAGAACCAGTTCCAATATCTCCTGCGAATTCAACTGGATCAATAGCGGGGGCGGGATTGGAATCCACAAATGCCGAATTATAATAAGTGTATTGTCTTAACTGACCTGCACCAGTGCCAGTAAAGAACCATAAATCACCCTCTTGTAGGGGAGTTCCATTTGGTCTTTGAGTTGGTTCGGTCGTAGATATGATTGAAGGTGTGGTGGTTACACCCTCCAAATATTGTCCATCACCATAGAAAGTTACAATTCCCGTTGGAGATGCTGCTGTAATAATACCAGCGCCAATTTCCGCTCCACCGAGAGTTGATAATCCAGTTACAACTAGAGAGTTACTATCTATGTGAGTAAAATTAGATACAAGAGTTCCAATACCAGAAGCACTTATGAAGTCATCAACAGATACTCGCAGCAATGAGTCTGTCTGTTGATCATAAATCAACAGCTCATCGGCACCAGTAACGTCGGCTTCATCCCCAGCTGTTTGTTCTGTGATGGCTTTCTCTGAAACCTTGCCATCAAATTCCGTAGCAGTAGCTACTCCAGTGGAGTTGATATTAGTTGCGGTTACTATTCCTAGATCCGCATCACCAGCATCGCTCAGGCGGATAACGCCATTAATCTTGTAAGCCATCTTGTAATCATACTATGGATTCCCTATGGCTATTTATACCATATTATAAAGAGCCAAAATCTTCTGACGCCATTTTGACTTTAAAATCTTGAAAGTCAACAGAATTAGCCACAATCTCTTGTAGTTTTGTGCCTTTTAGCATTTTGGTGGATGTTCCAACTTGGGTTGAGAACCCAACTCTAACCTCACCACTATCAGTATAAACAGAGTTATCACTTAAAAATAGATGGCGCACTTTATACTCTGCTGAACCTATATCATAAGACTCATTTGTATCGGGGATGATGTGATCGTTCCATTGGAATGATGTTGCTGATGTTCCAGCTCCAGTAAGACCCGTTGCCCCGGTTAGACCAGTTGGACCTTGTGGTTGAACGCAAACCATCAACTTATTTAAGTTATTAAAGGTAACATTACCATATAGGTAAACTGTAAAGTTAGTAAACTTATACCAACTACCTTGATTGGAAGCCGCTGCGTTTAGTGTGAGAAGTATAAAGCTACTAGCATCTCTCTCCTCTTGGATATAAACTTGCGCCCCAGTACCAAAGAGACCAAAGAAGTTTGAGATATCAACTCCATCTGCATTAGTATCATTGATGGCAATGGCAGTTGCGTCTTGTGGATTTGAATTATTAAATCTTATACGACCATTTGATGGCTCGCTATTAGTATTAGTGGAACTATCATACCTATAGGTGAAGCACATAGCACCTAAGCCAGGATCACCTGTAGCTCCACTGGATCCCATACTACCTGTAGCACCAGTAGATCCAAATGTACCTTGAGGTCCAGTGGCTCCCATAGAGGCGAATGATGGTCCTGTAGAAACCCATTTATCAGTATGCCAAGTATATGTAACAGAACCTGCTATAAACACCTCACCTTCTATTGGATTTAAAGGAAATATGATTTGCGACATTATAAAGGATAATATATTATTCCGATATATTTATAGTTACTCAGGTCTTACGATATTTCCATCGTCATCAAAGTATGGCTTGGGTTGTCTCCATAGTGGAGTATCTAACCCGTGCTCACGGTACCATTCATCAATGAGACCTGGGAGCTTCTCTTCAATATCAATCACGATTTTCCTCACCATCAAGGTCTTCATAGACATTTTCCAAAAATGTTCTTTCTCTGGTTGGTTCTTGTCGTACATAATCGTATTCTTTATGGGACTCTTCTACCAGCAATACAAACTTCATTAGTATAAAGATTATAATAAGTGGTAGAAAACAAAGCAATAAAGTCATTATTTTCCCCTACAAAAAAAGAGGGTGTATCCCTCTTATTATATGTATTTAGTTGTTATTGGTCTGTGTCAGAAGATTCCAAAAAAGAAATTACCTGTAATAGCATAGGAGATTAGACCAGATATAATACCGATCATAGCCCAACGACCATTATACATTTCCTTCTGTTCGTATGCAGATGAAGAATCGTAATACATATCTGGCTCTTTGGCGTAGATATTAGTACGTCCCCCGTCCTCGGTTACAGTACTCATTAGAATACACCGGGAATAATCTCGCCTGTCACAGCATAGGTACCGACAGCGATGACGAAACCTAGCATTGCTAGACGAGCATTTAGAATTTCTGCTTCAGGGGTAAAACCGAACATAGTATAACCTTTTGTGAAGTACTTAGATATTATAACATAGATTCTATAAAACTTCAATGGTGACGTTCGTTAGAACGATTCCGGTTTTATTTGCAATTTCAAGATTTATTACATATGTTCCCACTTGACTTATTGTTCCTCCTATTTTACGCCGATCATACCTCGACACTTCTACTCCTGCAGGAAATGTACTTTCATCCCAATAATATCCAATGCCTTTATTAAATGTTGCGTCATATATGAATGGTGAGTTAGCTGATACCAAAATATTATTTTGACCACCTATGCGAGGTTGTGGTAAAGAGTTATCTCCAGTGATATTAGATGTAACTGATGCTATTTCCGCAAGTATATACTCAACAACAGCATCGGCGTCACCGAAAGTAAACTCATCACTATCTACCCATTCACTATAGTGAACGTTATATACGTCATATGTTGTGGCTTCATTAGTTATAGTTAATCTGTTATCAATAATATCAATAGCTTCAGGATCTTCAGAATTATATGATATTGTGAATTGGTCAATTTCTATTGCACCATTTGAGGAAGAAGTGCCATCTGAAGATCTCCCCGTAAAATAAATAAGAGGAGAAAGTTCCCCGAGTATGCCTCGGTGTATTTTGATTGTCATGATATATTTGTGCCCATCATTTTCTATTTATACAGATTTTATTACGCAATTTTTGTAAGCGTAATAATACTTCTATTAGGCTCTAAAGTAACAGTACCACTTGCAGCCAATCTAGCCAACTGTATTTGAACTTGATCTTCCCTAATTCCAGAAATGAATTCTAAACTAGCGATAGTTGTAAGAGTGACTGATGCTTCATTATGACCAGAAGCAGATCTAATATATCCCATAGCAGCTTCTTCTGGTAGAGCAACTCCTTCGGAGTTAGTAACTTCAGGATCAGCTTCAGATGCAATAGCAAATTTCAATCCAATACTAGCCCTCTGTACATTAGTTGAGTAAAATAGAGAAGCACTAATCATATATATCCCAGTTTCTGGGACAATAATTCCGCCAGCACCAATACCTTGTCTTCCAGGTACTTCTGCCGCATACTTATATCCACCTGCCTCAAGGATTGCTGAATTATTGAGTACATTAAATGTCTGATATGTTGTTGATGTGTTTACTGTTGATTCGGATAAGAATGTTGATTTAATATAAGACTGCTCTTTAATACCAGTAGCACCTTGGGGACCAGAAGGACCAGGAGGACCTTGGGGACCTTGAACTGGACCAATACTATTCCAAGAGGAACCATTCCAAACATATACATCATTAGCTTCGGCAGTTACTACATAACCTTCACCCACATTAGCACTTGGGGGTAGGCTAGCAACATCAGCAACAGTACCTAAGACAATAGTACCCACAGGACCAGCAGGACCATTGGGACCAGTAGCACCAAGGGGACCAGAGGCACCAGGAGCACCAATACCAGTGGGACCTTGAGGACCTGTGGCACCAATAGGACCAGTTGGACCAACGGGACCGATAGGACCTAAAGGACCCCTCTCGCCAGTAGCACCATCAGGGGGTCCAGGAGGACCTGTTTCTCCCGTAGCACCACGCGCACCTGCTGTTGATAGTAGTAGAGAACCCACACAACCACCAATGGATCCACCAGCAGTTGAGTTGTTACCATTTTGACTACATCTAATATTTAAATAATCACCTGGAAAAATTTGAATAGGACTACCTGAAGAAGTAGATATTTTTGATCCAGTGATACCTGTAGCAGTAATACCTGTAGCCGAACCATTTACATAAGCAGTAACTTCTACTGGGATAGTTCCAAATGGTCTTTCAGCTACAACAGAAACATAATCAAGGAAACATCCTTCCTGGATTTGTACTCCATTATCAGCACTGTCTCCATTACCCCACGCGAAGAATTGATTGATGCCAGGAGGACCACTTCTTTCACCTGAAAGAACAAAGAAGCCGCCATCAGTAGAAGGTATACCTTGAATACCAGTAGCACCTTGAGAACCAGTGGCACCAATAGGACCGCTAGCACCTTGAGGACCTTGTAGAGGACCTACATTACTCCAATCAGCTAGAGTACCTGTGTTTAGGTCATTTTTTACGGCACCATCACCAGCATTAAAACCACTTCCACTATTAAGAACAACATACAAATCCCCCTCAACAGTACCTGGGATTGATGGTAGATCACTTGCGTCAGGAACCGTACCTTTTAGAGCAACAGATGTTCCATCCAGACCTTGAGGACCTGTAGCTCCATTAAGACCAATAGGACCTGTAGCGCCTGTAGCACCTGAAACTCCACTACCACCAGTAGGACCTTGTAATGAGTCAATGAATTGCTGCTCTGTTCCAAAGTTACCAACTTCCAACCAAGACTGATAAGCACTACCAGTACCTGTAGGACCATCTACACCATAAACAGAAACTGCGTGTTCTAGGTTGATGGGTGTATTGTTTGCTCTATATGTAAATACATCAAATGTTGATGGTGTTATATTCTCAACAATAGTATTCCAGTCAGATGGATTAATATTACCCGAAGATACTAACGAAATCTGAACCATATAATCCGCGCTATTATATGGTTGGGAAAGTGTATATCTATACACACCCGTTGATAATCTACTTACACTAAAAATACCGCTACCATAATTTGGAAGTAAGACACCAGTAGATGTAGTTCTACAAAATGCATAGATTCCAAATCCCAATGAGCCCGTAGCGCCAGTAGCACCTACGTTAAAAGGTGCGGTTGTGGTGTTCCATTTATAACCATCCCAAGTATAAGTAACTCCACCATTTGTTACTTGGTCTCCTATACTTGGGTTCGCTGGAAAATTAAAGGCTGCCATGATCTAATGGTAACAGTACTTCGCTATGATTTATTTAGGCAACTTTCATAATCATAAAAGCACTCTCGGGTGAGGGCTCTAGATTTACCGTGCCTGTGTTTCCTGCTCTAGCGAACAAGACATTCACCTTATCATTAGCATTTAGTTGTAAAAGTGTCATCATATTAAGTGATGATTCATTATGATTAGCAGTAGCGCGAATATAGCCCGTAGAAACGATCTCTGTATCAGCAACGCCATTCACAGACAATCTAGCAGCAGGAGTACCACGCTGAGCTGTAGATCTGAAGTATGCATTGAAGTTAATCTGATAAAGTCCAGTTTCACTTACAGTCACACCATCTACTGCATATGTAAATGTTCCACTCTCAAATATTGGAGTGGTAAGTAATGTATCATAGTTTGTGAATACTTCTAAGGCACCACTATTAATAGCACTAGAAGCAGAAAATCCAACTTTAGCATAAGAAACAGTATAAGAAGGACCAGGATTACCTATATCACCTTTGGGTCCAGTAGCACCTTGAATACCTTGGGGACCTTGAATAGCTCCAACTTCCACCCAGTCAGCAGAGGTTCCTGTAGTTCCACCATTCCAAGCGTAGATAACATCAGGTGTTCCACTACCATCATCAGTAACAATAGTACCATCGCCAGCAGCAGATAAGCCTGGTGGCGTCTGTCCGTTAGATGATGCGAACAATGCTGTTAGGTCGGCAACGCGAGCTTTAACAGCAGTACCAGTAGGACCTGCGGGACCAGGATTGCCACCACTACCTTGAGGACCAGTGGCACCTAAAGGACCAGTGGAACCAGTAGGACCAACAGGACCAGGAACAGTTGAAGCATTACCAGTCGGACCAATAGGACCAGTAGGACCTTGTATGCCAGTAGCACCTGTAGCACCACCAGGTGAACCTTGAGGACCAGTGGGACCTAGATCACCACGGGCACCAGCAGTTACGAATGTAGCAGTAACAGTACCAGCACTAGCATTTCCATTGGGAGAAGCACTACATTCAAAGGTAAATAGATCTCCAATATTCATTGTGATATCAGGGAAGGTATTAAATACCTCACTAGTTGTTCCATCAGCAGTAACGAACGCTGTGAGGAAATTTACTCCATTAATACGAGCAACAACAGTAGTTCCCAAAGGAATAATGTTTGTTGTAGCAATAGCGAGAGATCTCAATAGGCAGGTCTCTGTAATAACCATACCAGTGGAATCTGAATTACCTCCATTACCAAAGGCAAAGTTTGAATTAGCACCCCAGTTACCATTTCTTTCTGCGACAACTGTAAAGAAACCACCACCGAATGGACCAGTAGCTCCAGTAGAACCAGCAACAGTTGAGTCAGCACCAGTGGCGCCTTGAGGACCAGTAGCTCCAGTGACACTAGGACCAGGAGGACCATCGGGACCATCAGGACCAGGAGGACCAGTGACACTATTGCCCTGAATACCAGTAGCTCCAGTGAGACCAGTGGCGCCTTGAGGACCAGTAGCTCCAGTGACACTAGGACCAGGAGGACCAGGAGGACCAGTGACACTATTGCCCTGAATACCAGTAGCTCCTTGAGGACCAGTAGCACCTGTGGAACCAGTTACACTGGGACCAGGAGGACCATCAGGACCAGGAGGACCAGTGACTGAATCACCTTGGGGACCAGTGGCTCCTGTTGATCCAGTTACACTATCACCAGGATTCCCTTGAATACCAGTAGAACCTGTGAGACCAGTGGCTCCTGTGGAACCTGTAATGGAATCACCTTGGGGACCTGTAGAACCAGTAGCGCCAGTAATGGAATCACCTTGGGGACCAGTGGCTCCTGTGGAACCTGTGATGGAATCACCTTGGGGACCTGTAGAACCAGTAGCACCTGTTACGCTATCTCCAGGATTTCCTTGAATACCAGTGGCTCCAGTGAGACCCGTAGAGCCTTGAATACCTGTAGCACCAGTGATGGAATCACCCTGGGGTCCAGTAGATCCAGTAGCACCTGTTACGCTATCACCTTGAAGACCAGTAGCACCTTGGATACCAGTTTCACCAGTAGCGCCAGTGGCTCCAAGTCCAGTAGCACCTTGAGGACCAGTAGCACCAGCAGTATCAATATCAGTCCAAGGTCCAGTGGCATTTTTGAACTGCATTATGCCGGACAAGTTTCTAAAGCCAGCATTATTGGGGGCACCACCAGGAGAACTTTTTGGGTTGATATAGAGTCCGCCATCTTCACCAAAGACAAAGTGCTTAGCAATACCGCCACCATTGACTTGAGTCCACTGCTGCAGCTCTGACCCATTTCCAACCTCTTGGTATCTCAATAATGCCCTGCGTGCGTTGCCGCTAGTAGTAAACTCAAGTCCAGGATTACTTGCTGATGGTCCTTGAAGACTAATACGACCATCAAAACCAGAGCCATAGATGTTGAATGATCGTAGTGACTGAACATTTGTACCACCAAACAACGCTCCAGTAGCAGAGAGTGTAGTTACATTTGAAATATTTCTGGTTAGAGCATCTAGGTTACCACCCAACTCAGGTGTCTTGTCTAGGAAAATATCTGTTCCGCCATTCGCACCAGTAGCACCCTGAGGACCAGTTAGACCAGTAGAACCCGTGGCACCTGTAAATCCACTAGCTCCAGTGGATCCTTGAAGACCAGTTGCACCTTGCGGACCAGTGGCACCAGTAAGACCTGTTGCTCCACTTAATCCAGTTGGACCTTCAGGTCCCGCAATACCAGTAGAACCTACGATACCAGTCGCTCCTCTTGATCCCGTAGAACCAGTAAGACCAGTGGCTCCTGTAAGACCCTGACCAGGAGGTCCAACAGGTCCTGTAGCTCCAGGGATAACTGATTGGAGACCAGTAGCGCCAGTAAGACCAGTGGAACCAGTAGATCCGCTAGGTCCCACAAATCCCTCAGCTCCTCTAGGACCAGTAGCTCCAGTAGCGCCACGGAGACTTCCAGCGGGACCACCAGGAACGCCAATAAACATTGTTACTTTTGTTACTGGATCGTATGTTAGTTGTAGAAAATCCCCCACATAGTTTTGAGGATTCTCCCTTATATCCACATCAACATCGTCCATATCCAAAATACGAACAGCACCACCACCACCTAAGGTATCTAGCTGAATCTGTATGCGCTGGAGAAACATTCTATAATGCTTTTGGAATGCTTCCATCGTCATATACTTATCCATATTCTCTGGAAGAATAGGATCTTCGGATTCAGTTAGAAGTTGCTGATTTATTTGTTGGAGGGAACCAATTTCTTCCTTGATAGTATCAATAGTAGAAGACCAGTCGGGAATTTTGATTGAGGATACTTTCTCGTCAACCAAACTAATACTTTCTGCTAGTTTCTGTACATCCTTATCGTAGTACTTAACCTCTGGTAGATTAGAAATATCAATTTTAATGAGACCAAGCTGCTCATTAATTAGATCAACCTCATCATCGTAGTACTTGACTTCTGGTACTACTGGAAAATCAGAGCGCACAGATTCAGCAGACTCGTTGATAGTCTTTTGGAGTGCTTTTACTTTTTTAGTTACAGTTTCGTTTAGTTTCTTTTCGGCAGAAGTGATGCTTTTGGTTAGAGCTTCTACATCCGTATCATAATACTTGATAGACTCCTTTACTTCCTCGGCAAACTTCTGAATAGATGCTAGGTCTTCTTCATAGTAGCGGATGTCTAGTCCATCCACTTTCGCATTAAGAGACTGGTTGGACTCACTGATGCTTACGGTTAGTGAATTACGGAGTGCTTCTACACTATCCAAGATTGATGTTGGATCAAAGCGACTCTCCTGGTTAGGAATATCCGAGACAGATGCTTTCAGTTCTTCGTGGATCCCTAGTAGTTCCTCTCTACTAGCAGAGGCTCTTTCAGTGGCTGCTGTAAGGCTCTCCTGCAGCTCGCTAAACATTACAGAAAACTCGTCACGGAGTTCTTCTACACTGCGTCCAGAGAGCTTAGAGAGATGATCTAGGTTACTATCAACAGCATCTGCTAGTTCTCCTAGGTTGTCGTAGATTCCGTCAATCTCTTTCTCGTAGTGACGGATGTCTAGTGTATTGATTTTATGCTCTAGTTCATTAGAACGTTCAGCTACACTCTCCTGTAAGCTGATGAATGAAGATAGATCAACTTTATCATGTAACTGATGGTTAATAATAGTTACATTTTCTTTTAATAGATCTGTAGTATTATCTGTCTTTTGGACTGTCTCTGTGATAGTTTTTTTAGCTGGAGTGGGTCTTACTTTCTTTTCGCGCTTCTCGAATAAAGGAGCAGGGGAAACTGCTTCACCAAGAAACTGATGAGGTGACTTTACATGAGTTCCCTCTTCAAGAGCAGCTTCCTGCTCTTCACGTAAAATACTTCTTTTACGAATTTTCTTATGATTAAAGAAATCTCCGGGTCTTGATGTGGGCATAGTATAAAGGAGAGAGTATTTTCTTAGTTCTTGATATCTTATTTATTATGATCGGCGATGGCTTGTTTAGAGATTAGGCTAGGGGGAAGTGTGCCATAATAAGGATCATAATCAAAGAATGGATCCCACTCCTGAATAGATGGTGCTTGTTCTCTCCAAAATTGCCATAGACCATCATGACTACTTCTATGAAAAGTATTCACGTGAATATCATGAATACTAGAACCTAAATCAATCTTATATAGAAATAGTGGAATAGCAAAAGATAATCCAGAATTGTAGATGAGGTCATCGGCAACAGCACGAGGCTTGACGTTCTGGTCAAGCTTATACTTATCCCCACGACAGTGAAGTTTGACTAGCTTCTCTGCGTGGTGTCTACGGATAATATAGCAGGCAGTTGAGAAGTCGTTGACAAATCGCAAATGTAATTTGATATGAACTTCAACTGGATTAATGACCGCAAGCTGAATCACATCAAAGTGATAAGGAACTTTACGCGCAAAATCATTCCATGTAAATCCCCAGAAGGCAGCTGGTGAAATGTCACAATCATCTTCCATAACCACAAGATATTCTTCTTCTGGATAATTATCTACCCAATGCTTGAGTGCCCTTAAATGTGAAACAGTACACCCAACTTCACCCGAGGTCATTAATTTTGGATATGTTCCCTTTAAAATATGACCTAGATCATTATCTCCTCGCCCATCGTGAGCAGGGACTCTAGTATATCTGTCTTCAGGAATACCCCAGTATTCAAACTGGTCTTCCATATATTGACGACGTTCTGTATGATCATCCAGATTTATGTAGAAGATCCTAGGGATCCCACGTAACTTACCGATTGCTTTGTTTTTATCCATTGTATAAGTTGTAGTACTGAATTAGTTCCTGCTTGTCCATTTTCTGTAGGTCTTCCCATAAGGCAAAATTGTTTGCCATATGTGGATTATTATACCACGAATTAGGTGTTCTTGAATGCTCCAAGTGATAAACAAATGCATCAATTCTATCCACCCTATACCCCAAAGTGCTGAATCGGTAAGCCCTTTCCTCATCTTCTGGAGCATACGCAATAAATCTTTCGTTTTCCCCGCCACCACTGATGTATACTTCCCTGTCAAAGAATTGACAGAAACCAAAACGAGCATTGTTTGCCACTGATTTGGATTCCAAGAGATCAATACTAAATCCTTCAGTCAAGAATTCAGAAACAGTTTCATCATCAACTTGCGCCATACGAGCATAGTCTCCGAAACCATATGGATAGACCACATCAGAAAGTCCATCAATAATCATCTCCTGTGCCTTTATGTAGGACTCTAGAGGAAGGATTATATCACAGTCATAATTCACTACCACTTTAGTAGTAGCCATATGAGTCATCTCATTGAGATATCTTGTCCTATGAAATTCACTATCATCAGTATTTTCAAAGACGTGAGTGAGGTTGGGTATATCATCTACTTCAAGAAACTCTTTGACTTGAGGGAGAACGCTATCAAGAAATACAGATGTACTGTCGCCTTCTTTAATAATAATATTAGTATCAAAAGAGTCTAAGAGATAACACAATGATGTAATAACATTGCGCATACGATCACCACTTTCAATACGCAATGGAATAATAAAGGTAGTATCAGTTAAATTGGGTTTCATAGTTGACTCTTAATCCAATCGGTTACTCTTACTTTTGGACCCCAAAATAGTTCGGCTTTAGCTTTTCCAATATGTGCAAGAGTTTCTTTCATCTCTCCTGTTCTAGCAGACAAATGTACTTGATTATCTGATACGAGATCAGCCAACTCTTGAACTGACCAATTTTCACCGAAACCAATATTGAAGGTCTCTCCCCATGAATCCAACTCGGTAAAGGCAATACTTGCGTTTGCATTTACAACATCACTAACATGAATAAAATCTCTACGCTGTAAGCCATCACCAAAAATTGTTAAAGGGGAGTTTTCATTACGACACTTAATAAACTTACTTACTACTGGGGCATATGTTCCAACGTGCCTCGCCCTCTCACCATACACATTAGTATAACGAAATGCTACTGTCTTTAATCCATATAGATGATAGTATGAACGAACTAGTTGTTCACCACACAGCTTACCTATAGCATATGCATTCAAAGGATCCTCACGCATTGTTTCTACGTTTGGAATTGGATTGTTGTTTCCATAACAAGCAGATGTAGATGAGTACACAAGCTTCTCACAACCAGCTAGACGGGCTGCTTCAAGTACATTAGCGGTACCCATAACTTGTGTCAATAAAGTAGGTAATGGATTGTCTACAGATGCTTGTACGCTTGCCTTAGCTGCTAGATGATAAACAAAATTAACACCATTAAATATTGAAGCTATAGAATCAAAGTTACGAATATCTACTTTATGATTCTCACATCGATTATTCCAATAGTATGCATCATGACCATCAGAACTTTCGTTATCAATAACGACAACATCGTGTCCTAGTTCAAGTAAGCGATCAACAATATGGGAGCCAATAAAACCTGCTCCACCCGTAACTAAAGATTTTTTCATAATAATAAATTAAATACATGTATCTTGAAGATACTCAAAAACTTCTATGGGATTGAGTATTTTTTTGGTTCGATTAGATGGATTACTAACAACCTGACAGTCTAGGTATACACTATCATTACCCAATATTCTATCATGTAATGCGTAATTTGGATTGGTATTATCAATATCACATGTCAAATACACAACTTTTCCAGGATTTTGTCTAGTCATCATAAGATTATGAAACGATGATCCAATACATCCAGTTAAGTATTGGGTATTTTCAATGTATCCAATTTGCTCTCTAGGTGATAAGTGAGCACAGTGTACGATTTTCCAACCAGCAGTAGATAATAATTCCTCTAGCTCTGGTTCACCTTCAGTCCATCTACGATGTTTTGGTTGAGTGGTCCTTGATAGATATACTCTCTTGTTTGGGAGAAAATCTCTTCCATATATATCTCCAATTTTTTGGCAAACTTTAATATGTTCTGGAAATATATTCCATAGATTTACCATGGTTGGAACAGGAACATATAAAGTCTCACATTTAACTGCATTGGAAATATGTATGTACTTATGTTGGGGGTAGAACTTTTTAATTCTAGAAATATCCCCAGAATGGTATACATCTATTGGATCTATATCAAGATGACCAGATCTAGCAACGGTTTCTGTGAGGTAATGTCCCCAATGTGATGAGTTGGAATAACCAAAATAATACGCACGTTCACTAGTATGAGTCGCCTTTACTGAAGGTGATGGCTTACCCGATACAAGTTTATTAGCCCCTCTAATGTGTATAGACTCTTCAATAATTTTGCCATCAGTACTAACACACCCATTTTTAGTGATAGTAGCATCGGTATAAACATTTAAAGTGGGGCTCTGATTGAGTGTCCTCAAAGCCCCAACATCCCACACATCAAATAAATCTGATTCGTAGAATTCTTTCATATTATTTTTTGAATACCATACCAGATAGCTTAAAGAATTGATTTTTTTCCTTACCTTGATTACATCTGTTTAGAGATTTTTCTCTTGCAATTTTGGTAATTTCTGGGAGAAATTCAAAACCATACTTAGCAAATACATCAACCCAATACTGCTCTGTTCTACAGTTTACATGATGGTGACCAGGTGTTCCTGGAGGCGCTGCAGTTACTACCGCATACTTACATCTAGCAATTAGGCTCATATAGTTATCTTGATACTCCTCCTCAACATGCTCAAGGAATTCAACTGAATATGCGAGATCGAATGAAGTATCTTCTGGATCAAACTCAATGGGACCTTGAGAAAAGTCATGAAGAATATATTCTTCAGTTTTAGGGAGTCTGATCCAATCACCATCGAAGCCATAGTACTCATAACCAAACTTCTCACCATAAGTTTTTGATGCTTTTCCATCACCACAGCCCAAGTCAATCATAGACTCAATGTCTGTGAATGTTGAATTGATATACTCCATTAGGGCAACATCAATATTACCTCTTACTTGTCCGCCTAGATGCTCTGGTAAGTTATCCATAGTTTCTCCTGCTTGAATTTCTGCTTTTTGTAAATGAAATTTGTTGTTTAGTTTTTGGGGTCCATATAAGTGTGCAATCTTCGCACTTGGTTGGAAGGAGTTATAATCCTGATCCATTACTGTATGAGGCACACCATATTTTAGCACACAATAATTAAGTTCGGACTGATCACCATAGGGAAATTCATGGAATCTCTCTTTATATTGAATAAGATCTCTGAGTGCTAATAGACTGGATTTATGAAAAAGAATAACACCAGCATTGAAGTATGAACGTCTGATTTTATCAATCCCACACTCATTCATAATTTTGGTCTCTGTATATGGGATTGCTGGGTTCATATCCCTAACAACTCGCATATTTTCTTGAGGATATAGCTCAAAGATATTGGGACAATCGTCATACACAAATGCATCACAGTCTAGATAAAGAATATTATCATATTCATTAGCCCATTTTTCTTCAACGACTAATCTAAATCTCTCTTGAGTGGGATTAAAAAAGTCAATATAAGGAGAGTCAAATAAAATATACTCAGCGCCACATCTTTCAGCATAACGCTTGGCAAGGATTTGTGAGTGCTGATATAGATCTCGGTTTAATGTCTTCGCAGAAAGCATTGAACCTCTAGTACCGTCATCAATAAAACTCTCGTGTCCAGTAATTAATGACCTATCAAAGAATACTTGAACAATGAGATTTTTCATTTTCTAAACACCACAATAATGTCATCATATCTATGCTTGATAGATCTTAAGTCATAAAACTCAACTTCCTTTTCACCCCCAAGCTCCTTATACTTATTTTCTAGCATAGCAATGTACTCATACTTCTGAATATCTTCAATAAGAAGTACTCCTCCATCATTTAATTTTGAAAGATAAAACTCAAGACACTTAATTTGAGATTCTACAGTGTGGGGACCATCATCAATGATGATATCAAAAGATGGCAATGACTCTACAACCTTTTCCGTATAGGCATCACCAAAAGTAACTATGATTCTTTCTGATAGGACATCTTTAAATTTTTTAGATTTGTTGTTATCAACTCCATAAATTTTTGATTTTGGGAAAGCGTGTTCCCAAAGTCTTAATGAATCACCTTCTCTAGTTCCAATCTCTAATACGTTAAGTTCTCCATCTCGGTAAGGCTCAAAAAAGTCTTGATAGAAATGCTCAATGTAAGAATGCGCAGTATGTTTATCAGTTTTATTTAGACTAAACTCTCTAATTAATTCAATAAGTTTTTTCATGTTAGAACCATCCGTTTTCATAATCTGTTGCGTATAAATCTTTAATCTTTGAAACTTGATCCTGAGTAAGGTCAGGCTTCTTTTTTTGTTTTCTTGTGTGAAGATTGGGTAGCTCACACCCAAGCTTCTCGGATAAGAAGGCTCTAATAGAAGTACTAACTTCACTAGTATCAAATACAATATCATAGTATGAATTGTCATTACCTAGATAATGTGACTGTGGGAGGAAGTGATTCTCCATATAGTATCCAGGATTAATACCGTCAAGTCTGCCCTGCTTTAGACAGTTTGGATCATCTAGAATATCATCAATACTAAGATTGGCGCATTTTTCTCGTAAAATTTTATCCGTATAGCAACTTAAGAAACGACTTACTGGATCTCTCTTAACACAAACTTTAACAGGCGAATTAACTTCCTTAAAGCCCTTATAATAATAACCCATATTGGTTATTAATTGCTGACCAATACCATTCTGTACTGAATATTCATTTTTATCCAGAGTCTGAATTTCTAAAGTCTCTGTCTGCGAATATACGATCCATGAACGAATAGTTGTTCCACCAGTTTTGGGTGAGATATAAAAAGCAAAATCTCTTCCCTTATAGATTCCCATATTAAAGTTGCTCCAAAATTTCTTCAAGCATATTCAAATGCCCATCATCAACAAAATGACTATTACCAATATATAGACCTCTATCATGGAGTATATCTGCGTTAGGGCAGTGTGCTTTATAACCACTTAAGAATGGTTGCTTAAGTAAGTTACCTCCAACTACTGGGCGATACTCAACTAGATATTCATCCAAAAGTTCTTGTAGTTTGATATGAGTTTTCTTGTCCCTAGAAATTAATGGAAAGCAAAAGCTACTCATTCTAATGTTGATCGTTGGTAGATAGAATAGGTCCTCATAGTCTAGGAGTAGATTAAAGAATGACCGGTAATTTTCATTACGCTTATAAATCATTGAGTCCAAACGCTTGAGCTGAGACTGCCCCAGAACTGCACCAATCTCATTATTACGGAAGTTATATCCATCAGTTACAAATAAGAACTGTGGATTGATGTCCGAATACATTTTCTTGTATGCATCAAAGTGTGTTGACTCACGAGCTAGACCATGTGAGCGCTTCATGCGCATTAGGTCATATAGCTCTGTGTTATTGGTTGAAACCATACCACCTTCAACGGTAGTCATATGGTGACCAAAGTAGAAGCTGAATGTTCCACCAACATCTAATGTTCCAGCTCTATCACCGTTTAGTAGGAATGCACCGTGGCTCTCACATACATCTTCTAGGATGTCTGCATGAGGAAAAAAGCCACGTAAATGATCAACAACAGCAGGGAATCCTAGCAAGTGAGTAACAAAGACTCCTCTAATTGGATCGGGATCATTACAATATTTTACCGCAATATCTCCTAGTGCCCTAATATTAAAACTAAAATCTTTTAAATTAATATCACAGAATACTGGTGTTAAGTTGTTCTGGATAATGGGGGCAATGTTAGTCACCCAAGTACAGGCAGGAACAATAACCTTTGCTCCATCTGGAATATCATTGAGGTCTTTCCAAGCAGACACTAGCAATGAGTTTGCAGTGGATCCTGAAGTAACAAATAGTGAGTGCTTTACACCAAGCCACTCACTCCATTGTTCTTCAAATTTACGTACTTGTGGTCCTTGTGTTAATCGACTGGTAGTTAGAACAAACCGTGCCATCCTCATACGATCCCGTAAGGTAACCGTATCGTCCATAAGTTTCCAGTTGTAATCAAACATTCTTCAAATACCAACGATAAGTTTGCTGTAGACCGTCTTTAAAAGCAGTGCTAGGCTTCCATCCTAGCTGATTAGCCCTAGTGCTGTCAAGTAGTTTGCGTGGATTACCATTAGGTTTTGTTGTATCCCATAGGATTTTTCCAGTAAACCCAACTACCTCTGCCACACTTTCTGCAAGTTGTTTGATAGTAATGTCCTCACCAGTTCCAACATTAATGTGACCGTAGTCGCTATAGTTATCCATAAAGAACATACAGGCTTCTCCAAGGTCTTCGGCGAAGAGAAACTCTCTCATAGGTGTTCCGTCACCCCAGCAGGTAACAGTGTCTTCACCAGCCACCTTGGCGTTGTGGAAGCGGTTCATCAATGATGCGAGGACGTGACCTGATTCCTCGTGGAAATTGTCTCCAGGACCATATAGATTAGGAGGCATAATAGAGATAGCATCAAATCCGTATTGCTCCCTGTAGAAGTCACACTGTTTGATTCCTGCGATCTTTGCGATTGAGTATGCGTCGTTAGTAGGCTCAAGAGCCCCCGTAAGGAGTTCATTTTCTTTTAGTGGGTGTTGACGTCCAGCTGGATAGATGCAAGATGTTCCTAGGAATAGGAGCTTCTTAACACCTGAATAATATGATGAGTCAATTACATTACACTGCATCATTAGATTGTCGTGTAAGAACTCTGCTTTACGAGTCTTGTTAGCCATAATACCACCGACTAGGGCAGCGGCTAGGATAACATAATCAACCTTATTAGCTTTGAACCAAGCACGAACATCTGCTTGTTCACGTAAATCTAGATCTTTGCTACGGGGTAGGAGTAGTTTGTGTCTTTTGTTTATAAACTGTCTGGTGATTGCTCCTCCCGCCAAACCACCCGATCCAAAAATAGCAATCGTAGAATTATTGTCCATTAAGTACCATCTCTTCAACTAGTTCATCAAATGTAAATTTAGGCTCCCATCCCAAAACTTTTTTTGCTTTGGTTGGATCGCCGAGAAGAGTTTCCACTTCTGCTGGTCGAAAATATTTAGGATGGACTTTGATGACTGTTCTACTGGTGTTTAGGCAGTAACCAAACTCATCTAGACCTTCTCCTCTCCACTCAATGTTGAAGCCAAAGTATGGAGCAGCAGCATCTACAAAATCCTTGACCGAATACTGCTCACCAGTTGCGATAACATAGTCATCGGGCTTCTCCTGTTGGAGCATAAGCCACATTGCTTCAACGAAGTCTTGCGCGTGTCCCCAGTCACGTCGGGCATTGAGGTTTCCAAGTTGGAGATCACTTTGGAGTCCCACACTAATTCTGGACAAGGCTCGGACGATCTTGCGCGTGACGAACGTCTCTCCACGGCGGCTGCTCTCGTGGTTGAATAGAATTCCGCTAGAGGCATGTAAGTCATAGCTTTCTCGGTAGTTCTTAATGATCCAGTACCCGTATAGTTTAGCAACTCCATAAGGAGAACGTGGATACATCGGAGTGGTTTCTGTTTGTGGTGTCTCCTGTACTAGCCCGTAAAGCTCACTGGTGCTAGCCTGATAGATTCGTACTGAATCATCCATACCAAGTAAACGGACGGCTTCTAGGACACGTAGAGTGCCTAGTGCGTCGGTATTTGCTGTATACTCTGGCTGATCAAAAGAAACCTTAACGTGACTCTGGGCACCTAGGTTATAGATCTCTTCTGGTTGGACTTCCTTAATGATCTTAACAATACCTAGGGCATCTGTTAGGTCTCCATAGTGGAGAGTGATGCGGTCAAAAATATGATCAATTCTATGGGTGTTAATCAAAGAGGCACGGCGGACAATACCGTGAACTTCATAACCTTTTTGAAGGAGAAGTTCAGCTAGGTAAGATCCGTCTTGTCCCGTGATACCCGTAATAAGTGCTACTTTCATTACAAATGGAATACTTAAAATACATTATAGCATAAAAAAACCCCTTTCCGAGGGGGGTTATCAAAAAATTGATAGGGGGTATTATATGCTCGCCATACGATCTTTAAATGGAATCG